ATGGCCTATGACTCGATAGGAAAACTTATTAAATCGATGGCAGAATCGGCTGAAAAGCTTCTGACCATCCAAGAAAAAACCGAAAAAATAAAGGAAATGCGAGCTAAGAATAACAAAACTGAAGGAAGCACCTTACCCGTCAAGTCTGAAGGAAATCCTGTTCCGGTGGTAAATAACACTCAGAACAATGTCATTGTAGCCTCAACAACAGCCGAGTTAATAAATGTTCTCAAGGGCATCCCCACTTTACTACAAAAATAATAAGCGTTTAAAGAACGCTGGAGTAAAGATCGATTTTACGGAAGAACAGATCCGCGAATTGATGAAGTGCGCGGAAGACCCGATCTACTTCATAAAAAAATATGTAAAAATAATTTCTCTTGATCGTGGTTTGATCAATTTTGATCTCTATGAGTTTCAAGAAGATCTAATCAGGATCATTAATGACAATCGATTTGTCGTAGCAAAAATTCCTAGACAGATGGGAAAATCAACAACAGTTGTTTCCTATCTTCTATGGATGATTATTTTTAATCCGGCATATTCCGTTGCTGTATTAGCGAACAAAGCAAGTTCGGCGCGGGGAGTTTTGAGACGGTTAACAAGAGCCTATGAAAATTTACCATTTTGGTTACAACAGGGTATTGTCGAATGGAACAAAAGTAGAATTGAATTAGAAAACGGATCATCTGTTATTGCCGACTCTACGAGTGGAAATGCTGGACGATCCGGATCTTACAACTGTATCCTGTTAGATGAATTTGCTCACGTTGATCGAGCAATTCAACACGATTTCTTTCAATCAGTTTTTCCAACAACTGCATCTGGTACAACATCCAAGGTTATAATTATTTCCACAACAAACGGAATGGAAATGTTTTATAAAATTTGGGATGAGGCAATTAAGAAAAAAAGTTTGCCAGGAAAGAGTGTCGCATTTATTCCATTTGAAGCGCACTGGTCACAACATCCAGATCGAGATGAGCAATGGAAAGAAATTCAGCTTAGTAAAATGACCGCTGAAATGTTCGCGCAAGAATTTGAGTGCGAATTTTTGGGCGCGAAAAATACTTTAATACCGTCTCACGTTATTAAAAAACTCATTCACATTACACCAATCTCTTTAGAGGATGGTGGTAATTTAAGAATATATGAAATTCCAAAAGAGAAATCGATCTATGTCGTAACGGCTGATAGTGGAGAGGGTGTTGGAGAAGATTTTTCTGCTCTTTCAGTAGTTGACATTACACAAATTCCATACAAACAAGTTGCCACATATAGAAACAATAACATATCGACAATTGAATATCCTACGGTGATCGAAAGTGTTGCAAGGAGATATAATAATGCATGGGTGCTAATCGAAATGAATTCAATTGGTAAACAAGTAGCAGACATTCTCTCGGACGATTTACAGTACGAATATATTCTAAAGACCGGAACAAAACAATCCAAAGGCCAAGAAGTCACCGAAGGATTTGGTCGAAATGCTGCAACTAAAATAAAACTTGGGGTCAGGACAACCACACAAGTCAAATTAATTGGATGTAAAAATTTCCAAACCCTGGTCGAAAAAAATAATTTAATAGTCCAGGATTTTGACACATATTCTGAGATAACTTCCTTTGTCAGACGGGGTAAGGGGTATGCTGCCCAGAAAGGTGCCACGGACGATTTGGTTATGGGTCTGGTCCTTTTTTCTTGGTTCTCGACTCAAAAATATTTCAAAGAAATTTCTGGAACTAATATTCAATCCTCTCTGGTAGGAGAGAATAAAAGGCAACAAACAGAGAATGCAACCCCATGTATTGCAGTTTCCTCTGAGTATGTTGATGGATCGGTATCAAACCAAGCTCAACCATATGTTGCAGATGGGTGTGTTTGGTTTCCGGTAAATCCTCAGTCTGATTAAAAATTAAGTCAAATCATCCCAAACCTAAATAAATCAAGCAACAAGTGAATTTTCCTTTGGAGAAATACAAATGGGTTCAAGTTTTCAATTAAGGCCAGGAGTTCAAGTCTCCGAAATCGATTTAACAAATAGAATTCCTACTATCAGTGTCAGTGCGGCTGGATATGTTGGTGCATTCAAATGGGGGCCAGTTCTAGAAGTTGTCACTATCGACAGTGAAAAAACTTTAGTAAAAAAATTCGGTAAACCAGACAATGATAGTGGTGTATCATTTTTAAACGCTGCTAACTTTCTTTCTTACTCAAACAAACTTCGACTAGTTCGCGTTGTCGATGCTGCAAATGCAAAAAACTCGACTGCAAACGGCGCGGGTCTTTTGATTCGAAACGAAGAACACTACACCAATAGTTATGCGGCTGGTCAGGGTGCGGTTGGAAATTGGGCGGGAAAATATGCCGGAACGCTAGGAAATTCTTTAAAGGTTTCGATCTGTTCTACTGCTACAGCATTTAACTCTAGAGCATTGGCTGGAACCGTTTCGACTACTGGAACGGCTGTTACTGGAATCGGAACCGCATTTAACACGGCATTAACTGTTGGTGATTACCTCATTGATGCATCTGGAAACAGACGTTTGGTGTCGGCGATTGGTGGAGCAACTACAGCAACACTAAAATCTGCATTTGCTGTTGACTTGGCTGGAGCAACTTGCACAGCATTATGGGAATTCTCGGAACAGTTTTCTGCTGCTCCAGGAACATCTGATTATGCGGCTGCTCGTTCGATGGTATCGGATGAGTGTCACGTAGTTGTCTCGGACGAAGGTGGACTTTGGACTGGTGTTCAAGGACAGATTCTCGAAAAATATCCTTTCCTCTCTCTTTGTGGAAGTGCAAAGAATGATGATGGAACATCTAATTTTTATTCGGAAGTTCTAAACAGACTTTCTGAATATGTTTGGTGGATGGATCATGATTCTGCTGGAACAAACTGGGGTTCGACCACTAACGGAACAACTCTAACAGCGGTTAACATTCCCGTAGTCAGTAAATTGACTGGTGGTGTTGAATCGAACAGTACAGTAGATGATGCAGATAAAATCGAAGGATATGAATTGTTCCTGGACGATTCTGTAGATGTGTCCATTCTAATTGGTGGGGTTGCTTCTGCTACAGTCGCAATCGCATTGATTGATGATATCGCCGAAGTCAGAAAAGATCTTGTCGTTTGTCTATCTCCAGAGCAAGCAGATGTTGTAAACAATGCCGGTGCTGAAGTAACGGATGCAAAATCTTTTAGAAACTCTGTATCGTCTAGTTCTTATTCGATCATTGATTCTAACTGGTTTTATTGTTTAGACCGATACAACGACACATACCGATGGGTTCCATGTAACCCATGTGTTGCGGGATGTATTGTTCAGACTGATATGAACAGACAACCTTGGTTTTCTCCAGCGGGAATTGAGCGCGGTGGAATCAAGAATTGTATTAAGTTGGCGTACCAAGCAACTAAAGCTGAACAAGAAGATCTCTACCAAGCAGACATTAACCCTGTTGTGGTTCTTCCTGGACAGGGAACAATTTTATTTGGTGATAAGACGATGCTTGGCAAACCAAGCGCGTTTGATCGAATCAATGTTCGAAGATTGTTTATCATCCTTGAGAAAGCAATTGCTCGTGCGGCTCACAATATGTTGTTCGAATTGAACGATGATTTCACTCGTTCGCAATTCAGACACATGGTTGAACCATACTTGAGAGATGTCAAGTCTCAGCGTGGATTATATGACTTCTATGTTGTTTGCGATAACACCAACAACACATCCGATGTCATTGATCGAAACGAATTCGTTGGCGACATTTACTTGAAGCCAAGTCGTTCGATTAACTTCATTCGATTGAACTTCGTAGCGGTTGGTTCGGGCGTTTCATTCTCAGAAGTGGTTGGACAATTTTAATAAATGAGAACGATTTTCAATATAAATACTAGAGAAGATTTAACCCTGGAGAACCAATATGTCTCATAATGTCGATTTAATGCGCGGGATGCTAACTGGTGGTGGAGCAAGACCAACTCAGTTTGATATCATCCTCACTAACCCAATTGATTCGTCTGGAGACTATCAACTAAAATTCAAGGGAATGTCTGCAAACCTTCCCGGCGCAGTTTTAGGAGAAATTCCTGTTTATTATTTCGGTCGTCAAATTTTCGAAGCTGGAGACCGAACATACGAATCGTGGACTGTCACAATTCTGAACGATGAAGATTTTGCTGTTCGTAATGCTCTTGAGCGTTGGAACAATGCAATTAATGATCGTGTTGCTAACATTCGAACTGATGGTGCTGGAATTTCTGGTAACTCTTATAAGAGTATCGGAATGGTGATTCAGTATTCGAAGAGTGGAAATCCAATCAAGGGTTATGAATTAACTGGCATTTGGCCAAAGAACTTATCTCCTATCGAAGTTAGTTGGCAATCGGTTGATCAAGTTGAACAATTTACCTGTGAATTCAGATTTGATTACCACAGACCAATTGGTTTGAATGAAATTGCTGCTAAAGCCGTTTCAATAACTTTGTAATCAAAGACTATAAATACACAGAACAATTCCGTGGTTCTAGGGTATTTTAAATGGCTGATTTTTTCGGGTTCATCCGAAATGCATTCTCTCTCAAAGTAAAAGAGAAAAAAGCAGTTTCTGTTGTTCCACAGATGTCTAACGATGGTGCTGTCACCATCGATGCTGGAATCAGTTCCGGTGGATTGATCACTAGCTTTCTTCCACTTCTAGAGTCTGGAATTTACGGAACAGAGGCAGAATTAATTTCTCGATATCGAATGATGTCAATGGATGCCGATTGTGATCGGGCCATTTCTGAAGTCGTTAACGATGCAATCGTCCATGAAGATAACGAGGGTCCAACCTCAATAAATTTAGACAAAACAAATTTTAGTGACGATGTTAAAAAAATTCTTACTGAAGAATTTGAATATATTTGTGGACTAGTAAATTACAATCGAGACGCGCACCTACTGTTCAGAACAAACTACATCGACGGAAAAAGTTATTTTCATATTGTCGTAAACCAAGACAACATCAAAGAAGGAATTCAAGAAATTCGATTCATTGATCCAAGACAAATTGCAAAAATTAGAGAAGTTTCAAAAGACGTTTCTAGCACTGGAGTATCTGTATATAAAACCGAAAGAGAATATTTCGTTTTCAATCCTGTTGGACTACTGAATACACCATCTTCAACTAACACAATGTCCACATCGGGAACCATCCTGGATGTCAATTCGATCATCTATGTTCACTCAGGAAAGTTAGATGTTCGCGCACAGAAAATTATTTCTCACTTAGATAAAGCATACCGACCTTGGACTAAACTCCGAGAGATGGAAGATTCGGTTGTTATCTATCGACTCTCAAGAGCGCCGGAAAGACGTGTGTTTTATATCGATATTGGAGATATGCAAAATATCCATGTCGAATCACACATGCGCGAAATGATGACTAAGTTCAAAAATAAAATTTCTTACGATTCATCTGATGGTGGTGTCAATTCACAACGAAGAATTCAGGCCATGACAGAAGATTTTTGGATTCCGCGAAAGGGTGGAAGTACCGCAACGGAAATCGACACTCTCCCTGGTGGTTGTCTTGCTATGGATACGAAAGTTCCTCTGCTTGATGGACGAACGTTAACAATTCGAGATCTAGCTGATGAGTATAAACAAGGAAAATTAAATTGGTCGTATAGCACTAACCCAGAAACAGGTGAGATCGTCCCTGGAAAAATTAGTTGGGCTGGTGTGACTCATAAGAGTGCCAACGTTCTTAAACTCACACTCGACAATGGTAAAGAAATTATCTGTACTCCCGATCACAAATTTCCAATTATCGGAAAGGGAAGTGTTGAGGCAAAGGATCTTTTGGTTGGTGAAAGCTTAATTGCCCACAATACCAAACATGCACCAATTCGTTCAAGTAAAAATAATTACGAATGGATCTATCAAAACCATAACAAAAAATGGGTTTCTACACATCGAATGGTTGCCGAATATTTCCGCACAAAAGGTGAAATTTATGAAATGGTTTTCGATCCAGAGACGAGTAAATTATCTAAGCATGTTGTTCACCACTTAGATTTTAATCGATTTAATAATAGCCCAGAAAATCTTCGATGGATGAACACAACAGATCATATGTTGTATCATGGATCTTTAGGATTTAAGACTAAAGAACAACAAGAACAAGCCACAGAATTAGCTCGATTGGCATTCGAAAAAATGAAATCCGATCCTGTTATGTGGGAGCAATATACTAAGGAACTTTCTAAACGATCCTCGTCTTGGTGGGCTTCTCTTTCTACAAAAGAACGAAAGAGTATTCGCCAAAAAATGCAAAAAGGAATTAAGAAACACTATCAAAATCTAACCGGAAACGATTTAGAACAACATCGTATCAAATGTAAGAAAAGTGGAAAACTAGGAAATGCACGTACCCAGGATCTCTTAAAGACAGATCCAAAATTTCGCAAAGAATTTTCTAAATCAATACGAAATGGATGGAGTAAGTTTAAGGGTACTGAAAAATACAAAGAACTTTGTGCCGCACATTCGATCCGAGGCAAAACTAGATTTTCTGATAAGAAATTTAAAGACTTGGTTTTTGAACATCAGCGCATCGTTCTAGACAAAACCATTTTAGATGCTGTCGTTAAAATTTGTTCTGGAAAAACCACACACCACACAACGATTCATGATGTCACAACAGAATTAAATCAAAACAAAATCATTTTACAACACTTCATTGATATCAACAAAGATACTCATTGTGCAAATTGGAATAACGACCAATTTAAACACACCCACCTTTACAAACTTGTGAAGAAATTTGGTTACTCTGGATGGAAACAATTTAGAAAAGAAGTAGAATTATATAATCACAAAATTGTGAGCATTGAATTTCTACCACAAAAAATCGAAGTAGGAACATTAACGATAGATGTTGATGAGCAATATCACTCATTTCATAACTTCGCTCTAGATGTAGGAGTATTCACAAACAATTCAAATCTCGGAGAAATAGAAGACGTAAACTACTTCAAGAAAAAATTCTACAACTCATTAAACGTTCCGACAATGAGACTCGATCCAGAAAATGGATTCTCAATTGGTCGAGCATCAGAAATTACTAGAGAGGAATTAAAATTTTCGCGCTTCATCAATCAACTAAGAAATTCATTCGCAACACAATTTTTTAATCAACCACTACGAATTCAATCCATATTAAAAAATATCGTTAGTGAGGAAGATTGGGAAGAGAATGAATCGAAAATTGTTTATGAGTGGGCAACCGACTCGTATTTTTCAGAATTAAAAGAGGCTGAGATTTGGCGAGAAAGACTTACCTTAGCCAAAGAAGCTGGTGTCGAAAATCCTATCACCGAAGGATACATTTCAAAAGAATTCGTTAAGAAGAATTTTTTCAAATTGACTGAGGAAGAATTAGAAGAAATTGGTGGAGATCAAAATACTGAACAATTGGATCAGGACGATTCACCAAAAGAACTTGGGTTTGCTGGTGATCAAGAGACTGTTGAAAGTGGTCCAGAATCGAAGGAATCGGATGAAGATTTCCAGGACGATTCTGATGAGTCGGAAGAATCCGACGAAAAGGAGATTTCCGTTTCTGATAGAGACTTCGAGTTTTTAGATGTGATCGATGAAGACCTTGACGATGATAAACAATAAATAACAAAGAGGAAATCGTATGGAAAGACGTGGTGGATATTCTGGAACGCCTTATGTTGGTTCTGAGCAACCAAAAGAAGTTCCGCAAAAGGAAGTCAAGAAAGAAGCAGTTAAACCTGTGATCGAAAAGCCTGTGACCGAAAAACCAAAATCAAGAGAGAAGTAAGATGAAGAATCAGTCGAAATTAGAAAATATTGTTAACTGTGCAAGAAAAAAAGATGCCAGTGGTGTTCGAGAAGCTGTTCATTCAGTTCTCCGAGATAAGATTGCACTAAGAATTTCTGAACTTAAAAGAAATGTTGCTCAAAATCTTTTTGGTAAACCAAGTCTAACTGAAGATGTCATTTCAGATCTTAAGAGTATTTCAGAGACTCACAAAACATCTCAGGTAAAATTCAAGGACGGTTCTTCAATGGACGTAGATTCGATCAGTGCGGGTGCGCTGGTTCAAGTCTATGAAGCCTTCAAGAGTGAAAAAAATCGTGGAGTTTTTGTTGAGAAAGTTTCATCTGGTAAAGGTGGATTTTTAAAAATGTTGGAATTCGCTTTTAGCTCGGTGAAAAACTAAAATGGCTGATGTCGTAACCACACAGGTCTTGAAACAAAATCCAAGTACGGTCGTCTTGAAACTAACCAACGTTTCGGATGGAACTGGTGAAGCTAGCGTCTTGAAAGTTGATGCTTCAACATTCACAGGACACCAAGCTGGCGCAAAATTTAATATCAATAAAATTGCATACAACATTACTGGTGGTTCTGTTGTATTGACGTTTGACGGTGCAACCGATGCAACCGCCGTTGTGTTAAGTGGTGATGGGATGCTCCGATTAGATGAAGAAATGGCCGCACCAATTCCGGATAATTCGGTCACTCCAACAGGCGACATTCTTCTGTCAACGAGAAATTTCACGGCAGCTAGCGGATATACAATTATTTTGAATCTTAAGCGAGTCGGATTTACTTGGCCATCGGGAGATCTATAAGTGAAACTGATTGTTGAACGTATTGATTCTGTTAAACCACTCGTTGAAGCAAACGAAGGTGGAGAAGTCAGTTATTACATCGAGGGAATTTTCCTTCAGGCCGATGTTCAAAATCGAAACGGAAGAATTTATCCAGAAAAAATCATGGATAAAGCCGTTCAACAATTCGTCCAAGAAAAAATTCTAACTAACTTAGCGGTCGGAGAATTAAATCATCCAGACAGCCCACGAATTAATTACGAACGAGCGTCACACAAGATTGTTTCTCTCCACAAAGAGGGCGCGAATTACATTGGTAAAGCAAAAATTTTAGATACTCCTGTAGGAAATATTGTCAAAGCACTTCTGAAAGACAATGTACAGATTGGTGTTTCATCCAGGGCATTGGGATCACTTCGAGCAAATGAAAATGGAGTCGATATCGTCCAGGAAGATTTGTGGTTATCAACAATTGACATCGTTTCTGATCCATCTGCACCAGAAGCATTTGTTAATGGAATTCTCGAATGTAAAGAATACCTTTTTGAAAACGGCATCCTCACAGAAACAGAAGCAAAGAAGCTAAAAAAGACCATAAATGCCGCATCTTTGACGATGAACGAGGAAAAAAAGAACGCAACCTATTTGAAGATTTTCGCTGATATTTTAATGGGAAAACATCGAATGGGGAAATTTTAAGATACTTCAAAGTAATAACAACACTAAATAAATTTAGTTTTTCTGGAGAAACGTAAATGGCTAATCTAAGACCGGCACTGAGCAAATCGACACTAACTAAAACAGCCTCGCTGTTAAAGGAGCTTAATGAAGCCGAACTTGCGGCCCAAGGAAAATACAGTGCTGGTATCGGTAAAGATGCCACTACTATCGAAAATGATCCAGCTAGCGAAAAAGCTGCTGCCGCCGTTGGTAAAGCACCTGTTGCTGAAGCTGAAGGCGACGATGAGGAAGAAAAGAAAGTTGTCGAAGCTGAGGGCGACGAAGACGAAGAAAAACTAGCCGAAGCTGATTCAGACGAAGAGGACAAAGAGAAAGTTGTCGAAGCTGAAGGTGATGACAAGGAAGAAAAGAAAGTCGATGAAGCCGGAAACCCATTCGCTAAAAAAGACGATGAAGAGAAAGTCTCCGAAGGCGAAGATGACGATGAAGAATTAGAAAAACTTATCGATTGGTCGATCTCAACCGAAGAAGATGAAGTCGAAGTTGACGGCGATAAAAAAGATCTAATTTCTGACGATGAAATTTCTGATAAGGCTGGAGATGATGGCGATAAAAATAAGCCATTCGCGGAAGCCGAAGATGAGGAAGAAAAGAAAGTCGATGAGGGCGAAAATCCTTTTGCTAAAAAAGACGAGGAAGACAAAGAGAAAGTCTCCGAAGCCGAAGGTGACGATGAGGAAGAAAAGAAAGTAGTTGAAGCTGAAGGTGATGACGAGGAAGAAAAGAAAGTCGTTGAAGCTGAAGGCGACGAAGACGAAGAAAAATTGTCTGAAGATGATGAAAAAGAACTAGAAGTCGAACTCCCAAAGAGTATCCAGGAAGATATTGCCGTTATTGTTAAGGGCAAAAATTCTCTTTCTGAATCTGACTTCAAGAAAAAAGCAAGTCTGATTTATGAAACTACTCTTAAGAGTCATTGTTCAAAACTGAACAAAGTCTTCAAGAAGAAATTGAACGAAGCGATCAAGGGTCAGATGGGTACGCTCACCGAAGCTCTAGATCGATACCTCGATCACGTTACCACTCAGTGGGCTAAAGAAAACAGAGTTGCGCTTCAAGCGGGACTAGTTTCTGAACTTGCTGAAGGTGTTGTGCGCGATCTTCAAGTAGTATTTTCGAATCACAATATTAATCTTCCAGATAACAAATTAGATTTAGCAGAACAAAAAATTGCTGAAACTAAGCAACTGAAGAAAAAATTGAACGAAGAACTTGAGAATCAAATTTCTTTAACAAAAGAAAATAAAAAACTCAAACTTCGCATCATCAAAGAACAGAAACGTTCATTGATCGAAAAATCCATTAAGGATCTTCCACTTTCTGAACAGTCAAAACTTCGACCATTGATGGAACAAGTTTCGACAAAAACAAAAGAAGAGTTTGTTAAAAATATTAACCAACTCAAGGAAGTATACAGTTCGAAGAAAACCTCTAAGGGCAAGCAATTGCTAGAAACTGCATTGGGTAACGGCTCGCTTATTAAAGAAGAAGCGGCTGTCGATTCAGAAGTTTCAGCATTGGCAAAAGTCATTAAAGGTACAGTTCGATAAATGAAATTTTTGAAAGTCTAAATAAACATTACGAAATATAGATTTTAGGAACCGGAGAAAAAAATGTTAATTGAACAAGAAATACAGCAAATCAATTCTAAGAAAGAGCGATTGGTTCAAAAGTGGAAGCCACTTTTGGAGATGGAAGGATTACCTGCCATCAAGAGTTTTGAGCGCAAAGCTATTGTTGCTCAAATGCTAGAAAGCCAACACAACTTCAACAAAATCTCTGGTGGAGATATGTTGGGTGAAGCGGCTCATGCTAACCAATCTGGTGCGTTTCCTACGAACACAAACCTGAAGGGTTATGATCCAATCCTCATTTCACTTGTTCGACGTGCAATGCCGAACCTCCTGAGCACTGACCTCATGGGGAACCAACCAATGTCCGGTCCTACGGGCCTGGTGTTCGCGCTACGTGCAAAATATTCGACTCAGGGTGGAACAGAGGCTCTGTATGACGAAGCTAATACAGTATTTTCCGGAACAGGAACACAAGCTGGAACTACTCCTGCTGGTCAAACTGGAGCGAACGATTACAAACCCGGAACAGCAATGGATACTGCTGACGGTGAAGCACTCGGAACCTCTGGCGGTGGAACAATGGCTGAAATGGCGATTTCCATCGACAAAGTTACTGCGACAGCAAAAACTCGCGCACTAAAAGCCGAGTGGACAATGGAAATTCAGCAAGACTTGAAGAACGTTCATGGTCTTGATGCTGAATCAGAATTGATGAATATCCTGTCAACTGAAATCAATACCGAAATGAACAGAGAGTTTATTCGACGTATTTACAACAACGCTAAAAAAGGTGCTCAACACAATACAGCGGTTGCCGGTGAATTCGATCTAGACGCTGACTCAAACGGTCGATGGATGGAAGAAAAAATCAAAGGCTTGATGTTTCAGCTTGAAAGAGAAGCGAACCACATTGCTAAAGATACTCGACGTGGACGTGGAAACAACATCCTCTGTTCTTCGGATGTTGCATCGGCTCTGTCGATTGCTGGTCTCTTGGATGACAGCAAACTAGAAGATAGTTTGTCACATGATGGCGACACCCAAAATACTTTTGTTGGTACACTCAACAAGAGATTTAAAGTGTTCGTTGATCCTTATGTACCAAGTGCTGCATTGAACTATGCATGTATCGTGTACAAAGGGAACAACGAAATGGATGCTGGCATATATTTTTGTCCGTACGTGCCACTTGAATTGTCTCGTGCAATTGATCCGTCGAGCTTCCAACCAAAAATGGGATTCCGGACTCGATATGCTGTTGTATCAAATCCGTTTGCTACATCGACAATCGACGGCGCACTGACATATAACACTAACAAGTACATGAGAATTATCGACATCAAGAATTTGATGTAATTCGAAATGACTTAATTGGTTAATGAACGGGACGAGAAATCGTCCCGTTTCTATTTGTGCTATCTGATCATCAAACACAAATAAAAATCCCCTGCACATTGGAGGACGTGCAAGGGATTAAAAATTTCCATTAGCTTTACTATTTATCAGGAAATCAGAATTTTCTTTTTTGATTCCGAAACAATTTTCTTAACTGATATTTCAAGAACACCATCAACCAATTTTGCCTCAACCGTATCGGGGTCGATTTTTGGTTTAAAATATACAGTCCGGTCAATAGCCGTCACATTCTTGGTTTCAAACGAAATCGACTTGAATTCCATTGGGGTGTCTCTACTCCGTTTAAATGACACTTTGAGACTATCTCTATTAGCCTCTATATCGATGTTTTCTCTAAGTGTACCCGGAACATCGATCCTCAAAATATAACCAGTCTCCGACTCATATGCCTCGATTGGATACGGTTTTTCGGCTGGTTCTTTCCAGTCAAATACAGTAGGTCCAAACCCATTGAGTAAGTCTTTATAATCATTTCCAAATATTGTTCTAATATTCATCTTTAGTTATCTCCCTTAAAAATTAGGCACTTACTATTATAAACACTGTTTCCAATAATTTCAATGAAAATAGTTGACACATTTGGAAAGATTGTGGCATCATATAGAAGTAAAGATTGATAGGAGATACATCATGACGATTGGAAAATTAATTAGTTCCCTGGATATGACCAGTCGATTCAAACCGGTCGTAAAACTATTTATCTTAGCACAACGAAAATATTTCTTAAACGAACCAACGTCAGTAACTCGTTCAGTCTCAGAACTAAAGAGAACAAGTCAAATATTGGGAAACTTCGGTCTTCCTTCAGAGAATATTACACAATGCCAAGACTACATTCTCAATAAATCCAAACACACTTTTGAGGAATAATTATGTCATACGAAAAAATAGTTTTAGAGAAAATTTATGATGACGTTCGTGAAGAATTTTTTTACGAACTAAGTTTTCTTAGTGAAGATTTTGGAGTTCAAACCGAGATAGTCACTTCTAGCGATCAAAAAGAGATATTCGAAATGCTGACAAGGGCATTGCAATTGGAACCGGCAATTGTTGAATGTATAGGATTTGGAGAGTAAAAATGTATAGAACTACAAGCGATAAAGTTGATTTGATTTCATTGGCGCTGCACATCGAGCAAGCGGTCAAGCAAGATAAATCGAATCGATTCACCTTCAAGGATTTAGAAACGACTCAACGATTGATGAGGGAGTTTGTTAAATTACACGAGATTCGGGAACTGGCTTTTCACATGGATCTTAGAGAAGTAGTTATCATGGATTTGATGGGAAAGATCTAAAGTTTTTTGGAGATGTGTCGATAGTTAATATGTGGGATGGTTGAGCTTGCCGAGATTGTCCAGGGACGATTTGGGCAAGGAGCAATTAGGCTCCGTTTTAAATGGGCAATTATGCCCGGTTTTTTGAAAGGTTAATTATGGTTCAAACATTGTTAATTACATTATTCGCGGGAATTCTCGCGTGTATCCTGTCTGCTTGTGGTGTTGCGTATACGCCATCACCATTTGGAGAGGGCCACGTCATGTTAGCAGGTGACGCTGCCGGGATTAGAGCATTCGGAGATGCAGCAAATGGACTTATCACCAATGGTAAGGCTACTGCTGATAAGGATACTGCTTACTGGATTTCCAGAAAGCAACAAGAAGTTGAGATCACGCGCCGAACTGGTGTGCTTGATGGACTTTTTGGAAAGCCTAGTGAAACTGAGGTGAAGTAAATGAACGAGATAATTAAATTTGTTCTTTACGGAACTAGCTTTGTGGGGATTTTATATCTAGCCTCACAATTACATGTAGTATAAAATATGGGCCGGGGGAGAAATTCTCCCGGTCCTTTTATGAAAAGGATGTCATGAGAAAAGTAAGTCAAAGAGAATCTGAACTATCAACCGCATTAATGATCGCACTAATGAACTTAGATCAAAAAACGGCTGATGCGTTATACGACGAAATTTTTACTGAGATGAAAAACTCTGGAGCTACGCTCGCAGAAATGGTAGAGTTCGGAATTGTGAAAGCAATCAAACTAGATCAGATTCGCGCCGAGATGGATAATATAACAAACGGATTAATTCATTAATTGAATTACTAAGTGAATAGATATTCTTTAAGAACATCGTTTGCTTAAGTCAATTTTGAATAGAGTCCTGAATAGATCCGTGTAAGAAATTCGGTGCGTTTTTCTTACAATTTAGTTGACACGTTTGGATGATTTATGTCATCATATGTATGTAACCAACGGAGGGCATATGAAAAGATTATTGACGCGAAAACGATATGAACGGCTGGTATTCCTTCTCACCAAAAGAAAATATCCGGAACAAAAAATTAAGGTATCGGATGTAATCTGTACCTACAACAGCTACGTTAGATACGTTGCTGTTAAAATAAACCAAGGTTCTATTCTCATTAGTCCAGCATTAAAAGCCTATCTGGTATCCATTCAGAGGGATGTCTACGCTTCTGGGGCTGAATATGAAAAGCTTGAATTGGAGCTATATTGTCAAAAATAATATTTGACAAGTTTTGTTAATTTATGTTATCTTATATTTGTTGATGGAGGGAATATGAAACAGTATCAAATTTACAGAGATTCTTTAGAGGCCGCGAAAATCTTGGCCGAGAAAAATGAATTAGTTTTGACGGTCAGTAATGAAACCGGAAATGTCGCGTGGATCACGGTGGTTGCCAAACAACCAGAAAATCTTCCAAGTATTTTGGCTGTGGCCGAAAAGGATGGGATGGCAAATTCCTTCACCACAAAATTTGGGTGGACTAAAGAATCTTTAGAGACAGTAGATTATACACTCTGCCAAAAATGCGGAGTCAAACATAATCGTGTTAAAATTTTCGTTCTTGAATTAGGAGAAACTAAAGAACAAATTCAGGTCGGTGGAACGTGCGCGAAAAACTTGAACTGCGAAACACGAGTCAAAAAACTTCTGAACTTGTTTAAAAATTTCGAAGAACAAATAAACGAGGAAGATTACGAATACGGCGGCGACAGTGGCCAACTTAGAAACACTGACATAGCAAGAATCACTCTTGGGGTGGTCAGAAAATACGGATATGTTTCTGGGAAAAAATCATTCGAAACATTTCAACAACCAACAATCGAGATAGTCAGAAATCTTATGTGTGGTCCTGATGAGAATATAAAAGAGATTCAATCGTCCTTGGACAAGTCAGAAACAAACGACGAAATTTTGACTCGAACCGAACAATTTGTCGAAGAAAAGTCAAAAGCTGAATGGTCGAACTTCTGGCATAATTGTCAGATTGCACTAGGACGATTCAGAACTAAGGATACAACACTGATTGTAACAGCAATCGCTCTAGCAGAAGTTGATAGACACTATAAAATCAAATCCTTTGTTCGAATCGAAGTTGAGCCAAAAACAAAAATCGATTTCACTGGGACTGTTTTGAAGGCGGTCACAAACGAGGGACAATGGGGCAACACAAGGGCGGTAACAATCCTCGACGAAAAGTATGGGAAGATTTGGTTCAATACGACAATCAAAGAAGCATGGGATTTGAATGTCGGAGACAAGATTTCCGGGAAGATAACCGTTAAAGGTAAAGAGACTGGAATTTACTTTGGAACCCGACCGAAGATTTCTGAAGTTATAGTTCAAAACCAACAATTGGAGGCTAGTGTATAATGGAAAATATTAATGAAATGTTGGACTCGGACATGACTCTAAAAGAGATATTGATAAAACTTGGTTATTCGACCAAGCCAAAAATCGTGGGACAAAGACTATTGTTTGATCCAAATGGTGTTCTAATTGGTCAAATGACAGCACACGAAATAGTAACTTATCTTAGAAACCTATCGAGCTAGTTAACTCTAAATATGGCTGATGAGTGTTCCAGCCAATTTAAACTATCTCCAGGGTGCAGCCTATACCCTATCAATTGCTATTCTGCCTGAGCTTCCGTACTTCGTTCAGCGGGTTAATTTGCCTGGTGTATCGATCAATCCAGTAATGATTCCAAACCAGAATGTACCGATTCCGGAGACCGGGGATAGCCCTACTCAGGACGATTTGGTTGTCACTTTTAAGGTAGATGAGGATCTGGTCAACTGGTTTAAAATTCGGGACTGGATTTGGGAGAACGGGTTCGGGGAAGATAACAACCAGTATAAATTGAGAAAAGACGCTAATACGGTTTTCTCGGACGCAACCCTGACCATCCTATCAAACAAACGCCGTTCTAATATCATCGTCGATTATAAATCATTATTCCCGACATCGATCACTAGTGTAGAACTTCAGAATGACGTGTCAGATTTACCGTTCCCGATTTCTACTGTATCATTTAAATACTTACGTTATAGCTGGAGAGAATCTACATGAGAAAACGAGCAGGAAATATTAAGCGTCTCAAAGTGGGATATGCAAAATATAAACTGACTCCAATCTCAAAAGTCTCTGCCGAAAAAAGAAAAATCCAAGGGGAATTTTCCCACAATAATTACGAAATAGTTTACGACGAAAGCCTAGTCTCAATCGAACTTCTCAATACAATTTTACATGAAATTTTTCATGCAGTATTCCGAGTCTGGGATGTGAAAATGAAAGCTAAAGAAGAAGAATTAACTGTCGAACGTTTGACAAATGGATTGGTGTCGGTTCTAATTGATAATCCAAAATTGGGAACCTGGATTAACAAAATAATCAAAACCGAAAGAGCCAGACAGCTATGAGTTTATCATTCGAAGAAATTTTTACATTATGGAATGAAGATAAGAAAATTGATCCGCATTTACTGACCAGCGAAGCCGGAAAAATTCCAATTGTTTTCGACAAATATTTCAAACTGTATATCATCGAAAAGCGAGAACTGACTCGCATCGAACATGACTATAAAATACTCTACCGGACTAAAGTAGAATATTATATGGGCGATTTATCTTTGGCTGAATTAACTAGTTTAGGTTGGCCAAAATTCCAAAAAATAATCAGTAAACAAAGTCTCCCCATGTATATCGATTCAGATTCGGTTATCATCGAGGCGCTAAAGCGCAGGGAAGATCAGACTTTAAAAATCAAATATATCGAAGACAACATATTCTTCAATCTGAAAAATCGTGGATATCAGATTAAGAACATGATTGATTGGGAACGATTCACAAACGGATCATAAATGTCTGACTATGTAATGATCCGCATTCTAAACGAGGTGCATTTTCGCATCCAGTGCGAAATAGATATTGCCTATAGTTTACAGGACCACTTCTCGTTCTATCCCGAAAACTACCAAAGGATGCCTGACTTCATCGATGGTAATTGGGATGGAAAAATCCGGCTGTTCAACCCCATGGTTCCAAAATTATACCGGGGGTTATATCCACAGTTTAAAAAATTCTGTGAGGATCGGAACATAAAAATCTTAGTTCAGGCCGGGGATAATTTTGTTCCTGAACCGCTTGTTACTAGGGATGAAATTGTAGAACTGTATAAGTCATTCAAACTAGACTTCGAACCACACGATTTTCAAATTGATGCAACCGTCATTGCGTTAAATGATCGTAGAGCAACCATGGAACTTCCGACATCAAGCGGAAAGAGTCTGTTGTTATATGCTTTGATCAGATATCTCAAGGATGAAAAAATAATTCTAACAGTACATCGAATCAATCTAGTGCGACAATTGTATAAAGAGTTTGGTGGATATGCAAAAAACGATCCATCATTCAATGCAACAGAACAATGTCAAATGATCACTGGAGGTGAATCCAAGGAAATCACCAAGCGAATAGTAATTTCTACATACCAATCTATTCACGAATTACCAAAACCTTGGTTCACTCAATTTCTAGTTTACTTGGGAGATGAGGCGCATCGATATAAAGCAAAGTGCTTAACCAAGATATCAGACAACCTAGTAAACGCAAAATTTCGAATTGGGGTTTCGGGGAGTCTGAAAGACACCACAGCTAACAATCTCGTATTGGGTGGAATTTTTGGACCAATCCAAACCATAGTCTCTTCTCAAGACCTGATGCAGAGACAGATCATTTCGAGCGTTAAAATCAATGCCATCATTCTAAAGTATGGGCCGATTGATCGAAGGCATGTTCCAAAACAGTATCGCGGTCAAATGGAGTACATCACAAACCTTCCAAAAAGAAATGATCTGATTTCTGAAATCGCTTGTTCGAAGTCCATGAACAGTCTGGTCATCTTCAATGAAATTGATCATGGTCAAGAACTTTATCGATTGATACAGATTCGCGCAGGAGAGAATCGAAAAGTTTATTACATCGATGGATCGATATCGATGGACAGGCGCGAAGAGATCAAAGAAAGATTGGAAATCGAAAAGGACTCGATTTTAATTGCCTCATATGGAGTTTTTACTGAAGGGGAGAATATCAAGAATTTGTATTATTTGATCATGGCTTCACCATGTAAGGCTGAGGAAAGGGTAATTCAGATCATAGGAAGAATCATGAGGAAAGGATCTGCAACCAGTGAAGTTCGTGTAGATGATATCGTGGACGACTTTGGTACAAAATCCAAGAAAAATTATATGATTTCTCAGTTCCAAAACCGATGTGCAGTATATGACAAAAAGGGATATCCCTACAAATTTCATCAAATGAGCTTCTGAGAACACATAAATATCAGTGTGCTTCACAAAGATAAAGACATCTCGATATTAATTTTGTGTTTGACTAACGGAGAATTTTTAATCTCTGAATGTGTTGATGGAAAGGTCATGGAAGATGACGAACAATCCTGGACCGATGTAGTTTTTCTCAATAATCCATCAAAACTTGTAGTTTCTCCAACGTTCGATACTGGAATTAATTATCGATTATACCTGACAGATTGGCTTCCATTTTCGAAAGAAACTCCAGCATACCTACCAAAAAACTTGATCATGTTGGTAACAAAACCAGATGAAAGCGTACTTTCCGCATACTCGGAAAGACTATTTTCCCTCTCAAAAAGAGAGTTGATGTGGGAAGAATCCGAAGAATTTTCTAAAAATGAAGATCCAAATTCATCAAAAAATCATGTCGCCGATTTTTCAAAAACTGAAAAAAACGAAGAAAAACCTGGGTCAGAAAAAATAAATATTAATGATCAGTTAAGTGATAAAAATAGCGAACAACTGATTGATCTCCTTACAAAATTAGAAAGAAAAGTGATTAATTAAAAATGGTGTTCTAAAAAATCACACTTGACAGGATTGACGAAATCCCTTCTCCTTAAGAATCCTCATCCCTTAAAAACCAAGAAAAAGAAATAATTCATTATGTTCATTTTGATCTTATGTTCATTATTGTTGAACAAATGTTAAAAATAATCAATTGAAAATTTTTCTTCTGTTCATTAGTAAACTAAGAAATGAAGTCTGACGAGCAAAGCGAGTCAGTCAAACGAGTGTAACGAGTTTGAAATAATTGATTTGGAAATTATGAAGAGAATGTTGAGTGTGGTCGGAACGACAAAAAAGGATCTAGTTAATCTACAGTTAAAAGGAATGTTAAAATTTGTCGGTACGACAAAGATCTTAGATCTTAGAATTACATTAGAAAACATAACAAGCGAATCGTAAACGATTCGCACTCAACAGGAAGTTGAGTTTACACTCTAAGAATGAAAGAGTGATTGGAAGAACAGATGTTCAGAAAACAAAGAAAGGATCAAGATCGGTCGTTCCGACCAAATTGATCAATATAAGAAAAAAATTTTGATGGTTTTTGATCCATCAGGTCGGTACGACGAGATTGATCCAAATAGGAAAAATTTTTATCGATCTAAAGTTCTGAATTAGTAAATAGAGGAATGAAAGAATTAGTTATTTCAGACCGGTTTCCAGATCAATTTTTCTCTTCTGATCTCAGAACTATTTCATTCAGTAATAAAATTAAATTTGAATCTAAGTCAGAGGCTACATGTGCGTACATGCTCATGAAGTATCTTAACCTTAAGCTAATATCCGGAGTAACGTTTCAGAGAAGTATAGGAAATAAGAAGCTTTGCGACTTTTTCCTACCAGAACACTCCATCGTCCTGGAGTATCATCCCATAAATCTCCAACACGAATTTAAAAATAAAGAATCCTACACTCAGCTAATGAAAACGATTAGTTCTTTGAACGCGAGGGATAGATCCAGCATTTTAAAATGCCTTGTAGAAGAGTCCACAGCCCAATACTACCAAAAGCGAAGGTTTTGTATGGACGTGTGCGAGGATCAGGAGATTCGCTGTTCTAAGCTGGTTATAGTGGGCGGTCCTAAATCTCTATACAAATTAATCTCTCTAATCAATCCAACATTTAAAATTCTCTCAGAGGAAGACTTTCTTGCAGAATATAAGAAGGTTCTTAAATCTCCTACCAGTAGTTTGAACCGTTTGGTATAATATTGACAATTTTTGTTCCTTGTGTAATCATATATTAATTGTGTTAATTTTTATTGCCTGTTTTGGAGGATATAATGATGTTATTTTAGGTTAAGAGAATCTGATTGGATAATCAACACTACGTTGATAATGTGGCATTTTTGAAGGCAATTTTAGAGTACAGAAAAGAATTTAAAAAGAATAAAAATAAAGCTGAACCACTCAGGGTTCCTGAGTTTATCGGGGAATGCTTTATGAAAATTGCAGATGGGGTCTCTCGGAGACCGAACTTTGCAAACTACACCTACCGCGAAGAAATGGTCGGGGATGCGATTGAGAATTGCTTGAAGGCGGTTCGGAAATTTAACCCACGAAAATCGAAAAATCCATTTTCATACTTTACGCAAATCATTTGGTATGCTTTTCTAAGGAAGATCGAACAGGAAGAAAATCTTCATTATGCAAAATGTATGGCCTATAGCGAAACAGTTGACGCAATCGAATTGCAAATTCCTGGTTCAACATCAATTAGTCCGGACTATCACCAGTCGATGCTTGAGTTCATTGATGAATATCGTGAAAAGAAAGAGCGCAAGAAGAAACGCGCACAAGAGAAAGAGCGCAACAAAAAATAATTTCGGATTTTGTCATGAGTAAAACTTGTGAAGATTGTGGATGTAGAGTATCCAAGGGCATTTGCTCGAACTGTGATGAAGAATCTTGGATTGAAGAGTTCCAAGGTGATTGTATTACGACTCGTTCGAACGAATGGTTAGAAAAATTAGATGAGCAAGCTGTTCGAATTGAAGAAAGATTAGGCAAAGAAAAACCGACAAAATATCCTTGGTGGGGAGACGATGAGTAAAGTAGCAATTATAACAGATACACATATCGGGAAAAAAGCGTTTGATCGAAATTTGAATGAATACTTTTTAAGGTTCATGGAAAATACATTTTTCCCTGAGATCGAAAAGCGGGGCATCAAGCACATCATCCATTTGGGAGATTTGTTTGACCGGCGCGAATACATCGATTTTGATGTATTGAATTCTTGGCGCGGAAGGGTTTTTGACAGGCTCAAAAATTATAAGTTTCAGATCTTGGTCGGGAATCACGATTGTTATTACAAAAACACTAACAAAATTAATTCACTTTACGAGTTGCTTTATGGTTACACATGGGCCGAGATTCACATCGATCCGGTGGTGATGAACTTCCCAGAAAATGATGTGTTGTTCCTTCCCTGGATTTCTCCAGAGAATCAAAAGCAATCGATGGATTTAATCCAAAGCACTAATGCTAAATTTGTCATGGGTCATCTTGAGGTTCAGGGATTCAAGATGAATTCTGGTATTGAATCTCAGCATGGTCTAGATCCAAAAATCTTCGATAGGTTTAAGAGGGTATTGACCGGACACTTTCATTGCCGATCAACTAACGGTAAAATTGTTTATTTGGGTTCCCCATATCCGATGGATTGGGGAGACTATGGGGATCTTCGCGGCTTCAATATTTTTGATTTGAATACCGGAGAACTAGAGTTTGTCGAGAATCCCGAATCAATTTTTATGCGGGTCGATTATACCGATTCTCTTGAATTTGATACTACTAGGGTTGTGGATAAGTTTGTTAAGGTTGCTGTGATTGAAAAAAATGATGCAGCAAGGTTCGAAAAATTTATGATTGGAATTAATCAATCAAATCCAATTTCTATCGCGGTTGTAGAATCATTTTTAGATGAAATTAATTCTGGAAATGATCCAGAAGCGCCAATCGATGCAAAAGATACATTGCAAATTATCTATGATTATGTTGATAATGCTGGAATTGAAAAGAAGACAGAAATAAAAGAAATTTTTCACGATCTCTACATCGGGGCAATTGAACAAATGAGATCGGGTTCTTAATTTTAGCAATGGTTTGATTATGAAAGATTCGTCTGAATTTATTTGGTTTGCGCTTACTCAGATGAGAAGATATCCACTATTAAAACTGGTTGCATTAGATAATAAAAAGAAGCCAATATCTATTTATTGGTTTGAACAAAATGACTTATATCGAGAAATAAAAGATCGAACTTATGTGGTTTCTACCAGGGACATTGGCATATTTTCTCAAGAAGCCGAATTCAAATTTCTTGATGATTTCTGTCAATATAAGTTGCTAACTTTTCAAAGCCATGTTGATATTACCTGGAATCAATTAACGGCATTTGTTGATGATAGAAAAGATTTTTCTGAATATTTAAATTCTAGTTTGAGCTTTCAGAAACTTACAAAAATCTGCGAAATTATTGATGCTGTTGAAGTAAAGATGATGGAAAAAACTCTATTTAAAAAGGTTGCATAAATGTTAATCACCAGACCACTTCTCGCTGTTGCTGCTAAAGATTTAACTCAAGTCAAATATCCGGTTTTGGCCACTCCAAAATTGGATGGAATCCGTTGCCTTAAATTGGGAGGAAAGACTAAGACTCGAACATTCAAAGAAATTCCAAACGTACATATTCGAACGATGCTCGAAAAAATTCTTCCAGATGGTATTGATGGCGAGATTATGATTCCAGGAGAACCATTTAATGCTGTTCAATCGAAGGTTATGTCCTTTGATGGAGAGCCAGTGTTTCATTATCATGCATTTGATTTAGTTCTTGGGGATCTCAATCGTCCTTATGTAGACCGAGTAAAAGATCTAAAGGTTTGGTCAATCGATCATCCATCCCAAATTGTTACTGCCTTGGTGCCAGTCATAATTCGTACTGTTGATCAGTTACTCGAATATGAGGCTGAATGTCTCACTAAGGGATATGAGGGTGTAATGATTCGTAATCCAGAGGGGAAGTATAAGTGTGGTCGTTCAACACTAAACGAGGGTATTCTTCTGAAGATTAAACAGTTTGAAGATGCTGAAGCTGTTGTTATTGGCTATGAAGAAAAGATGCACAATACCAACGAAAAGGTAACAAGTGAACTAGGTTTGTCTAAACGATCTTCTAAAAAAGAAGGCTTGGTTGGTGCGGGTACACTAGGGACGATTCTTGTTCGGGACATAAAAACTGGTGTGGAGTTTGGGGTCGGATCTGGGTTCGACGATAAAAACCGAAAGCAGATTTGGGAAAACCAAGACAAATATATGGGTCAACATTTAACGTATAAATTTCAACCATTCGGACAAAAAGAGGATGTTCCGAGATTCCCTGTGTTCAAGGGATTTAGGAGCGTTCTTGATATATGATTTGGTTGCTAATATCTACCGTGATATTATTGATACTTCAGTTATGTGGAGTATTCGATTTTAGTTTATTTTGGACGATATTCCCGCTGGCAATGAGTCCAATAATATTTTTGGTGGTTTTATTGTTTTTACATTTTAGAAAGGAGTGATATGAGTGGCAGAATGATCTGGGTCGATTTCGAAGATCCATCAAAACCGGTTGTGATCGAATCAAATTCGTTGGTTCCGGTTTCGAAACCAGAATTGTTGTCTCTTCGGGACATCGTTGACTTAGTGGAAAGTTGTTACGAGATGTTTGAGGCGGGGGAAGATATTAACAAAATAAAATTGGCTGCAATCGATTTTTACTTCGATAGGCGCAGAGATCCCGATGAAGATGAATCAGAACCAGATAAGATAGGATAGTTATGTGGCCATTTAAGAAAAAAGTTGTCATCGAGAAAATTGAAGAGGTTGACGAACCAGAAATTGTGATTCCGATAGAAGTTCAAATAGAAAAGGCTTTGAATAGAGTTTCCAGGGTTGGTGAGTATATTATTTTGAAATCCGACAATTACACAACAAACGCATTTTTACGAAAGAATGATGTGTTTTTGCATTTGAAAGTAACAGATTATTATAGTGGCTCATGTAGTCTCTATTCTAGGGGCGACATAATTATGTACATTACTGGTAGTATAGAGGTTGCTGAAGCCGTTTTATTCAAAATAATTTCGTTGTTGAATGAGTAACATTTGGTTCTGGGGAGATACACATCTTCATCATTCGTATGTTGCCAGATTGCGCGGGTATACCGAACTAGCAGAACATGATGCATGGATTTGTGATAACTGGAATTCTATGATTCAGGACAATGATCGAGTCTATTTTCTTGGAGACTTCTGTTTGGCTAATCCGAATAAAACCAAGGAATATTTGTCTAGACTTCGTGGGGTCAAATATCTGATTCGAGGAAATCACGATAGGTCTTTAGAAACTGTTCTTAAGAAATTTCCGGAGACAGTTAAGAAATCGAAGATTCAGTGGATGAAAGATATAGCTAATATCAATATTGGAGAAACGAGCATTGCCTTGTGTCACTATCCAATTATGTCGTGGAATAAAAAGTTCTATGGTGCTTGGCATATTCATGGGCATTGCCACGGGAGGCTCAGTGTATCGCATGGAAAAATGTATGATGTCGGGGTCGATGTGAAATCACAGCCTATCCACTTTGACGAAATCAAAATGATCATGGATAATAAACAAGATTTTGTGATAGACGGCGGGGAAGAAAATGATAAAATTCAAAACGATTAGATACAAAAATTTCCTTTCAACTGGAAATAATTTCACAGAAATCGTCCTGGATAAGCACAAAACAAGTATCCTAATTGGCGAATCTGGTAGTGGAAAATCTACATTACTCGATGCGATTTCGTTTGGATTATACAATCGTCCATTTCGAGATGTTAACAAAAACCAAGTCATCAATTCTATTAATTCAAAAGAATGTTTAGTTGAAATCGAATTCTCGATTGGTACTAGAGAATATTTGATTCGGCGCGGAATCAAGCCCAATGTGTTTGAGATTATGAAGGATGGGGAGCTATTGAACCAGGATGCAAAATCCTTGGACTATCAAGCATACTTAGAAGATCAAATTCTGAAGTGCAATTTCAAATCCTTCATTCAGATTGTTCTCTTGGGCGCTGCCAATTTTACTCCGTTCATGCAGCTTCCGGCGGGGGATCGTAGAAAAATTATTGAAGAACTTTTGGGGATCGAGGTGTTCTCGTACATGACGATCATCCTAAAGGAAAGATTAAAAAATACTGAGGCCAAAATCTTAGAAAAGGTTCATGAGGGAAATGTCATTACAGAAAAAATCGTCCTGAATGAACGACATCTTCAAACGCTTAAAGAAGATAATCAATCTCAAATCACTAAATTAGAGCTAGCTATTGCGGCTGTCCAAGAAGAGAAAGTTATTATACAAAAATATGGGGAGGGACTGAATCAGCAGCTTTTAGCTAATAGGGAGAAGCTAGCAGAGATTAAATTGGGGTTGGTCGGGGAAGCTGAGATCATTCAGAAGATTAATGATTGCTTGGATGCTGAACGAAAACTGAGTTCGGCTAAGGAAAGTGAAATCAATGGGCTGAAGTCTCAATTGCAAACACACCTGAAGGGAATGGAAGAGACCATTCGAACACTCAATTCTGAGTCCATTACAAGAGTTAAAGATCATAAGACTTCAACAGATCGGGAAATATTCACCTTAGAAAGTGGGTGTACTGGACAAGTAACGATTCTTCTATCAGAGAAATCTGGGTTAGAGAAGAAAATCTCGTTCTACAAGGCAAATGATCTTTGCCCATCGTGTCAACAAACAATTGATGCTCAGTTTAAACTCGATGAAATTACAAAGTTTGAGTTGAGATGTACTGAGATTGATTCTGAAATATCAAACATAAAATCTTCGGCCACTAGTAAAATTGATGAATTAACTGCATCTCATCTTAAACTGGCTGAGGCAGAAAAGGATGCACTGACAAAAACCTTAGAGAAAATAAATGCAGAGTCAGCTATTGTAATTTCTGACATAGGATCGAAGGCCGTTGTAATCGAAAAATCATATGAGGTTAATAAGGCCGAAATTCAAAAACAAATTTCTGCTTTGAATTCACAAAAGGATTCATATGCGGAGGTTCATGGAAAAATTCAGGATGCAATGGATGTGGTGAATAAAACATCCTTGTCAATTAAAGGGGCTGAAACCGAAATCCTTGGATTGGATAGATTGTTAGAAACTCATAATGTCAGCTTACAAAAACTAAAAATCCCAAAACCAAAAACGACTGAAACTGAACTAGAAATCTCTAGACTCAAATCAGAAAGTGAAAAATGTAAAGAGGTTTTATCGGAGGAATACCAGAATAAAAATAACTATCAAATCATTGCGGAGATGCTGAAAGATAGTGGTGTGAAAGTCAACATCATGAGACAGTACCTTCCGATCATCAATCACTACATCAACCAGTACCTAACTTCGATGGATTTCTATGTGACATTCACTATCGATGAAGAGTTTAAAGAGTCGATTCTGTCGAGGGGGCGGGATACATTTTCTTATGCAAACTTTTCTGAGGGGGAGAGGCAGCGGATCAATTTGGCATTGTTATTCACTTGGAGGGCGATTGCTAAGTTAAAGAATTCTCTTAACACAAACCTACTTGTTATGGATGAGATCTTCGACTCGTACTTGGATGTCGAGACAACAGAGAACGTGTTGAAGCTCTTGGATACGGAGGTCTTTACGGATAGCAATATCGTGGTAATCTCCCATAAAAATAGCATTGCGGAGAGGTTTGAAAGGACTCTAAAATTTAGGAAGGATGGCAATTTTTCGGTGTTTGATTAACTTTAAAGGAGAATAGGATGAACTTTGTTGGTGCATTAACTGTGTTGTTTATTGGGCTAAAACTTGGTGGAATCATTGCATGGAGTTGGTTTTGGGTCATTAGTCCGATTTTAATTCCGTTTGTATTGATTGTAATTTTGATTTTTCTTGGCGTTGCTCCAAAACCAAATGTAAGATGGTAAATTTACACTTTACGGATTTCTGATTTGATGTAGAATGAATTTTTACTTCTTAAAACTTAGGAGAATTTAAATGGCTACTAACACTACAAAACGCGCTAAAACGCAAAATGAATTGATCGAGACTATGCTACGAAAGGGCAAGACTCTAACGACCGAAGAGGCTCGTGAAAAATATGGCATCCAAAGCCTGTCATCTCGTGTATCTGAACTACGCAAAACTAAGCGTCTACCGATCAAGCTGTCAACCAAGGTTTTCAAGACTGGGCCGCGAAGAGGTGAACGAGTTAATCATTACTCTCTAAATGCTTAGTTGATTTGGTTTTTTGTCCGTTAAACTACTGTGTTCCTGCTAGGCTGGAGATCGATAATGGTCTCCAGCCACTTAATTCAAAAATTAAACCATGAAACTTTCTGAATCGTCCTTTGACATCCTCGAAAATTTTTCTCACATAAATCAAGAAATCTATATCCCGAAAGGGAACACAATTCTTTGTGCTTCCCCGGAACACCATGTAATTGCTGAGGCGACACTCGAAGATGCATTTGATGATGAATTTTATTTGTATGATCTTACATCATTTCTTGGCGTTTTAAAATTAATTAAAGATGCAGAAATTAAAATTGAAAAGGATTTTGTTCATATTTCCTCTTTAGAAGAAGAGGTAATGTATCGAACGGCAGATCCAATAACACTGAGGGTTGTTAAGAAACGGGGTAAGATTCCAGAGGATGGCGCGTTTTCAAAAATTACACTGACCAAAGACGAACTAAAAAGAATTTCTAAGGTTTCTGCGTCTTTGAAATTGGATGATCTCTGTATCAGAACAGACAAAGAAAATAATGTCGAAGTGGTGATACATCAAAGAAGTGAGTCACACAAACATCAATTCACAAAAAAGACTTCTGTAAAATCAAACAAGCCGTTTCAAGTTTACATTTCAATTCAGTATTTGGACTTACTTGATGGAGACTATGAGCTAACGGTGTTGGATGATCGAATCATTTTTAGAAACACAACATGCAAGGTAACATACTGGATTGCATCAACTTTACTACCATCACATGCAAAGAAAAATAAATAAATCGATCTATGGATCGACTTCAGATAGAAATTCGAGCATTGAAATTCATTCAATTGGCATCTCATCTACATCAAGAATCTTGTCAAGCACACGGCGCAAATTGCAGACGGTTACAGGCTCGTGCTGCACGTTGCGAGAAGATTGCAGAGAAATATTTGAAGAGGGTCAATGATGGAAAATATCATACAAAATCTGTGGGTAGAAAAATACAGACCCACTAAAGTTTCTGGTTGTGTACTCCCAGAAAGAATCCTTAAAGAAGCGAAATCATTTTTAAAAGACGGATCGATTCCTAATCTGATTTTATCTGGAAGTCCCGGAACCGGAAAAACTTCACTGGCACTAGCCATAATCAATGAATTAAATGCTACATATATTTTTATCAATGGTTCCGATGAATCAGGAATTGATGTATTCCGAACAAAAATAAAAGATTTTTCAACAACAAAAAGTTTGCTCGGAGGCCAAAAAATTGTATTGATTGATGAAGCTGATCATTTGAATCAATCTAGTACGCAACCGGCGCTCAGATCTTTCAGTGAACAATATTCAGAAAACGTTCGATTTATCTTTACTGTGAATCATCCATCACGAATAATCGATGCTCTACACTCTAGATTTCATGAAATAAAATTTGGCTTGTCACAACAAGAAAAGCAAGTTGTTGCGGAACAATCATTAAAACGAATTGTTGCCATTCTAGATAATGAAAAAATTACATACACACCAAAGGCTGTGGCTGCATTCGTTGCAAGAAAATTTCCAGATTTGCGCGGGATGATCATGGATTTAGAGGTCTACTCTAAAGCCCATGGATTGATCGATGAAGGAATTTTGGTTGTTAAGAAAAAAGAAGAGATCTACGAGGTTGTAAAAAGTAAGGGCCATACTGAATTAGAAGATTGGGTGTTGGGAAATTATACTGAAGATGCCGAAACAATTTATTCCACGATGTATTCGACACTAAAAAAATATGTGGCAGATGATTTAGCACTTCAATCACTGATTAAAATTCTTGGTAAATTTCAAATGCATCACCACATGGCAGCAGACAAGTACATTCATGTCCTTGCCTGTTTGGTTGAGATCAAAGGAAAGGCATTACTCAAATGACCAAGTTGTTTGATTTTTTAAATGACGTTACTAACCACAAAAAAGGACTACTCAGAGATGAGAACAAAAAAGAGTATGTTCCATTTGTCATCAATAGGATGCTCTCAAATTCAATAGATACGGTCATTATCGCTCATGAAATGAATCTGTTGCATGGAATCAGCAAACAGATGCATCACGATTTTTTAATGTCTTCGATTCGTAGGGGTCGCAGGTTTTTAAAATTTAAGAAAATAGAGAAGAACGAAAGGCATACTTTACTGAAAAAATATTTTGGGTATAGTACAAAGAAGCTAAATGATGCATTGAAGATTCTTCCAGAACCACTGGTCGATGAATATTTATTATATCGACAAGAAAATAATATTAGAGATTGAAATGACAGAGGTTGTAGATTCCTTACTGGAAGTAGAATTGGTCAAGGAAGACTCATTTAATATTGTTAGAGAGACACTAACGAGAATGGGAATTCCTTCACATAAGTCAAAGACACTCTTTCAGAGTTGCCATATATTATCGAAAAATAAAAGAACAAAATATTACATTGTTCATTTTAAAGAATTGTATGCGCTCGATGGAAAGGAAACAACACTATCTCCAGAGGATGTTGCGCGTAGAAATAAAATTGCATTGTTGTTGGAGCAATGGGGTTGGATCAAAATTATAGATCGAACCAAAGTCGAAAATTCAGATGCAAAGGTTAAAGTTATTCCTCATGGTGAAAAAAATATATGGACACTCTCACCAAAATATCAGCTTGGTTTAAAAAAGGAAGAAAAATGACAGAAGATGTTTTAATTTTATCAGATAAAATAACTAGCATTAAACCAGATCAGGATGTTCAGGAAATTTTACCAGAGGCCGTGGATGATAAATCTCCTTCTGGGTTGTTGGTTTGTGAATATACACAAGAAGATAACGGCTGTGGTGAAGTCGAAAAAATCGTGGAGGTTATAAAAAACCACACACCAACGACAGTTAAAAAGACCAACAATAAAAAACCAACAACATATGTTGAACCGCCATCCCTTGGAATTTTTCTGGTGCGGGATACTGCTAAACTTCCTGAGTACATGACTCCTGGATCGGCGTGTTTCGATTGCTACGCGAACCTAGAGAATGGAATGGTTGTAAAATTTTTTGACGCGCTAAACAAGGTTCATGATATCACTTTAAAAGCTGATGGTATTGTGGTTCAGCCAAATGAGAGGGTGCTTGTTCCACTTGGATTCAAATTAGACATCCCAAAGAAGCATATGGTTCGGTTGCATCCTCGTTCTGGATTGTCCTTGAAAGAGGGTGTGTCCCTAGTGAATGGGGAGGGGGTTGTCGATGAGGATTATGTCGATGAAGTCATGGCACCGATCATCAATTTATCCAGGACTCCAATCACTATCAAAAATGGTGATCGAATCGTCCAGGGAGAAATCAATACCTATATCCAATGCACAACAAGAATTATGAGAAAAGAACCTAAAGTAAAAACAATCCGAATCGGAGGATTTGGATCAACTGGGAAATAATTATGGAAATGAAATCTTATATCACAGGATCTAGAGTATACGGCTATCCTAGAGAAGATTCTGATATTGATTTGGTGGTTGCACTATCAGATGCAGATTATAGATCTTTGTGGGCATGGAAAGTTAGTGAGAATCCATCTGTAAAACCAAAGTTGATGTATGGAAATTTAAATTTGGTTGCATTTAATGTTGATTGGCCAGATGATCTAGCGCGATTTCATAAATGGAAGGCGGTTCATGATGTACTATGTACTCAGGCTCCAGTTACTAAAGAATTTGCAATCGAGGCATTCCGCGCTGGTGGTGCAGAGGGAAATTACAATGGTGATCAGGTAGTGAACGAAGAAAAGAAGCCAGATGTTAAAGATAACGACATACCATTTTAGACTTTGTAAAAGGGAGTTATGAGCAAGATAATTTTAGATGCTTGCTGTGGAGGGCGGTATTGTTGGTTCAATAAAAAACATCCGAATGTCCTGTATATTGACAATAGAAAGGCGCGGAAAGGGCATATCAAAGAACAACCAAACCATCTGGTAGAGCCAGATCAGTTAGTTGACTTTAGAAAAATGCCGTTCGATGACGACAGTTTCTCGCTCATCCTTTTTGACCCGCCGCACATGAAAGAGGGTGTGGAAGGTTTAATGGATAAAAAATATGGAACACTGAACCAGGAAACTTGGCGACAGGATCTACGACAAGGATTTGACGAGTGCTGGCGAGTATTAAAACCTAACGGAACGCTGATCTTTAAATGGAGCGTTTGCGAAATCAAGTTAAACGAGGTTCTGGATTGTTTTTCTAAAACTCCGTTGTTTGGGCATACTAGTGGCAAAACTGGCAAGACTAAATGGATGTGCTTTATCAAGATATGAAAAAACTATTAATCGACATGGATGGGGTTCTCGTAGATTTTGTGGGCGGTCTTTGCAAAGTATTGAATCGTCCCTTGGATAGTATCGACTATCCACTCGGAGTCTACGATATTACCAAAGTGTTTGGGATGTCTGAAGATGAAATTTGGGATCGGGTCAACGCATTCCCAAATTTTTGGGTCGATTTAGAACCATATCCATGGGCAAAACAAATTCTTGAGATTGCCGAAACCCGATTTAAAAATAATTGGTATATTGCGACATCTCCATCTAGGAGTGAACAGTCGGCATCTCAGAAAGTTTTGTGGATGAAAAAACACATCCATCCAAAATTTAGACGGTACATGATTGGACCAAACAAATATTTGATGGCATGTCCTAACAAAATTTTACTTGATGATTACGATCACAACGTAAATCAATTTAAAGAACACGGCGGGGATGCAATATTGTTTCCGAGACTGTGGAATTCTTTACACCATTATCATGCAGATCCGATGGATACTATTCACGAATTACTTCACGAAGATTTTTAAAGGAAAGAAATGAAAAAAATAATTGGCCTGATCTTAGTCTCTATCTTGTGTTCTTGTTCGGCGACTAACAATGACATACAAGTTCAATCTGTTGCTCGAAGCCAAAATTTATCTGAATTAGATTTGGTCGAAACAAACGGCAAGAAAACGAAACAGGGGTATGATGTTCTCGCTGTAGCAAAATATTGTCCACGATTTTTGAAGGCTCCAAAACTTCCAGCAATGTCAACCTTGCTAGCTACATTCGGAGATCCGATTCCTTGTGTTCAAAAAAGAATTGATCTGGGTGGTCTCGAATTAGTTCAGATTGATTTGATTGACGCTACTTGTTGGAGAAATAATGTTTGTCCACCGGGAGTTCCAAAGCCAACAGATTTAGCAGCAATTGAACAGAGGGCAAAAGAAGTTAATGATCGTTTGGTTTTGCTGAATCCGCATGTTGAGTGGTGGATATCTCCAGCACTCGAACACGATGTCAAAGATTATAATCTTGTAACCGAAATGAAAAAAGCCGCGAAGCGCGGTTGTCCGTCTTGTCAAATTATCAATTCTCCGATGAGTGGGGTTACACCAGCGGGAATGAAAAAAGAATTACACGGAACGAAGGTTCGGGCATTTTCTGTTTCTGGGGATGGTGCCAGCATGTTTGATGGTGATAACATGCGATCAGATTGTCCTAAGAAGCAAGAAAATAAATTAGGATGTAAGGCGTTTCAACATCGTATATCTGGTGAGCATCAGACCTACGGCTGGTGGAATGAATTGAACCTTCGTTGTAATGGCGAGGATGGGTTCACTATGCCACTAGAGAGAACTAATAAACCAACATCCGAACAATTTGAGCAAGCTTATTTGGTTATGTTACCAGAAGAATTTAAACCAGAGGCACCAAAACGATGCAAAACTGTTCGGGACATCATGCCAGGAAAGGAAATTAATAAAACAGATGCTGAGGCATATTGTAATGGTCAACCAAATGAAGGTGACTCTAGAGGAAATAAGCAATTATTGATTATTCAGAAATCTGGAAAAGTTGGAGATCGTTTAACTGTAATTGATCGATTTGGAAAACCAGTTGCGGAGTTTTGTTACTACGGAACATTTTCAGAACTTCCAAATACTCATCGATGGTATATGGGAAATTGCTCAGGAGAACATCCTTCAGAACTTTATGAGAAGTTGGACGGGGAGTGGGGATTTGTTGAATTGGGTGGGGGCGCGTGTCTCAGATTTAATTCTATTCGTAGACAAGGAACTTATCGATGAGGATCGTTTTTATTTCGGACACACATTCAAGAACTAACAAGTTGGTTGTTCCTGATGGAGATATATTAATTCATTCCGGAGATGCTACCATGGGTGGTACGGTTTCCGAAATCTCTGAGTTCAATTTTTGGATTGGTAAACTTCCTCATAAGCACAAACTTTTTGTTGCTGGAAATCACGATTGGTTGTGTGACACAAATAAGAAGTTAGCCAAGGAAATGTTATTCAATGTTACTTACCTAGAGGATGAAGAGGTTGTTATCGATGGAGTTAGAATCTACGGTTCCCCATATCAACCAATTTTTTGTGATTGGGCATTCAACCTTTCTTCAGAAAAATTGGTAGAGAAGTGGGCTATGGTTCCATCTGGATTAGATATCTTAGTTACACACTGTCCACCATTCGGAATGTTAGATAAAACAGATGATGGAGATGTAGTTGGGTGTCCGGATTTGTGGGATTGTGTTAAGGTTGTCAAACCAAAATTTCATGTGTTCGGACATATTCACGAAGCATACGGCTGTAAGTTAGATCAAGAAACTGGTACTACATTTATCAATGCTTCAATTTGTGATTCTCAATATCGACCAAACAACAAACCATTTTTTATGGATACAGAAATTTGTTTGATTAATGTTGACACCTAAATAAATGGATGAAATTAAGTGCCAGCGGATTATTGTTTTTAAAATCTCTTGAGGATCTAAGACTAAAATCTTACCCGGATGAGGGTGGGGTCTGGACGATTGGATATGGCACAACAAAAAATGTTGTTCCGGACATGGAAATTACCGAAGAAAAAGCCGAAGAATTTTTAATTCGGGATGTGCGCGAATCAGAAGATTGTATTAATCAACATGTAGTTGCAAAATTAAATCAAAACCAGTTTGATGCTCTTGTTTCTTTTGTTTTTAATGTCGGAATTAATGCTTTTCGACAGTCCACACTTCTTAAGAAAATAAATTGTTTAAAGTTTGATGAAGTTCCAGCACAAATGAGAAGATGGATCTATGTTAAAAATCATATAAATAAGGGTCTGATCAATAGAAGAAATTTTGAAATTAATTTGTTTACGGAGAGTGTTGTGGTTAAGGAAGCAAAAAAATTAGTCATCAAAACAAATCAGGTGGTTAACGATGTTGTTGTCAGAACAATGTTTGAAAGGATTCCCCTTTTGGCTGGTCTGTTCAAATTTATTGATGGAAAAAAGGTTCTGCTTGGTAGGCTCGGACTCTTCGCTACGGCCATTCTACAGGCCGTCATTGAGTTATATCCGGACGGTCCACTGGGTCAATCGGCTGTGTTGGCACTTGGCGCACTGTCATGGTTCTTGACAGAATTTGGAATCCGGCATAAACAAGATAAAGAACTTAGGGGCGTGGAATAGCTTAAAAGTTCTAATTGTGTACTCCATGAAGGACCGGCCACAAGCCGGTCCTTTTTTATTTAAGAGGTTTTAAATGGAAATCGTTATCTTGGTTTTGATCGGAAATCCTATGGTCATTGGAAAATTGATATCTTCTGATGAAGGTTATACGATTGAAAAACCGGTCAATCTTCATCTAATTCAAACTCATGACAAAATTCAACCAACGATGTCTAACATCGTGGAAATGTTATCGGACGCTAAAACTATACACATTCCCCGTAGCGCGGTATCATATGTCATTGATAAGGTTATGGACAAATTACAAAATTCATATACTCAATTTGTAAGTAACATAGCAATTCCAACTTTGATCAAGGGTTAATTGTTTAATGAATCCGTTTTATACGAATGTGTCAGTTTGGGGCAACGATATTCTTTATCGCGGAATTGAAAACGGTAAGCGCGTCATAGCTCCGGTCAAAGGATTTCAACCTTCACTATTCACGAAGTCAAAAAAATCTTCTGAATATAAAACATATCAGGGAGAATCTGTTGAGCGTCACCATTTCGATGATATCAAGTCAGCAAGAAATTTTCTAAAAAAATATCGAGACGTAGAGGGAATTACCATCTACGGAAATGATCGATTCTTATCCCAATATATTGTTGATACGTTTGACGAAACAATAGATTTTGATCACACAAAAATTGTTACGGCGTACTTAGATATTGAGTGCGAATCAGAAAACGGATTTCCACTACCAGAAGTTGCTCAAGAAAAAATTAATGCAATTACGATGGGCGTGAATGGTGTCTATTATGTGTTCGGTTTGAGTCCAACATTTGATCCAGGAGATCAGGGCGGGGTTGAGTACATTTATTGCGCCGATGAAGTTAAATTGATCGAAAAATTTCTAACACTCTGGAATAAAATAATTCCAGACATTGTTACTGGCTGGTATATTTCATCATTCGACATTCCCTATATTGTAAATCGAATTAATCGACTATCTGGTGAGGATGGAGCGAAGCTATTGTCTCCATGGAAACTTTCATCTCATCGGAAGTTTTCCAGGAATGAAAGAGAGTTTGATGTCGAAGAACCGATGGGTGTCGCGGTTCTCGATTATTTTGATCTTTATAAAAAGTTCTCAAGAAATCCAAACCAAGCTAGTTATACCCTGGATTATATTTCATCGGTTGAAACTGGACTCAAGAAGTTGGACTACTCCGAACATGGATCGCTTCACAAGATGTATAAGGAAGACTATAACAAATTTTTGCAGTACAACTTGCGAGACGTTGTTCTCGTTCGGGCGCTAGAAGATAAGCTCCAGATCATAACGATGGCCATTGGACTTGCATATGATGCGAAGGTCAATTTCATCGATGTGTTTTCTCAAGTTAAAATGTGGGAGAGCATTATTTTTAATATTTTCAAACGAGAGAAATTGGTACTTCCACCAAAGGTCGATAACGATGGTGGTAAGAATTATCAGGGGGCTTATGTTAAAGATCCGATTCCTGGAATGTACGATTACATTGCGTCATTCGATTTAAAATCTCTGTATCCTCACATCATTGCTCAGTGGAATATTTCGCCAGAGACAATTCTACCAGAAAAATTAGAAACGAGTGTAGCTGATTTACTCGTCGATAATTCGCATCTTGATCTTATCAAAGAACGGGGTGTTAGTTTGGCGGCAAGTGGATACACATTTAGAAATGATGTTCAGGGATTTCTTCCAAAAATCCTCATGAAAATGTATGAGGATCGCGATACAGCGAAGAAAATTATGATCTCGGCAGAAAAGGATCTAGAGAAAATTCGTGCTGAAATGAAACGCCGTGGAATAGATATTCAAACCAATAAAGGAGATATAAATGCATCATTATAGGACCGTTGTAGTACCAGAACATAAGATAGAAGAATTAGAGAAAACCACTTGCGATTTTTGTAATGAGATCATTCTTCGTGGTGATGAAGCAACATCGAGCGAGAGCATCGAAATTAATTCTTCAAACTTCGATTTCAAAGATCCAAACTCAGAAAAATATAGATTTATCAGTTATGATATGTGTCCAAAATGTTTTCACGATAAACTAGTTCCTTGGGCAAAATCTCTTGGAGTCGATCCAAGAATACAGAATTCTTAGGCTATTGCGCGTATCCTATACGAAAAATTGAAGTTAGAATATAATTCTTATATGAAAGAATTGTCCAATCTCACAGACGATGAGTTGAAATCGTTATATAACGAGACGAAAAATAAAATTGTAAAATATAATATCATTCAGAACACCAAAAAAACTCAGTTGAATTCTGCGTATGGTGCTTGTGGAAATTCATATTTTAGATTTTATGATGTACGTTTAGCAGAAGCAATCACGGTATCTGGTCAATTCATCATTCGTTGGGTCGAGAAATATATCAATGAATATTTAAATTCATATCTCAAAACCAAAGATAAAGATTATGTAATCGGAATGGACACCGATTCTACATACATCAATTTGCAGAGTGTTGTTGATGGGGCTTGCGAATCGTCCCTGGTAGAAGATCGAATAGAATTTTTAGATCAGTTCACAAAGAACCAATTGCAGCCATGCATCAATGCTTGTTTTGATCGACTAGCTGAATATATGAATGTGTATGCCAATAAAATTTCTATGAAGCGAGAAATTTTGGCCAGTCGAGGATTCTGGACTAGAAAGAAACGATACGCATTGAGTGTCTATGACTCTGAGGGTGTTCGGTATAAAGAACCAAAGATTAAGATTGTTGGACTTGACTCCGTTAGATCATCAACAGCAGTTGGATGCAGACCGAAATTGAAAGAATTGACCAAGCTTATATTGCAGACAGATGAAGAAACTGTCATGGATTACATTCAATCATTTAAGGACGATTTTGCCAAAATGTCCTTGGACGATATCGCCATCCCATGCGGAATGAATAACCTTAAAAAGTATTCAGATCCAAATAAGATTTTTATTAAGGGGTCTCCTGTTCAGGTTAAAGCTGCATTGATTTACAACGCAAAGTTAAGGGAAAGGGGCGTAGAATTAAAGTATCCACCGATTGTAGATGGAACAAAGGGAAAGTATGTTTTCCTTAAAAAACCAAACCCAATATTTGAGGCTGTCGTTGCATACAATGAAATGCTTCCACCTGAGTTTCTTTTACAGGATTACATAGATCGGGATAGACTATTTGAACGAGGATTCTTGAAACCAACAAAAACGATTTTGGATTCTATCGGCTGGAAGGTTGAGAGAACTAGAACACTAAGCGAATTTATTTCATACGATTAAAGGAGAAACATGTCAGCGGTACTAAAGAAAATACTTAAAAAACTGGATGATGAATATACAACAATTGCGTCTGAAGGATTGCAAGGAAATATTTCTTACTACATTGATAGTGGATGTTACGCATTTAATGCCCTAGTATCTGGGTCGATTTTTCGCGGAATTCCTGGTGGAAAAATTGCGGGGATTGCGGGGGCAGAGGCTTGCGGAAAGAGCTATATCACTTTAGGCATATGTGAAAATTTCTTGCAAATGCATCCAGAGGGAATTGTTGCATACTATGATTCAGAACATGCAATCGATGAGGATATTTTAAGACCAAGATGTACCGATCTAACTAGAATTTCAATGACATCGGTTGGAACGGTTGAGGAATTTCATATTAGCACAATGCAATTTTTAGAAGAGTATGGGAAGGTCGAAGAAGAAAATAGACCACCACTTTTAATGGTTCTAGACTCCCTTGGACAATTAGCCACAAACGATGAGATCAAAAATTCTGTCGGGGGAGAACTGAAAGGGGATATGGGTCGAAAGGCCAAGTTAATCAAGGGTGCCTTTAGAACATTGACTATGACCACCGGGAGACTTGGTGTGACGATGATCGTGACTAACCATACCCATGCAACTATGGAAATGTATGGTCCTAAACGCGATATGTCGGGTGGAAATGCGCTCAAATATTCCGCTAGTTCAATTGTTTACTTATCAAAGAGTAAAGCTAGGGACGAAGAGAAAAAACAGATTGGAAACATTATCCGATGCCAATTAATCAAGGGTCGAAAGGCGGTCGAGGGGAAAGAAGTTGATCTCTCGATGACGTTTTTAAATGGCTTAGAAAAATATTCTGGACTCTTGGATATCGCTCTAGAGGGTGGAGCATTTACTGTCGATGGACGGTCTATTGTGATGCCAAACGGTGTATCCGCATCTAGATCAGAAATCGAAGAAAATCCGGCGAAATACTTTACTGAAGAAATTCTAAAGGCGGTCGATGTCGCAGCCCAGAAAATTTTTACTTATGGAAGTAAGACTCCGACAGAAACTCATGTAGAAGAAACAGAAATCAAAAAGGAACCACGAAAAAATGCTAAAGCGAAGAATATTTCGATGGTTTCGTAAATGGCTTATTGGATATAAATTTGTTGCTGGTGATAATCCGTTCAAAAGTTATATTCAATTAACGTCTTTACGATTTCGCGGGACCATAGTAAATGTAGACGGCGTTCATGTCGGAGCAAGTCTAACAAACGAACTCGAAATTTCTTTTACTATGACAGTTGTTGAAAACCCAAAGCAGTTAGATCTTTTGAGTATTCGAAAACAAGTTTATTCTGTTGTGTTGGATATTCTTAAACACCAAACTTTAAATATGATAGATGTTTCCGATGTCGGATGATCGAATTGAAATATTAATTTTAAACCAGTTACTTCATAGTGACAGTTTCATTTCCACGGCGTATCCATTCATAAAAGAAGATTTTTTTCAAGAACGACAAGACAAATTAATTTTTACATGCATCTCAAAACTCATTCAAAAATATAAGGGAACACCAACACTCGAAATGGTGTTAATTAATTTCTCAGAAAGTTCCGAATTGACTGAGGATGACTATGCAAAAATTAAGCAGTACGTACCATTTCTAGAACATCCTAAAAAAATTGATCCTAAATGGATGCTCGATAGAGCAGAAAAATGGTGTCGAGATCAATCATTTTTACATGCAACACTACAGGCAGCAGAGATTGCGAGTGAATCAGAGAATAAGAATTTGTCTAGGGGAAAGATTCCAGAACTATTTCGGGAGGCACTATCCCTAACATTCGATCCATCAATTGGACACGATTACTTCGAGGAATCCGAACAAGCATATTTGAATTATCAAAATAAAGAAGATGTGCTTGCATGTAATTTGGAAATGTTTAATCGAATCACCGATGGAGGATTCACCAGGAAAACACTGAATGTTTTTATGGCACCACCAAACAAAGGGAAGTCATTATTTTTGTGTCACTTCGCTAGTTCATATGTGTCATACGGAAAAAATGTTCTCTACGTTTCGGTTGAAATGTCAGAACATAAAGTTCGATCAAGAATCGATGCTAACTTGTTCGCGGTTCCAGTAAACACAATTAAGAACATGCACCACACCGAATATATTTCAAAGATGAATGATGTTAGAAGGCGCGTTCCTGGACGCTTGATTATTAAAGACTATCCAGCAAAATCTATCAGTGCTTTTCACATTAAACATTTGGTATCAGAGCTAGCTTTAAAAAAGAAATTTGTTCCAGATATCATAGTCATCGATTACTTAAATGAAATGAGAAGTATTGAGCAATTAGGAAAAAACTCTGATCTGTATTCGACGGTTCGAACAATCGCAAGTGAAATTCGTGGTCTGGCTTCCGAGACAAACACAGCGGTTTTTACAGCAACACAAACAAATCGTGGAGGATTGAATGCTCCAGACTTGGATTTGGATGATGTGTCGGAGTCCTTTGGACTTCCTCAAGTAACAGACACAATGTTCGGAATTATCACAACCGAAGAATTAGAAACAATGGGCCAATATATCATTAAGGTGATGAAGCTCCGGGACAATGATGTTTCGGCTGTTCGTAGATTTGCTCTTGGAGTAGACCGATCTCGAATGACGTTGTATGATGTAGATCAACCAGAAAATAAAGAGAAAGAAAAGGATGACACACCATCATTTGACAAAACAAAATCTGGTACGAGGCTCAGAGCAGAGGTTAGAGAAACAGTAGAGGATGATCCATTTTTTTAGGGAGGAATTGTGAAATATAAAAACATTAGCACATTAGCCATCTGGTCATTGATGGATGAATTATCCAATAAAAAAGATTTGCTGATAGGAAATGCGCTTGGTGATGAACCGTCTAAAAATAATTTAGTTGGAGATATTTTTAAATTGGGAATGCAGTATACGATGGAATTTATCATGGAAAAATTATCTGAAATGGATGATTCAGTAGATGAGGGTGATCAATGAAAAACATTATTTCTCCAATTAAATGGGTTGGTGGAAAGAGAAAACTACTTCCTCAGATAATGTCTCGATTACCAGAAAAATTTGAGAGGTACTTCGAGCCATTTTGTGGTGGGGCCAGTGTGTTCTTTGCCATTCAAAGTAAACAATCTGATACACAAACCAAGTTATCGTCTATTATCAGTGACACTAATCCAGAGTTGATTAATTTTTTTCGAGTCTTAAAAAATAATCCGGAAGAGTTGATCGAAGAATTAGAAAATAATCAAAAAATTTATAATGAAAATCCAGAAGCGACATTTAAAATTTTACAACAATTAGACAGGGAAGATAGTTATAAAAAATTATCCTCAGAAAAACGCGCTGCTAGATTTGCAGCACTTAACCGGACTGGATTTAATGGTCTATGGAGAGTCAATTCTTCAGGATTTTATAACACACCTTGGAATAAAAAAGTCGATGTTGATTTTGTTTGCAAAGATAAAATGCTGGCTGCATCTGATGCACTTCAAAATGCTGATGTTAATTTGCGGGACTACAAAGAAGTAGTGCGCGAAAGCGTAACGAGGAAATCAGATTTCGTTTATATAGATCCACCATACTATCCAGTCATCAAGGAATCCTTTACATCTTACACCAAAGATTCGTTTGGTCCAGATGAACACAAAATATTGGCCGCGCTATTAACAAGATTGGATCGAGTAGGTTCCAAATGGTTACTATCTCAATCTGATGTTGAAGAGGTTCATACGTTATATAAGAAATTTAATATCGAAAAAATTTCTTCTACTCAGGCCATGGGCGCTCCAACAAACAGTTCCAAGGTATCAGAATTACTCATTAGGAACTATTAATTTTCCTGAAAGTGTATAGTTTCCTATACAGTAAAATGTGGTTGTTCTGTATTAAATACCGTTATGAGACCAAAGCCATATCGTAGGTTAAACACTGAGAAGGCTAAAAGTCATCGCCGAAAGCTTCTAAAGTCAAAAGAAATAAATAAGTTAGACCGAAAACTCAGTATTCGAGAACGGAAGTATAACCAAATACTTAAGGACTTGAGAAAGGATCTTGAGGAAATAGGGTTTAAGAATATAGAGTTTACCATGACAGCAGAAATTGATCTGTTGAAATGGGAAGACTGGGAAGAGATTCAGTGAAAACTTTAAAAAATCTTTGTGAAGATATCGATCCACAAATTCATGTTAGTGGATATGGAACAGTCTCTATGAGTCGAGCTAAAAAAGAGATTGTAGAAACTCTTAGAGAGCTAGAAAAATTGGCTTCCAAAGATGAGTTTAAGGATATCGAAACGGTTCTTAAAAAGGGTGTCTTAGCAACACTCCTTAGTTCAATTATCAAAGCACAGCAGGAGATCAATTAAGTGGCAAAAAATCGTCCAATTTCAACAATCGCATATGAGATCAAAGCCAACTGGAAGCCAGTAAATTTTGCAGCTAAGCCATATCTTGAGGCTATGTATGATCTTCACTCGATGTCAGACAAGTATATTATGGACAGTGCATCATCTATTCTTGCGGGATTTCTTTCCAATGCATCCTCATGGCGCGGGGAAGTTGCTAAGAAAATCAAAAAAGAATTGACTGATATGATCAAGGGGAAAGACACCATAACAGAGTCTTCAGAAAAACTCCGACAAGATCAGGCCGAACGAGATCTTCAAGTTGCAGATAACCAGTTTCAAAAGAATCGTAACAAATCTCCACATGCACAGGTTTTTGATACGGAAATTGGACCACTGGGCATCAGTATTTTTAATGGACAGTATCGCATTACGACTCAATCAAAAGATAAACCAAAACAAGTGGTGTTTCATGGCGATAGGGGCGGGGCTAAAAGCTTCTTAGCAAAGAATTATATTGAAGGAAATCTTTATGAGTCGGTTCCTGATGGTGTATTAAAGGGTTTAGCTCATTGGGTTTCTGACTATAAAATAACCAGAAAACACGGAAACGTAACATTAGCAAAACAAATTAAAGCTGGTATTGATAAAGAAATAAAGAAATACAAACTAGATCCAGATAAAATTTATGGATCAGATCCAGACGATCCTAAAAACAAAAAATCTATGTACGAGTCTGGCAGTCTGTCACCATCAGAAATAGATGGTCTTCGATTGAGAACGGCAAAAGAAGATATTAAAATACTTGATCGTGATGAAGAAATTGCTGTTGCAGATACGGTCAATGGAACTATTTTTGTTCGTAAAGAAAATGGTCGGTATATCATTACTAAATCCGGAAATATGCACCAACCACTATTAGCACCAAAAGTTTTGTTTAATGGAGATCGAGTGGGTGCTACTAAGTTTTTAGCAACTCAGTATATTGTAGACATCCAAGAGGAAGGTTCAGATCTCGATAAGACAGAGGCTCAGAAAACAAAAGAAAAACAAACAGACGATCTTGATCGAATTAAGGATAAGCAAGCCTACGATTTAGAAAAGGCGCGAGAGAAAGACTTCAAGAAAAAACAACAAGAGCGTGAAGCGGATCGTCGAGAGAAAGATGTTCAGAAAAAATCCGATGACTTAAAAAAAGAGTCAATCGATGAGGCGTTCGAAAAATTAGATTTTAAATAAGTGGTCCAGTGCGAACATTCAAGACATTCCTAAATGAATCGTTCGTGGACAAGTTCTATACTGTTTACCAGAATATCACAAAAATTTTGAATGATGAGCTAGTAGCAAACAACAAAATTTCTGATGCCATTCCTAAAATTGAGAGGAAAATTTCTTTGGAATTTTCTAGGTTTGGAGATAAGATTGAAATTGAGTTTATACAAAATAGAAAAAATAACATCTCAATCTCCGGAGTATACTTTTCAGACGATAAAAAAATAAATTTATATGTTCCGATGTTTGTTGATCCTGTTTGGAGAAAAGAACATATAATAACCAAATTGATTTCGACCATAATTCATGAGTTCATTCATTCTCGGCAAGAAATTTCAGCGGAATATTTTAAATCATCCTATATTCAACGTGGCAGATCTTCACTAAAACAAGCCAAATATATGTTCCAAGATTTGGAATTTCAACCGTGGATACAGGGAACCATTTTAAGATTTATAGATGTTCCCGAAGGAAATTTTAATGCGTTTGTCGATTCACTAATAACCGAAGTTCCAGAAATGAAATTTTCTTTTTTGGGTCCAGATAGTCAACGACAATTTGAAATTGTTGTCGCTACTTCAAAAATCTTACAAAAATTTAATATTCCTAAAGATCCATCAACAACAAACGCAGTTTCGAATTTAATAGATGTATATAATACGACATTCCAAATTGGTAATGATGAGTTAAAAAGTCGAGCAACGTCTTGGATCAAGGTTATTAAAAAAGAATTTAAATTGTTTCAGATATATCGAAGAAGGTTTGGATAATGTCAGGGCGTTCCTTTAAATCGTTTCTGAATGAATCGTTCATTGATAAGTTTTACAAACTCTATCAATCGTCCAAAGAAATTATTTCAAAAAATATTCGTGACATGGGGGCGAAGGGTAATGTTGATCTGGTATCAATGGCCGATCAACTTTCAAACGAAACGAAACAATTTGGGCCGCAAATGGAGGTTGTGTTTCGTATATCGGGATCAATTAACGGAGAATTCAGGACACCAGATGAAATTTATTTGGGAGTTCCTACGGTTCACGATTCGATATGGAATAAGCCCAGAACTGCACAAACCCTACTATCAACATTTATCCACGAATTCATACACTCCAGACAAAAACTAACGCCTTGGAAAACTCTTAATTATGAGACAGGTGGACGTGGGTTGGATGGTGCTAAATATATTTTTCAAGACATAGAATTTCAGCCGTGGGTACAGGGGATAGTTCTGAAATTTAGTGGTGTTCCAGTTACTAAATTTTATGGGTTTATCGATTATTTGGTGGATGATGTTCCGCGACTCATTCTTCCTGATGACATTGATAAGCGGATAAATGCATATTGGGATGTATCACAGGCGGCGATTAAAAAATACAATCTTCCCGATGACACATACTCAGCAGATGTCGTTTCATATTTGATTAATGCATATTACGCAACTTTCATCGAGGGAGATCACTCACTCCAAAATCGAGCAAAATCTTGGGCATCTATGGTGAAAAAACAGTTCTCGCTTTTTAATGCTTATCAGAAAAGGTTTGGATAATGTCAACTATAGTTTGCAAATATTTTAATGGTGTTGGATTTGTCGCGGCGAAGAATCGAGACTGTAATTATAAGCCAAGGATCAGAATCAGAAAGAGTTTTCGAAATGATATCGAACGTTTGTTCCTTTGGGATGAGGTCAGTCGATTCTCCGAAGGATTAAACGAACACGGTTTAGTTGTTTTGGTTTGTCCAAGAATCGATATCGAAAATGAGATATCCGATATTAGACGGGCGAATCGAGAAGAAAGAAAATACAATTCACCGGAGGGTCTGAGAGTCAGAAAAGCTTTATATGCATCAACTCCAGAAGAGTCAATTGAGATTTTAAAGGAACAAGAGATCACAGGAAATGTTTTGGTGATGAATTCCGAGAAAGCATTTGTGTTAGATGGCAGTAATATAGATGGTGTATATTCATCGGCTGTTAAAGAGTTATCAAGGTCATCGTCAACAGTCATTTCTAATCGAGATGATATAAAAATTCCAGAAATATCGATGTCGATGAGTAAGACTCCAATCGAATTGATGGACGTATTGATGCAATTGGACCAGGACGATTCTCCCTTACGGATGGGAGATGGTCGAGGGACGATGAGAACGACAGGTCAATTGTTAGCTGTTCCATCGGAGAACTGTCTACATTATAGACCAATCTGGGGAGATACCCTGTTCAGACTGGATAAGTTGAATTCTATCATAGGTAGAACCTTTTTTGAAATTGTTAGTGCCAGAAAGCTAATTAGCTCCATTCAATAATTCCTCAATCTGCTAAATAACCACTTAGAAAGATATTTCAATTCTAGGAGAAATCGAATGGCACGTTGGTCCTTAACATCTGCACCTTCATGGGTGACAAGCGAAGATTGCGTATTAACTCATCGTGGATGGGAGGGTGTTACGACTGGTGAAGTTTACGTTGCCATTCCAAGAGGATCGAGCAAAGCTGGAGCAAGTGCGGCGGCTGAGGTATATTTCGTTGCAGCATCTTTAACTCAGGGCGCGGCATTATCGGTTAAAACTCGATTTAGTCAACCAGTTGATGTTACGGCTGGTTCGACCATTGTTGTTTCATCGACTCAAGGTGGTGGAGACATCACACTTTATGCGGCGGCTCAGTCTGGTGTGTCGGAAGTTGTTTATAATAAGCAAAGCGACAATTCAACAAACCAACTAGTACCATCGTCGGTTGCAGCATCGAGAACACTCACACTAGTCGGTCAACCACTAGACACAGAAACCGTCACAATCGGTGCAAGAACTTACACGTTCCAAACTGTATTAACAAATGTGGACGGAAACGTTTTTATTGGAGCTAGTGCAAACGCATCTTTAGTAAATTTAGTTGCGGCTGTTATGCTTGGCGCTGGTTCTGGAACAGGATATGCGGCGGCTACTACTGCACATGCTACAGTAAGCGCGGCTATGGGCGTTGGAGACACAGCAGTTTTCACAGCACTCACGGCTGGAACTGGTGGAAACTCTCTTGCATCAACAGAGACATTAACGAATGGATCGTTTCCCGGAGCGACATTCACTGGTGGTGTTACTAATAGTGGAACACTCTCTATTGGCGCACAAACTCTCGGTGGAACAATTGTCGAAAGCAACAGAGCAGTTGCGGCGGTTGCTACTCTTACACTGACTGGACAACCACTCAATACAGAGACAGTTGTTCTTGGTTCAAGAACATATACATTCCAAACAACACTTACTGATGTTGATGGAAACGTAAAAATTGGATCGAGTGCGGCTGAGTCGTTAGCGAATTTGATTGCGGCTGTTAACTTGACTGGAGTAGCTGGAACAAATTACGCAACGTCAATGACGATTCATGCGGCGGTGTCAGCACTTGATGCTGATCAAAATTCACTGGATGCAGTTTTCTCGGCGAAGACGGCTGGAACTGGTGGAAACTCTCTTGCATCAACAGAGACATTAACGAATGGATCGTTTGGTGCAGCTACATTTGCTGGTGGTACAGCGGCAACAGCAGCAACAAAAACCATTTCAGCCCCGGTTGGAGCAGCAGCAGGAACAAGAGTAATCGCATAAATGAAATAGCATAATGGCCCTATATACTTGGGTAATATGCTATTTTGCGAACCACTCTTAGAAGAAAATTTTACTCAATATTGCATGAGGCATTATCAAAATCCTCAGTGCTTATCCATTGAAGATTTTCAAGAAGATCTAAAGACGATCAAGTATATCAAACGGTTATTTTCTAAATACCGTCAGAGAAAGATCATTACAGAGAAACACTGTAGATTGATTTTAAATCATATTATTGTGCTATACAATATTTTTGGGGTCGAGGCTGCAACGAGGATTTTGTTTTTTCGAATAGATAAGAAACACTATTCAACACTCAAGACGTTTTTGATTTATCTTTCTCTGATGCCAGATACAATTCCACTAATTAATGGTGAAAATATTGTATCAAAGGATATATCGGTTGATTTAAAAGTAGCAGAGACTTTAGGAAAGACATGAAAACAAAATGTTTTCTAACAGAAAATGTTGCGATTGATTTGTTGATGTTGTATTCAACACTGAAGCGTCTGACCACACCATTTGAAAAAACTAAAGCATTCGAATTGGGAATTATCGATAAGGATGGGAAGGTTTTAAAGAAAGGGAAAGATTTAAAAACTCCAGAAGAAAAAAATGCATACACACTATTTGATAGATTGGTATTCAATTTAAAAAGAATCTTAGAAAAACTTCCATTCGGAAAAACCAGAATCGCGTCCTTCGCGGCTGCATTGTTCCTATTAAAAGAACAGAATAATAAAGACTATGATCGAGATCCAGATCTATTAGTTGAGTCTGTTACGGATTGGTTTGAAATGGTTCAGGAAAGAAGAAAAGAATTTGAGGAATGGATCAAGTCATTCACTGAGGATGCAGCGGCTAATGCAGTCGGGACCGGAGCCATTGCCGGAACGGGTCATGATGGAGATGATCCAGCCGTTTCAAAATCTGCACAAGAAAAATACAAAAAGAAGACATTTGACGATTTCTTAAAACTCACACGCCGCCCAAAACCAAATAAATAGATTTGGAAGTAGCCAAACTAGACAAATAGTAGATCTCTGATAAACTAGTGTTGTCTGAATAAGTAAGGTTGCATACGGTTAACAACATGAGTAAAGCTAAGAATAAAAGTTATCTCTACGATCAAGTCAAATCGTCCCGGTTCGTTGCCTACATTTCTCATCCAACTATCGGAGATAACCTAGACGGCAACTTGATCAAAATCGAAAATCTCGTTCACCACATTATAAAAAATTATCCGTTCGTTAATCCAATAACCCCATACTACATGTCATACCGTTTAGTTGATGAAGCACATGCAGGAGAACTTCAAAAAGCTGTTGAAATGAATTATGTATATTTTGAGAAAGGATTTTTTGATGAGTTGTGGTTGGCCGGAGATGAAATTACATTTCAAATGGCCACAGAAATCCGTTGGGCGCTGAAGTTTAACATACCTATATACTGTTTCAATCCACATCTGAAATCGGTATTGGAACCACTATTACACGAATACGGAATGGAGTTTGCTTATAACTAAGGAATCGGTTCGTGAAAAAAATCTTAATTCTCTGTATACTAATCCTATCAAGTTGCACCGGAAGACATTCGTTCAATCTCTCAAACGACATCATCGGAAATACAGATGAAAATTTTACGTCCCAGATTAGGTTTCAGACTAACATTGAAGCTGAAAAGGCTTCGGAGACGATTAAAAATTTTGCAGAAACGATTCCTTCTTTGGTTGTAGATGATCAAGATCCAAAGAAACTTTCCAGAATATTATTCACGGTGGAACAGAACATGTACACACCAGATGACATTCGAAATCCGAATGTCATTGAAGATGATGTTCCATATTCTGGACTCTTAGAATTTAGAGCCAAGAGAATCAATGCAAATAGTGAACGAAGAATCAGTACAGAAATTGCATTGGGTGTTGTCGGAAAGTATTCGGGCGCGGAGGGACTTCAAAAATTTATTCATAACGATCTGGGAAAGGGCGCACCACCAAATGGATGGGACAATCAGATTGCAGATGAACCAACATTGAACATTAACTATTCTAGGATGTGGGAAAACCATCGTTCTAATTTTCGTGATTGGGATTTTGTTTCTGTCGGAGCAACAAATTATAGGGCAGGAACGGTCCATACAGATTTCGAATTCGTTCATGGATGGAGACTCGGATACAATGTTCCGGGTATGGACAATGCTCAGAAATTGGATGATTTTATTTGTTATACTTCTCTTGATTTGTCGGCTCGTGCGGTTGTTAGAAATCTCCATTATGATGGGAGTTTGTTTCAGGATAATATTCATACTGTTGATTCAGAACCCGTTGTTAATTCAATGAATATGGGTATTCATGTTGAGTATCACAACTACATCATTCGATTCGACTACAATATTAGAACTAAGGATTATGTTGAACAAAAGGCAAACACACACACATATGGGGTGTTGTCTTTTGGAACTAAGTGGTAGGGACACCTAACAGTAGTTCTTTACAGATTTTATAAATCTGCTATTTTATTTGAATGGCAAACATTAATCCCGATCCAATTCTGGTAAAATCCACATATTCTCAACCATCCGATTCTTGCGGTCCAAACGAAGATGATCAATTTATTGAAATCGAAAAATATAATGCGGGTCAAGGTGACTATATAGTTTTGAAAACTGAAAGGTGGGCATTCGATCCAGAAGAACTGGATGCCTTTATTCGGATGATTAAAACGGTTATCAAATGATAGTGGGACTCGGACGAATTCTTGTAAAAGAACAAATCGACGATTTGGAAGATATCGAAAAATATTTAAGAACTATCGGAGTAACATACAAAACGAATATCCAAAATGATTTAGCAGTAATTTATTTTGATACCAAACAAGTATCGAAATTAGAAAGAGATTCGAGTGGGTACTATCTTGGAACAAAACGATATGGTATTCAGGAAATTAGAGATTTAGATTTACAGGAAAATTAAATGCAAGAAAATGCCGTGACTCCAATAGAGACTCCAATAGAGACTCCAATAGAGACTCCAATAGAGACTCCAATAGAGACTCCAATAGAGACTCCAAAATTAACAACAGATGAAAGAGACGTTGTTGAGTTATATAAGATTTTGACTCTGACAAGTAAGGAGTTAAATTCTCAATTGGGAGTGGGTCCACTCAGGACGATTGCAAATAAAGTAACAATCTTTGATGAAGATGTTGCAATTCGCCTAGACCGAATGAAAAACACAATGTATGCATACGGCGGCTATGGCGTTGCGGCGGTTCAGGTCGGACTTAACATGAGCATGTTTGTGATGGATGTTTCAGATAATTTCACAGACGCAAGAGAATTTATCAATCCATCATTTGTTGATACAAGCGGAGAGATCATTTCCATTGAGGGATGTTTGTCATTTCATGGGTGGTCTGAAAAGGTAAACAGATTTGATAGTGTGACGTTAAAATATCAGACTAGAACAGGTGAAGAAAAAACAGAAACCTTCACCGGAAAGGCGGCGTGTTGTGTTCAGCACGAAATGGATCATTTGATTGGAACGTTATTCATTGATCGGTTGAGCAATCTTAAGAAAGATATTTTTCGAAGATGGTTTAAAAAGACTGGTCCACAATATCTCATTCCAAGAAAAGTAAAAAATGTTAGATATCAATTGGTGAATCCATGAGTGCAGTTGGTCTAGAAGCTAGGAAATTTTCGTATGAATCTGTTCAGAAGCTCGATCCAAATTTGATCGAGGCATACACATCCTGCGCCAACTTCATTTTAAAAAACGCTCAAGATTTTTGTAATAGGGAGTGTGTGAAGATCGGAGGCGAGAAATCGTCCTGGGGAGAGATGAGCAATTCTTCTGTACTTCTTGAGTATATTCAAGGACTTATAGATCCATCCAAAGATGAAGTATAGTTTTATAATCTATCCTGTCTTACTACTTGTTATGACCTTCCTGGGGTCGTATATGGCCACACAACGGGCGGCAATCCTAGCCTTGTCCGAAGCTAGTACCATCAAAACTGAGTTAATGAGGCTCACATCTGAGGCTATAACCAATCAAAAATTAGATCATGAGATGTTGCAGAAGTTCCTATCGGATAGGCTAAGTATTGTTAGAAGTTCGGAGGTTCGTCACGAAAGGTTAAAACGAAGTTTGAATAGAAAGAATGATGGGTTTTCTAGACTTTTAAAGGCGAAACCAGGGCTAGTCGAAAAGAGGATTAATGACGCTACCAAGAAGTATTTTTCTGATTTTGCTGATCTTAGTCGGGTGTTCTAAGCCGATTGAAATTGTTGTTTCTAGGGTTGCGAGACTCCCATTTGTATTCGAAGATCCAAAACCAATCACAGCTAGGTCTGTCGAATATAAGGTTTTCGTCGATTCAAAAGATGCGGTCTGGATATCAATGAGTCCAGAGTCCTATAAAAACTTCTCTTTAAACATGGACGATATTAAAAGATTTTCTGAGGAACAATCAGCTATTGTTAGGGCATGTAAGTCGTATTATAATATAGGTTATAGACCTTAGCGGAGAAATACGATGTTGGATGATATGTTCGGAGGAATTAAAATGATCGATCCGAATGATGATAATTTAATTCAGTTGATTGGTGGAATTTTATATGATGGAGTTTATGAGAAAAAATTCACTGTTGATGAAATATTTTTTCAAATCGATACAACAATTCGCCAAAGAACCTGGATCAAATTTGAATTCAGTAAAGATCAAATCAAGAAAGAAATTTCAGCTTATAGGGATTCAAGAAAAAATTTAGAGGCCATCTCGAAAAAAATTCTTGGCTTGTATAGCGGGGTCTAGCCCCAATGTATTATCTTGAGGTTCAATATCTAAGATTCGTTTCGAATCAATTAAGAAATTTTAAACAGAAAAATGTTGGACTCTGGGTTTGTTCTTGTCCATTTTGTGGAGATTCAAAAAAGAGTAAGAGAAAAACTCGCGGATATTTCCTTGGAAAAAATCAGGAGATATATTTCTATTGTCATAATTGTGGGATTGCAAAATCGTTTTATAATTTCTTGAAGGATATCGATCCATCGTTACATCGAGAGTACATCCTCGAACTTCATAAAAATAAGGTCAATCCACAGAGGCCGACTCAGAAAAAATTAATTCGACCAGTTAAGAAAGATGTTGAGAAAAAATTTGTTGGTTCAACATTGATTTCAAAATTAGATGTTGAGCATCCGGCGCGAAAGTATTTGGATGGAAGAAAAATTCCAATTGAAAAATATGACAGATTATATTACACGGACGATTTCTGGGGATTGGTTAATACGACATTTCCCACAAGATACAAAGAACGAAATGTAGAGTCGAGAATAGTTATTCCCGTTTTTAATAAGTCTGGTGGGGTTGTTGCGATCCAGGGGCGCACACTTTCAACAGATCCAAATGTACTACGTTATATCACAACAAAACTCGATGACGATGCTATGTTGTATGGGATTGATACTTGGACACCAAACAAAAAAACATACGTGGTTGAGGGTCCAATTGATTCTTTATTTCTCCCAAATGCTCTAGCTGCAATGAATGCTTCTCTAAAACAGAAGCTCAAAACTTTTGAGGATGAGACAGGAATCAAAATAGAAGATCCGGTGTATGTGTTTGACAATCAGCCAAGGAATTTTGAGGTCTGTAAAAATCAGGAACAGGTCATTAAGTCTGGGGGATATGTGGTGGTATGGCCAAGGACGATTGTTGATAAGGATATCAATGACATGGTTTTATCTGGGAAATCCTCTCAAGAGGTTCACAAAATAATTGATGACAACACATTCTCTGGGGCATTGGCGTTAGCTAAGTTTAAAATGTGGAAGCGGTGCTAGGTTAAATTCGTTATTCCCTAAATCACTAGGAGAGTAACGAATTTAAATATGTCCATCCACGAATCTGTATTTTACACGGTCACAAGTATATGCCTATCATTGTTGATGTTTACTGAACCAATCTTTAATTTTAGTGCTAGGAAAAATGTAATGGATATAGGATTAGCTCCACTCGGACTTCAAGGTTATTCACCAAAACATGCTGATGTCGTTTTGTCTTTTTATCATCATATCGAAGGGCGTAAGGTTATATCCTTTGTATGGAATTCGTTTGGTCGAAGAAAGAAGAATATTAAGAAGTGGTACTCGATTGCTGGAGAAAATTCCACAACAATAATCTATCTGTCAAACGAAGTTGATCGCAGGAAAAACCAGATCGATTCTAGGAATTTACTCTATAAATTAGATCCCGGTGCGTATAATAAACGATTGGTTCACGATCATCCAAAAACATTTTTTCATTTGAGAAATCGGATCGAGGATATTGTAGATTTTCATAAGGCGCATGGTGTCGGAGAGTTAAGAATCGTTTTAGGACTCGAAGATAATTTCACATCGGCGGCTGCACAAAAAGTTGTTGATGTAATAAATTCTGTCGATCCATCAATTAAAACAATTAGAAATCCATCTGGAAGTGCGCCGTCTCAAGGACCAGCGGGGGCAGATTTTTTAGAATTCCACGACATGCGACATGCTATTCCAAATAATCAATTTGGTGTAACTGTAGATGGATATGAAGTTTGTACAGAATTTTGTGGAAGAAATTTAGATCAGATGTTAACAGATGAACAATTAAAATCTGCGGTCCACAAATTCAGTGGTGGAGATTATTTTTTGTTATGGCATTCGGTATTGAATATGCTAGAAGAGGATTCGGTTGAGGCTAAAGAGCCATCAAAGAGAAAATCCGATATCAAATTGGGATGCATTCACGGTCTTGCAAAATTACAAAGAAAATTATCTCAAATTTAATTAGTTGTTTTCGTTCAAACTTCTTTACTAAAAATCGTTCTGGATATATAAACACACATCCAAAAATTATTAAGGTCATATGTCCAATAAAATATTTGTTAGAGAATTAGACTCTGGTATGGGTCAAGCTGTTGCTGAAAGAACAATATTAAGAATTAAAGAAAATGGGGAAAGGGAATCTTGGGGGGATGTTGCAAAGCGTGTTGCATTAGGAAATTCATTATTAGATCCTGATGAGAATCGTGGGGAACAAGAGGGGAATATTTTAGAGCAACACATTGCTAAGGGAACTATTCTGTTATCGGGCAGACACTTACAACATGGAGATATTAATCAGCCACTAAGAAATGGAGAGGTTTTTACCAATTGTGCTACTGCCCCAACATCATTTTTATTATTTTATTTGCTTTTAAATGGGTCGGGTGTGGGTCGTGCATATGATGATGATGTTATTGTTGTGAATTGGGATAATGCTCCAACGATTAGATGTGTTTTAGACGAAACGCACAAAGATTTCGATTTTTCAGCACATGAAAGTGCTAGGGATGCTAAACACAAATACGGAAACGGAAAGGACATTCTTTGGTTCGAGGTTCCAGATAGTCGAGAAGGTTGGGCTAAGGCATTAGAAATTTGGGAAAATTCGGCGTTCGAAAAAATTCACCGAGATAAAATGCTGATCTTGGATTTTTCAAAAGTTAGGTGCAGAGGTTCTTTGATTGGTGGGATGCAAAATCGTCCTGCGAGTGGTCCCGTTCCATTGATGAACGCTTTTCAAAAGGCAGCATCATTAAAAGGCGCTGGCCTGTCGGCATGGAAACAAGCACTGTTCATTGATCATTATTTCGCGGAGTGTGTATTGGTTGGTGGTGCGAGACGCGCAGCCCGGATGTCCACAAAAAATTGGAGAGACAAAACAATTTTAGACTTTATTCAAATAAAGCGTCCGATAGAATTTATCGGCGCGGATTTAGAAAAAATAATTAATCTCAGAAAACAATCGTCCTTGTTCAGTTTTTTGTGGTCTTCAAATAATAGCGTTACGGTCGATAAAGAATATTGGGATTTACTATCACTCAAAAAGAAAGACTCGAAATACAAATCCGAATTAGCAATTCATGCAAGAAAGGTTCATGAATTATTAACACTCTGTTCTTATGCAGATGGAACAGGAGAACCGGGGATTATTAATCAAGATAAGTTGGCTCAAAATTTGTCTGGATGGGAAGATTTGAATCGGGGCGATTACGTTGGAAGTAAAAAATATCAGCTTAATGATGATACTCAAATACTGATGAGTAAACTGGCAAAGAGAGCAAAGAAGAAAAAAAATGTAATGATCACTAACCCATGTGGTGAAGTGGCTCTAAACATGCTTGGTGCCTATTGCACAATAGCTGATGTTGTTCCATTTCATGCCGATACGTTAGATGAAGCAGAAGATGCGTTTCGCGCAACTACACGGGCGCTCATCAGAACAAATCTAATGGATTTTTTATACAAGAAAGAAGTAGATCGAACAAATCGGATTGGAGTTGGTATTACAGGTATTCACGAATTCGCATGGAAATTTTTTGGTTATGGTTTTAGAGATTTAATCGATGAAAAGAAATCAAAAGATTTTTGGTTAACGCTCAATAGATTTAACCATGCAGTAAAAGATGAGTCCGAAAAATATTCAAAAATTCTTGGACGAAATATTCCACATACGATGACAACCATCAAGCCAGCCGGTACTACATCGAAAATTTTTGGTCTTACTGAAGGCTGGCACCTTCCCGCAATGAGTTATTATTTACGATGGGTGCAGTTTCGTTCGGATGATTCTTTGGTCGAGACGTATAAAAAATCTGGGTATCCAACAAGAGAATTAAAAACTTATCAAGGAACCGTTATTATCGGGTTTCCGACTTGTCCAACAATTGCGTCATTGGGGATGGAGGATAGGTTGGTTATGGCAGGAGATGCTACACCAGGAGAGCAATATCAATGGTTGGTTCTCGGAGAAAAATATTGGATAGATGGGATAGATGAAAATGGGGTTCAACAAGAACAACAATACGGAAATCAGATTTCTTATACTCTTAAGTATCGTCCAGAATTAGTTTCTTATGCAGAATTTAAACGGATGTTGTACTTACATCAGAAAAAAATTAAGTGTTGTTCGGTCATGCCACAAGCAGATATGACCGCATATGAATATCAACCAGAAGAACCAATTACTAAGGCTCAATACGAAGAAATTTCTAGGGCAATAATTAGAGAAGAGAAGGAAGACTTAGATTTTTCTCATGTGAAGTGTGATGGTGGGGCATGTCCGGTTGATTTTAATAAACAACCATTGAATTAGCTATATAAGGAAACATGAAGAAATATCAATTCACATATAACATCGAAAACACAAGCCGACAGTGGGGCTGTACCGCGAAAGATTCGGCGGCTGCACTTAACAAATTTAAAGATTTTATGAACCTTGTTCATAAGACTTCAATGAGTTTTACTGACTTTCAAGAACTAGGGGAAGTAGAAAATCAATCACAAGATAAAAGGAAATTGCTGAATGAAAGTTAAGATCGAGTGTCCGAATTGCGATATTGTATATTCGGTTTTGTATGAGGTGCGCGAACCAATTTGTTTCTGTCCGTTTTGCGGAGAAGAAATTGTTACTGAGGAAGATGACGATGATTTTGAGAAAGAGGTAGACGATTCGGATTGAAGACGAATCGAAGTTTAGACTTTGGTATTGATGATATTTATTATAACGTTGTTGGAATTGACTTGTCGATGACAAGTCCTGCGATCTGTTCCCATCCTCTGTGGTTAGATTTCAAGTACGAGACTTGCATATTCAATTTCTATACCACACAGAAAAGTAAGGCTGGAGTTTACGAAAAAAATATTATTGGAACATTGGCTCCATTGTTTAATGACAGCGAGAAAAGATTTGATGATTTGTCATCCTGGGCAATGTCCAAAATCCTTCCACAATCTGTAATCTTATTAGAGGATTACTCCTATGGATCAAGGGGTGCCGGATTTCATATCGGAGAAAATGGTGGAGTTCTTAAACACAAATTTTACAAAAATCATCCAAGAATAAAATATTCCGCAATCTCTCCTGGCACACTAAAAAAATTTGCTACTGGAAAGGGGAATGCAAAAAAAGATCAAATTTATGAATCCTTTTTGGAGCAAACTGGCATCAAATTAGGTATACTACTCGGAACTGAAGGATTGAAGAAAACTAATCCAACGGACGATTTAATTGATGCATACTATTTGTGCAAGTATCTCCACCAAAATATCATAAAACCAAATGAGAAAAGTTCGTGATTTTGCAAGCGGAAAAGAAAATTGTGCGTTCTGGTTTTTTCCATTCTTCGAAATTCCTTTAAACGATCTTCCGAATTTTTGTGACATCTCCATACAACATAATAATCAGCCAAAATATGTTCTAAAATTGCATCTATGGCTATCTAAAACTGGCTATGGCGATAAACAATATTATGAACAAGTAGATCGTATTACAAAATATCCAAATTATATAATCGAGTATATTCCCGAACCTGGCTACAGGGCATTTGTATTTGACGTTCCAGAGAAATGGAAGTACGATTATGAAACAATTTTATCTGGAAGGACCGACAAACTTTCTGATGAATATCGCGCAGCAAATAAGCAATACATCCCGGAGGGATATTTGAAATTTGTTGAAAGACAGAATAGACTAACCGATCATCATACGACTGATCGATATCAAGGAAAAGTGTTATGACAGAAAATACAATGGAACCAACGTCTGTTACCGAATTAACTCTAGAGCAAAAATACTTGTATACGCTCAGACACGTCATGCAGCAATGTATGAAGCAGAATATTTGCGAAGTCACTTTTCAAAAAGCTGATGGAACGAAGCGCGTGATGGAATGCACACTAATAAATGAAATGCTTCCACCAACAAAGGCAGAATTGGGGGAAGAAACTAAGCCAAGGGCCAAGAATCCAAAAAATTTGCCGGTCCTTGAAACCAAGACCAATGAATGGAGATCGTTCAACTTGGATACTATCTTGGACTTCAAAATCATAAATAACGAATAGATTCATAGCAGGGTGGAGAAGCTAGTATCTCGACAGACTCATACTCTGTAGAACACGGGTGCAAATCCCGTCCCTGCAACCTTTCAAACACCGTTCCCAACAAAGTAAATTTGTTTTGACAATTTTGGATCGGTTTGATATTCTCGCTCTATTGTAGTTTAATTTTTTAATCAGAAACAGGAGATTATATGTCTAATTCTGAAAATATTATTACGCTCACTAAAGAGCAGGAAATTCCAAATAGAAAAAAATTATTCTGGAAAAGAACCTTTAAGTATTCTTTCTTTTTAATCGCGTTCATTTTGGTTTCAGTTCAAGTTGCAAAATATACAGAACAGGCTCTCACTTGGTCACAAGATAAAGTTGACTATTATTCATACAGAATCAAAGAGCATTTTAAAGTTATTGAGTATAGACCAGAGAACGGTCCATCCGTTGCCGACCTAGATACAGTCGTTAGAACGTATTCATCGAAGTACGGGGTCAGTCCGGCCATCACCTGGGCAATCGTGGACCAGGAATCGAACCTTGCTCCAACAAGAATTCGGTTTGAGGAATCTTGGAAAACCCAATATAGCAAAAAATATCCAAAGCAAGCGTGGATGAATGATATCGAGTACGATCTTCAATTCTCTTCGTTTGGTTTAATGCAAGTGTCATATATCATCTGGAAGGATTTTTGTGGGATCGAAAATTACACAGACCTATTATCGACCAGCACCAATTTGGATTGTGGACTCAAAATAATCTCACAGTGTCTTTACGACAGGCGCGAAGTTAACCCAAAGAGTAAAAGGCTGAGGGAGTGTTTCCGTGAATACAATGGGACAGGAACACAGGCAGAAAAGTATGCGTCTCAGGTTATGGCGCGGCTCGCTGACCACTTAATTGACGATGCGAAGCTAGTTGAGGCGGTTGGAATGGTTGCTATAAAACTACCACAAACGAATCTTTAGGAACCAAAAATATTAAGCCATTCTTCGTTGGAAGATTTTCTTGATCCACTGATTCCACCCTTCTTTCTGATATTTGAAAGAAGAATCGAATTCTCGGATAAAGAAATTCCTTCTGATAGATAAATTTTTGTGGTTGGATTATTTTTAATGAATGTCATGTAATCAAAATTATATCCATACCCAGAAGTTTTCTGATATGGTGGATCAATATAAACAACAGAAGATTTTTCGGGGGCGAACGTTTCTACGTTTGTACAATATCCACAAACTCCATTAGCAGTTTGTACTATATCAACAACTCTTTGATATAAGGTTTGTGGCATAGGCATCATCGGATTCACATGAGATTTTCTATTGCTCGTAGCTGTTGGGGTCCAGTAGTTTCTGAAGCCACATTGATTCCAAATACCATTTTTAATATAGACCGGTGTGGAACCAAACGAACATGCCTGTAAAATTAAAAATTCATATAATTTATTTTCTCCTGGTTTAGAATTTCGAATGTGTTCAACGTAAGATTTGATCAGTCTAGGATCTGTTGGGATTGAATCAATACAAAACTTCCATGTCATCAGATTGAAGGTTTCGTTTCCAATCGATTCCCAGAACAAACCCCACGGAGAAAGATCGACCATTGTTATTTGTTTTGGAGAAGTTCCTCGATTGATTAACTCCAAAGAAATTGCACCACTCCCACAACAGAGATCGACAAAGTTGGTTGTTGAATCTGTATTTTTTAAAATTTCGTCAACAATGATTTTAGATAATCGTTGTTTGCCGCCTTGATAAGCGCATGGAGGAATTAAGTATTTTTTCATTTTTAATAAAATCGATTCTTGACAGTCATTATATACTTGGTAAGATAAGCGAGAATTCTAAATGGGTAAAGTAATAACCATCAAGGGTCATAATGGACAAACAAATAACCATTCAAGAGCTAAGAACGTTGCTGTTTCAGTTGAACGATTTTGATCCACTGACTGGTAAGGAAAGGCTAGTTTGGCTTTCCGTTCCAGACAACTTCGAAAAACTACCATTAAAAGAGATTCACACCACCGAAGAAAAGGATTTAATTTTGGTGACATCATAATGTGGAAAATCAGAACATTAAAATGGAAGAAGAAAACGTTTGACGTGTATCTACTGGACAGTGTGGAAATTTCGGTTAATCACGGAATTACTAGAACACTCAGTCTTAATTTTAGACATACGCCAATCTCTTTGATAATTGATGTGATCTCTCCATGCATGGGAACAAATTATATTTCTAACATTTCGAGATGGCCACAAAAACCACTCGACGTAGATTTTTTAAAATTCTTTGAGAAAGAAATGAATCTGGCAGACCGTCCCAAACCTAAGAAGAGGTCCAAATAAATCATGAGCGAACCAATAACCAAACAAGAGTTTGAAGCCCACAAAGAAACCGAATCGAAGATGATTGTCGGGGAGAAGTACCATTTATATCACCAGATGAGTCATGATGATTATTGTAAAGACAAGGTGACTTATGTGGGTCACGATTTTATAAATTCGTCTGTCCGGTTTGAAAAGATTACCCCGGACGATTCTAGTGTAATTTTAAAGCCATGGGGCAATATCTATACAGACAAATACTATTGTGTCAGAATTGATTAAATTTTCTCGGAGTAGAAATGAAATCAATTTTTTACGATCTGGAAACCACAGATCTTGCAACTACTGGCCAAATTCTAAATTTTTGTTTCACTTTAGTTGATGAAACTTGGGAAGTTCTCGAAACTCTTTCATCTTCAATCAAATTAAATCGATTGGTTCTTCCGAAACCAAAGGCAATCAAAATCAACCGCATTAATGTTATGGATCATCAAAGCGATCCATATGCAATGACAGAGGTTGAAGCCATGGTTAAGATTGAAAGGTTTGTTAGAGGAATTTCTGAGAGGGCCGATAGCTCAGGAGAACCAGTTCGATTGATTGGGTATAACTCAAATAAATTCGATATCAAATATTTAAGAACATGTATGATTCGTAATGGCATTTCTCCATATTGGGGGAAGGCGGTTCAATGTAAAGACTTGTTACATATGGCGCAACGTCTCGCAACATGTGAACAAAAATTCCTCGATAAGATTGATATCATCGATCAGAAAACGACATTGAAACTGGAAAATCTTTGTTCGAAATTCGGTCTAATGACCGGAGATCAAACGCATGAGTCCAGGGACGATGTTAATTTAACAATCAAACTTGCAAAATATTTGGCCGAAACTTACGGCGCAGATATTCGAAATTATGTTGCTTACGAACCAAGACTCTTAGAAGAACCAGGATCAATTGTTAAGAGGGTCTTTCCGGTCTGGAAAGATTCATCGACAAATAGATTAGATGATGTTGTTAACGTGTCTCAATTTGCATATTTGTGTGGAGATAAAAATTACGCACTTTGGATTAATTTAAACAAGTACCAAGCTGGAGAAGGGAAGAATTCAGTATTCTATTTCAATCGTGCCATGTCTCAATTTTATGTTGATGATACATACACACCAACAGAAGAAATAGGAATGCTTGCGGCTGTGGCATGTGAAGAATTTTCTGAAATGAACACTAGAAATTTTTGGCCACCAATTGATTGTGATGTAGAGGCTCACATTTACAAACTTCCGTTTGAGGGAATCGATGCATTACATGAGGCGATACATCGAAACAACATACAGCACTTAGTTTCTCTAAAAAACATTGAGGCCAATCATTTGTATTCTCGATTCGCTGTTAATAATGTTCCGGTATTATCTGGAAAAAATCTTCAATACTTTGATCGATATTGCAAGTATCGCTATGGCGGGAAGATGAAAATTTCTAACAGGGATGTTGAATCTGTGTCGGAATTGACCAAGGACGATTTTCATCCAACATTCGAAACACTTCTTGGAGATATTGAATTGGAGCGCGTTGGTGGAACAGAGAAGGATTATGAATTGATGGCTGCATTGGAATTATATTTCCACACATCAGAAATCAATGTTCGTAAACCAGACTGGGAACTAGTTACTTTGTAAGGATCAAATATGTATAAGATTGCAAACTTCTTTTTTTATGTGTCCCTTATTCTTATTATAACATTTTCGACAATGACATTGGTAAAATTTATGTACGATTTTTGGGTGGGTTAATCATGCAGTTAATAGATTTCAGTCAAATAATGATTTCAAGTCTTATGATCCAAATTGGGTCCGATCCAAATGCTGAGATATCAGTGGATCTCGTAAGACACATGGCATACAAAACCCTGTTATTTTATCGAAGAAAATTTTTTCATGAGTACGGCGAACTAGTTATTTGCTGTGATGCAAAAAATACTTGGAGGAAGGCGCGATTCACTCATTATAAGGGAAAGAGGAAATCTGCTAGAGAAAAATCTGGGTTCGATTGGGAAGAAATTTTTAAGTGCTTTGATATCATCAAATCCGAACTACGAGATAACATGCCTTATAAACTTGTGGAGGTTGATGGCGCAGAGGCAGACGATATTATCGGAGTATTAGCAACAAGATTTGGAACTGTTGAACCGATTGTGATCGTTTCGTCAGATGAAGATTTTATTCAACTTCAAAAATATCCCTTGGTGTCTCAATTTTCTCCAGGAAAAAAGAGGTTTTTAAAACCAGATTGCCCAATCATTGCTCTCAAGAGAAAGATTTTTGAGGGTGATAAGGGAGACGGGGTTCCGAATTTTCTATCGGATGATGATGCTATCATGAATCCAGATAAGAGGCAGAAAAACATTTACCAAGTCAAACTTGATGAATGGATCAAAATGCCTCTTGATGCTGTTTGTGATACTGAGGTTAAGAAGAAAAACTATGAAAGGAATCAGTGGCTAATTGACCTATCCTTTACACCAGAAGCATTGAAGGATAAGATCATTCAAACATACGATAACCATAAGCCGGTTGGACGTTCAAAAATATATAATTTCCTTTTGTCGAATGGTCTGAGACAACTTTCTGGTTCTGTAGGAGATTTTTAAGTGTTCGTAAAACCAGTTCACGATTTCAAATATACAATGGCCGAAATGGTCGAAAAAATTCTTGCTCATCCAGAGGAAGATCGAGTCGATGCATTAAAATATTATTGTAATTTGGTTCCCGAATTGAAAGCAATTTTGGGCGTACAATATAATCCAGACTATCAATTTGATCTTCCAAAAATTATGGGTGTTCCGAAACGAAGGCATCCAGTTCCAGCCGGAACTGGTGTGAAGTTAGCAAAGGAAATGAGGACGTTTCCGATGTTTCTTAAATTTCAAGATCAACCAATGAGAGATTTGAAGATCGAAAGAAAGGGATCTTTATTTCTTCAACTGCTTGAGTCGGTTGATGATGGGGAATTTGAGATTCTACAGAAGCTACGAAACAAAGAGTTTACTGATATTTCTTTAGAGACAGTCATGACAGCATTCCCCGATTTATTGGAGTCTGCAAATAGCGGGGGAGATGTAGCGTGAAGCCCTGGATACATGCAAAGTCATCAGCTAAAAATTTTGGTGGGGTCGAGGAAGATTATATTGCGATTCACCAATTAATGGATTCTTCGAAGGGTGCATTGGGGGATGTTCGACATCGGGCGCTAACCCACAACACTTGGTTTTTGTCGGTCATCCTAGAAAAAATATTTGGGGTGACAATTAAAAATTCTGCTGGCAAAGAAGTATCCGTTCGTGATATCGGAGAACAGCATGTCATGGAAGATTATAGAATGAAGTTCATCCCGACTGCACAAGATTTTTTATCAGAAATGAAAATTGTCGATTGGATGGATAATGCAAAATCCGGAATCCCCGACTCGATGAAAAATGTAATTAAAAAGGAAATTGTTCATGACAACCGAAAAAAGCATAGTTAATAAGTATCCACACATTAAAGAGTGGGTCGAAATTCAAGAGAAATATAAATCTTTACTTAATGATGGAACCACCATCAAAGATCAATTTGTTGCTTATCTGATCGAGCGATATTCGGTTTTGTTTAATCAATTTAAAAATCTAAATTTGATTCGTTGGTCACAATATACCCCATATTTTTGTGACGGAGAACCATGCACATTTCAAACGAACATAAGTTATCCAGATGTTTTCCTTCAGACAGGAGAGGTTGTGGAAGGGACGGAATATACAGCCGTAACAGATTGTGGAGAAGATATTTTAAGGTTGGTCGGAGAGAAGTTTTTTGAAGATGTGATCGGAGAGAAAGATATTATCATTCGGCGCGGCGGGGTAAATTTAGATGGAGAAGGAACTTCTGATACATACGAGAATCCCTGGGCCGTGTATGTAGAAATTGACGAGGTGAGTTCACATGATTAAAGAAATGCAAGAGGTTGTTGATCTAAATCAAAAACAAAAAAATATTCTAAGCGAACAAAGAAATTTCAATTTCGTCAATGAGTTTAAATGGGTCATCGAAGAATATTTCAGTCCAATCTTTAATAAATTTCATCAACTAAAGCTGGTTTCGTGGACTCAAGAAACGAAGACACAAAGAACGTCTTCGTCTGATAGTCCATACAATATAACATTGTTTGAAAATTTTGACAGTGACTCAGTAAAGATTGAACTGAATTCTGAGGAAGACGGTGATGGGTTTATCGAAGAGGAAATCGAACACGATATCTACCAAGTTGCGGAACAGCTATCTAAATTATTTACTCCAGAGGTGTTCATATATTGCCTCGGAAGCAACACCGAAATCATGGTTCGTAGAAATGATATGGGTGGAGTCAAGCTATGTAAGAGGTCTTTTTACTAGTTGCTAATCTTTGTTAATTTTTGATGGTATAATTTTTTCTATGATGAGCATCATGTTCTATTATTATTATTAAAAATAACCGGGGTAAAACATTGCGGTCCTGGCACAAAATTTGATAAGCTTAGTTTGTCTTAATTGACCTTTCCTTCTATGAAGGAAAGAATTTATAATGAAGGATAATATGAAATCGACAACTAAAAGAAAGAAGAGATCAGTTCCAAAAATTACTTTGGAAACCACAAAAACGAAGCTGCTAGATGCATCTTCTGAGAAGAGAGATGGATCGACTGTCCCTTGGTATAAGATGTGTGGAGAAGCTAAATTCTCTGACGACAGTACCATCCTATTCACCATTAATACATCGATATTGGGCTATTCCTTGGTCAATATCGTTCATTCGGTACTGGATGCCGATATGGTGGTAAAACTCAAAACATTGGAAAGTATGTTAACTAGGGCGGCTAGACACATTCAAAAGAATTCCGATGTCGGAAACCTTCGCGGAAAGTTCGTTTATGAAGCAATTCTGAATGAATTTTCATTCGATGGAGCGCCGGATAAAGCAGTATTCGATAAGGAATATATCGGTCTCGAAATCGAGTTTCGGTTGAAGGCCGCGCAAACGATGATCCGCGAATCCGATAATTACACTTCCTTGTCTTAATTTGAGTAGTATATTATGGTTCCGGTTGCCTTGGTCGGCGTAATAACTGACCAAGGCTTTTTCGCGCACCTAATATAAAAATGTTGACACTTATTGAGAAATTGTGATATTCTGTATTAAACATTTGGAGCGAGGTTTATAGGTATATGAGTTGGAAAAAATTTAAGAAGACACGGAATTCACTTCCGGCTGTGATGATTGGACTTCATCCACGGGCAGGAGGGAGAATCGTGATCAATAGAGCAATTATGGGAAAGTTAAAATCGTCCCGGATAGATTTGCTTGTCAATAAAGAGGCTAGAGAAATATTAATTAAACCCAATGAAAATGGGGATTATTCTTGCACTACTGCAAATATAGCAGCAAGTTCAATTGTAAAAATGCTCGACTTAAAGGTTGGTAAAAGATTTTGCAAAGAAACTAAAGAGGGTTTCGTATTTTCTTTTGACGATTTGGAAATCGGTGAAGCGTAAGTTAGAACATAAACATGTGTCTGGTGTTCAGATTAAAACAACACCAGTCAAGACGGCTCCCATTCGTTATGGGTTCCCTACCAGACTGGCTACTCTAAACAAATACGCCAAGGGGTTTGGGATTCTCGTAGAGAGAACAACACATCAACAGGACAGGTATTTAATCCATCGTCCTGGTTGTAAAACGATGTATTTTGCTTCTAATCTCGATATGGCGGCAATCCGGGTTGAGCAATTGATTGTTGAATAAATTTATTGTTGACAAGTTTGGATGATTTGTGACATCATAATATTATAACAAATGATGGAGATATAAATGTTTGATTCAGCAATTGCAGATGAGATTCTTAACAGATGTGGTTCTTTAGTTCATACAAATTGGCTAGGGGATACCATTCGTAAATTAAATAATCCAGAAAATTTAAGTCCATCCGACTTAGATTTGATTTCGCGCATCCTCAAAAATTGGGTGGAGGTTGTTGAACAGTTCGAGCAATACGAAATCATTCAATCTGAAGTTGAAGAGTTAAGAGAAGCCGACGATTCATCCAAACAAGAAATTGGTGAGTTAGAAGATGAACGTGACGATCTCAAATCCAAAAATTTAGAGATGACTGATGAGATTTATGAAGTCTTACAGATGAAAAGATTGCCAGTGGCAGCTAAGAAAAGATTGGAGAGATTGATCCAGGACGATAAGAAGTGAAATATTTTAGGGTTGATACTCAAAGAAAAATACATGATTTGATGATGAGCGAAATAGCTGAACGGTTTCGTTCGGGAGAACATCAATTGTTAACATTCGTTGTAAATCAGAAAATCTATCATCGGTTAAATCAAATATTTGGGAATCAAGAAGTTCTGGTGTTGTCAGATTTATCGGGAAGAAAAACTTTGTTCATGGACGATTGAACGTCTAACTGACTCGTTCTTAAATATTTTAAAATTCCCCCTGCGCGGCAATCAGGGCTAAGTATTGGATTTTGTTACGTTAGATTGATCAAACCTTCCGCATTCCACGCAATTGTGAAATCCCCGGCGCTAGAAGTCTTGTCGGTTCCGAAATCAATGTATGCAATCAAATGATCTGTTGCGGCTGATCCCATGTTGCAATAAAGAACAGCACCACGAGCAGTAATTGTCGAAGATGCCCATGTAACATCAGCGGCATCCAGAACACCTTCATTATCGGTGTTATCTTGCGTCACGGTGACAGATGCGAGGGTCGCTCCACCAGCACTATAACCAGTTCCCGACACTTCGTTTGTGATGTCATCCCTAAAATCATGAGCATCAAAATCTGGAGTATAGCTCGATGTAACGAGCATGATCTTGATAGCTTGAGCATCAATATCGATGGTGTCTAATATTTTTTTCTTGAATGAGTTATAAATTCCCGATGCCATGAGGTCTCCTAATTAATCTTTGTTATTTATCGTTTTGAACTAGTATCGATAACTTCCACCAGGATGATTCTTTTTGATTATCTTCATCTTTTCTAGGTAGGTAGAACTTGGTTTTTTCCTTCCGAGTCGGATCGGATCTCCGATTGGAGGTGCGCCCATCACAGTCTCAATACAATTGACTTTCTTGCAGTTTGGACATGGAGATTGATTTGGAATTTCTTTCTCAGCTATTTTTAGAATTTCTTCGAATTTGTGCTGACAAGAACTACAGATATAGTCGTAGGTTGGCATAACATTATATATGCGAAATCTAGGAATTATTTCGATAAATACCAAAAGAAATGGCCGATAATATAACAATTGATAATGGTGGTTTGACCGATTATGAGGTCAGAAGCACTGATGTTGGGGGTGGAAAACACGTTCAACATCTTCGAATTGATTTAGATGCTCCATATAATGTGAAGATTGATGAGGGTGCTACTTATACATACATAGGTCATGCGGTTCCTGGATCAGTAACATCGGGGGGAGTTTGGAGAATCAAAAGATTAACAAATTCTGACGCAACAGTATTGTGGGCAGATGGAGATGGAAATTTTAATAATGTCTGGGATGATCGTGCTTCACTATCATATTCTTAAAGGGAAATTAAATGTCAGCAAGTAACGCAACAGAAACAGATTTAGTAACATACATTTTTGATAGTGGCACACCAGCTTGGGCAGGAAACGCAAACTTTTTTATTCGTTTGCATTCGAGTGATCCAGGAGAAGCAGGAACAGCGGTGACAAATGAAATTGCGTACACCGGATATGATGGAGTGTCAATCAGCCGAACGACCGGATTTACAATTTCCGGAAACGAGGCAAGTAATACTGCGCTAGCACAATTTCCTTTGTGTACTGCGGGTTCTGCAACAGCCACACACTTTTCAATTTGCACAACACAAAACGGCGCGGGACAAATTATTGTGTCCGGAGCATTGTCGGCATCACTTTCAATTTCTGCGGGAATTCAACCACAATTCAATGCTGGAGAATTGGATGTTGTTGTAGATTAATATGACATTGGCGAATATCAAACAAATGGTTGATGCTGAACTTGAGGGTCGAGTCAGGAGAAATACCTGGAGAAAAACTCCATCTCAAGTAACTACGGCTGGACATTGGTTTGATCTGTCGATGTCTCCAGGAAATCCACCACCAAAATATTGGTTCGATGCTCCACCACTGATTGCTAAACAAATTAGTCAGTCAGCAGATGGTGGAATTTTTCATGGAGCAAATACGACTCCAATGACTCAATATTTAAGATTGATGACTGCATTAACTACCACAGTAACGGCATTACCACTTCCAATTTATTTGTTAGATTATTTGCTTTATTATCCAAGCTGTGATGATTCAACAACAGATCCTCAAACTATGGATAATTCGGTAACACTTCCAAGATATACAGATGGAAAGGGTGTTCAGATTTTGGCGGTGTCTGTTGCGGGTCGAACGGGTGGACAACGGTTTTTTGTGACATATACAAATTCAGATGGTGTGGCTGGAAGAACTTCACAAACAGTTACACAAAATGCTGCATCTGCAATCGGGACGATTCAATGTGGATCGTTATCAACTGCGGCAACATCAACACCATTTATTGGATTACAACATGGGGATAGCGGAGTTAGAAGTATCGAGTCTGTCACAATGGTTGGTCCGGACGTTGGATTGTTTACATTGATATTAGTAAAACCACTAGCACAAACTCAGATAAAAGAAATTACCGCGCCATATGAAAAAGATTTTTTTCTTGGAACAGGCGCGGTTCCAGAAATAAAAGATGATGCTTATTTAAATATGATATGCATTCCTAATGGAAGTTTAGCAGCAACAGCCTTAATTGGTGATTTAAAAATAATTTGGAATTAGAGAGGATTTATGCCAGGATTTACTAGTAACGATGCAATTATTTCTGCCCTAACAGCAGGACAAACATTCAAAACCAATTGGAGTAAAAACTTCAATCCAACGGCGGCGGCTGTAGCAAACGAGTGGCACACACTATTTCGTGGTGCAGGAAACCCACCAGCCGATGCATTATTTAATACTGGTTCAACTTTAGTTTATCAATCAGTTAAAGATACAACAGCAAATGCGGGAACGTTACAAACCGGTGGAGCAGTTCAACCAACTTACTACAAATATCTACTGAACGGATCTTGTGTAAGTGCGGCGGCAACGGTTGTTCCTTGTACCGTTGCATTGGTTGACGTGATCGGTTTTTATAGAAAAACCCCTGTTACATCAACAGCAGCAGATGCAACAACAAATACACTCGGAGAATCTGATACATTTACAGCAGATGATACAACAGATATTTGTACTCATACCAGCACAGCAAACTTTCCTAGCAATATTTTAACAGGAACGAGAGTTCGTTTAACAACAACGACAACACTACCAGCCGGACTTGCTCTTGCGACAGATTATTATTTTATCAAATTATCTGATACAACATTTAAGTTGGCAACATCATACGCAAACGCAATTGCGGGAACTGCAATTAATATCACAAGCACAGGAACAGGGACTCATACAATGAGTCGATTGCTTCCTAGATATACAAATGGCGCGGGAGTACAAGCGATATATTTTAATAATAACTCAACGGCAATGGGTGCGGCTACTCCGAACTTGAGTTTAGGGTATACTAATTCCGCGCAAGTTGCTTCACGCGCTACTCCCACAGTTTTACCAATCGGAAAAACTGCGGCACCAAATAGTCATATTTTGTATACAGGCGCAACCGGAACAGGAAAATATAATTACCAAATGCCTCTTCAGGCCGGGGATGCGGGGATTGCAGAAATTAATACAATTCAGAATTCAGTTTCTTACGTATCAAACGAATACACGGTTGCATTGATAAAAGAAATCGCAAGGTTTCCTTTATCTACATTGGGTCTTGCAGCAGAAAGAAATTTTCTATATGAAATGCCTAGTCTACCAAGAATTTATGATGGTGCGGCATTATATTTCTTAGTCGGTTCTGGTGTTGCAACTCCAGCATCTTCAGCATTTTCCGGACATTTAGACTTTGTATGGGGCTAAGATGCTCCTGAATAATTACAACGTGTTCAATGCAAATCCAGGCAGAGCAATTGGGGGTCCAACCGATCCAACAATATATCTAAAAAATGCAAATAAATATAATTTTTACACTGGTGATCATGTTGTTTCTGGTGAAACAGACAAATCCTCTTTCTCTGGTGGATACTTACCACCATATACATGGACATTAGCACCAAAATCTGGTGGGTTATCGTCGCACAGAAATACAACAATTACTTACTCTCATACAGTTAATTTGGTTGGTGGATTACCAGGATCAGGCAGTTCATCAATTACATTTACAGAAACAGCTACCGGAGGATTGATTGTTTCTGGAACTGGTAGTGCATCAATTACAATTAGTCAGACAGGAGTTTTAATTTCTGTTGCGGCGGGAACTGGTAGTGCATCAATTACTCTTTCCGGAACAGCATTGATCGGTGCATTAGCTGGATTACACGGATCAACTTCAATAGTTTTAACACCGGCATCTATATTAAAAGCGGTTGGATATTTGTCTGGATTATCAACAAACGAAACAGAGTTTTCTGAGGCAGCATTGGCCAGGGCGGTTTGGTCAGCCGTTGCCAGTGACTATAATACACCAGGAACATTGGGCGAAAAATTAAATGATGCTGGTTCGGCTGGAAATCCATGGGCAGCAATATTAGATGACAACAATGATGCGGGAACTTTTGGTGAAAGGATTCAAAAGTTATTAACTCTAGCAAAATTTCTGGCCCTTAAGTAATCCTTAAATACTAAGGATAATTCTGGGGTAATCTAATGACCATCATTACATCTTTACGATCTCATTCATCGAGTGTAGATGCGTCATTTTCTGCGACAACATTCCTGCTTGACGTTGTATTACTAGCTCCATCAATTTCTACTGGGGTAACAATATCCGTCCCTGAGCTAATTCTCCAGTCTGAAATAGTTTCTCCTGATATTATTCTTTCCCCGAACATAGCAGTTTCTACTTTAGATCTTGTATCAGAAATCATCGATCCTGTCGTTCACGGATCTGCGATTATTTCTGTTGACATATTAAATCTAAGTTCTCAAATTGAGATAATCGATCCTGTTATTGTAGCGATTAGGAATGTCTCAATTGATATTCTACCAATCGATATTCCATCGGTATTGAATAATCCAACAATCGAGATATCGACAATATCAACCGTTTCTGTATTCACCATTGGTTTGGATTTAATCAATCCAACCGTCAATACTACATTTACAGTTACATTTGAAGCTGATGTTTTTGTTATTCAGACAGAGGTTGTTGCGCCTGTTGTCTTGGCAGCAATCAATATTGAAATCAATGCAACAACACTCGATGCTCAATTTGTTGTAAATGCGCCGACAATTAACACATCAGTAAATGAGTACGTTTCTACTTTAATTCTCCAGTCGGCGATTCCAGATCCGGTCATCCAAACAGCGTCTATACTTCCAATCGATACATTAAATTTAGTCAGTACACTCAATGCGCCGATTGTAAGTATTTCAAAAGAGATCTACGCGCCATTATTTGTAATTCATATAACACCATATACTCCAGACGTTACAACGGTTCGTTATGAGACGGTCAATGCGGATCTATTGTCATTAATTTCTAGTGTTCAGTCTCCAACAATTAATATTGGAACAGCAGCGGAATTTTCTGCTACTCCACTCGAATTAAATTTATCTGTCGTAGATCCAACGGTCGGAGGATATCAGACAATTCTTGCTTCTGTACAGAATTTGAGTATCGAATTGTTATCTCCAGAAATTCGATTCGGAACGACATTCGAAATTCCAAGTCTATCAATTGGATTGAATGTTCAAGAACCAACAATCATTTCGATCACAAATGTTTCGGTTGTTCCGGATGTGTTGTCATTGGGAATGGATATCGTTTCTCCAGAAATCCATTTTGATAATGTGTTTAGTGTTAGTTCAATTGACTTAAATTTATTGGTCAATGAACCAACTGTAGCCATTGGTATCGGAATTAGTGCAGGGACGATTGATCTTCAATTCAGTGTTCCAGAGGTCACGGTTACAACAGTTCGTTATGTAACAGTCAATGTTGATCCAGTAAATTTAATTTTCGTTTGTCCTTCACCCGTGGTCTTTTCGATGCATCCAATTTCTGGAGTATTCGATGGTAGTAGAAGCGAAGAAATTTTGGCAAGAGAAAGAATATTCGAGGTGGATGCTCGTAACCAAGTACACGAAATTCCTTCAGTCAAAAGGGTATATGAAGTCGAATCAACCGCCAAAATCGTGGCCGTCAATTCTTCAATCGATATCTACGAATATACTTTGAATCGAGATTATAAGATGGATGTTATGGCCAAACCAAGAACATATGAGGTGTTTTCAAGAGAGAAAATTTACGAGGTTTTAGCAAAAACGGTTGATATTGAACCAGTATCACGTCATAGAATTTATGATGTTGAAGCCTCTAAATAGTTGATATGGCAATCCCAATCACCAAGCAATCTGGAGAAGTTCGACCACTTTATGTCAACTTCAAAAATCAACTTCCACCAGGAACAACCATTGAAAGCCTGTCCGTTACGGCGGCTGATTTTGATGGAAACGATTTGACTGCTACGCTAATCCAAGACAATAGCGAAGACATTGATGGAGAGAGGGTTGGTGTGGTTTTGGAAGGTGGAACGAGTGGAATGAGAGCAAAACTAAATTATGAGATTACCCTATCGGACGCTTCTGTGCTAATAGATACTGTTGTTCTTATCATCCAAGATTACTAATGACAATCTACCGCGAATCAATACCAGGGAATATATCTTTTAGAAGGTTGTCTGGTGGAGCAATTCAAATTCCCGAATATCTACAGATCGATGTTGTTGAGGGAGAAACCGATACACTTGAAATGGATTTTGAGGAAAGAATTGGGAACAACACAATCCTTTCATTTACCGTCTCCGCGAATGAATTTGGGGAGGCTACTCCAACACCAGAGATTCTCGATCAGTACACAAAGTTGGTCACAAATTCTGTTTGTTCGGTTGTGGTATCCAACTTCGTTTCTGATATGAGATATCAAGTAGACTTTTCAGTTACTCTTAATAATGGTACTGTTCTTGAAGAATCTTGTTTAATCATTGCGTGGAGCAAAGAATGAAATTCATAACCATATTTTTTCTAACAATTTTAATTCCTCAATTAGTTCTGGCTGAAGTTAAAGTGTACAACAATGAGTACGTTTTGACACCAAAGAAAGGTGTTGGAGCTATGTCATCAAAAAAACTTCCAGGAACATTCAAAGTCAAATCTCAAAATGAAGGAATGATATTAGTCAAAGCAAAGCCACTGGGGATGCACATTTCGGTGAACGATGAACCAGAGGTTGTTACATATGATCCAGAAAAAAGTAGATGTAAGGATGTCGATCAATCACAATTTGATTGTTGGCCAAATTACTATGTCCAGGTGTCAGCAGGACCAAATGATCCAAGTCTTTCCAATTTGTGGGGAATGGTTGCTGATAAAGGAATTGGCGCAAATGCAGCGTGGAATTATTCACATGGTTGCGGAAATGGTTTAGTAGCTGTTATCGATACGGGCATTGACTACAACCATCCAGATCTTGCTTCGAATGTGTGGACTCCACCAAATGAGATTGCAGGAAACTTTATTGATGATGATGGAAATGGATTTAAGGACGATGTGCGGGGATGGAATTATTGGAGCTATAATAACAATCCAATGGATGATAATGGACACGGAACGCATGTCGCAGGGACGATTGGGGCGGTTGGAAATAATGGGGTTGGAGTTATCGGAGTTAACTGGAATTGTAAAATTCTTTCACTCAAATTTCTAGGAGCCAACGGCGGTGGAGCAATTTATAACGCTGTTTTGGCGGTGAAGTATGTTATAAAAATGAAGAAAATTTATAACATTCCGTTCGTTGTTATTAACAATTCTTATGGGGGCGGCGATTATTTTGGACCTATGTTTGAGGTCATTAAAGAGGCTGCACAGAACGATATCCTGTTTGTCGTTGCGGCTGGTAATGATGGAAAAAACAACGATACAGATCCATCTTATCCATCCAATTACGATTCATGGAATGTAATATCAGTTGCGTCGATTGATCCATCCGGAAAACTATCTTCATTTTCAAACTATGGTTCATCGGTTAATTTGGCTGCACCGGGGAGAGACATCCTATCGACTTGGCCAGGAAACACATACAACACGATATCCGGAACTTCTATGGCAACACCACACGTTACTGGTGCGTTGGCCCTATACTATGGTGCCAACAAACTACCACCAAACGTTATTCTGGATAGGATGTTGGAGAGAGTTACTACACTCGCTGGTCTCAATACTAAGGTCGAAACTGGGGGAACACTCAATGCGTATAACATGTTTTTATCTGCAAACCCCATTACCTGTAAAGAGAAGAAACTAGATAAGTGTTTTGTTCGGTGTTCCAAGAGATTTCCAAACGCCGATAAGAAAACCAAAGATCGTTTTGCAAAGCGCGTTTGTCGAGAAAATTGTCGAACAGAAAATAACTGTCCAAAGGTTGATGAATAAATTAGGTTCTCTTAAACCAGGGACTTTTCGAGCGTTAACACTCAATCAGAAAGAGGTGTTCAGATTTTTTCGAGAACACAAAAATTTATTTCTACACGGTTCGGCGGGAACAGGAAAAACCTTTATCCTCTTATATCTCTGTATTAAGTGCATACTCGAACAAAAGGAATTGGGTTATAAGAAGTTAGTGATTGTCCGGAGCGCGGTTCCATCAAGAGAAATCGGACACCTTCCAGGCACATTAGCAGAGAAGCTTGAGATCTACTCACTCCCATATAAAGCAATTCTTGCAGAAATATTTTCCAAAGATTCAGCTTTAAAAATTCTAGAGTCTAGTGGTGTTGTGGAAGTTATTTCTACTTCATTTGTTCGAGGGATTACATTAGAAAATTGCTTGGTGGTCGTTGATGAATCTTCGAACCTAACATTCCACGAACTTGATTCGATCATTACCAGAATTGGAAAGAACAGTAGAATCTTCTTTTCTGGAGATTATGATCAAAGCGATCTACATTACAAAGACAGAAACGGATTCAATGCATTCATGAATATCATTTCAAAACTAAGCAGTTTCAGCACAGTAAAATTCACACTTGACGATATTGTAAGATCGGATATAGTTAAAGAATATCTGATAGAAAAGGAAAGACACTTTTCTGAGGATCGTTAGGTTGCAGCTACTTTCCGAAACAACCACTCAGCCGAAACTGAACTGTTCGGTGGGCTTAATTGTTCATCCGAAATTTCTCGGATGAACAACTTGTTTGTTCCGTGAAATTATCGAACAAAGACTGAGCCGAAGTGGGAAGTGATTTTGTCAGAGATAACCTTTGGTGTGGCGATAGTTCTCCAAAACACCATCACGTTATTTCTCGCACTGTTCGAGATGGAAAGCGTAACTTTCTTGAAAGTCCGAACGTAGTGACTAACGATCCTCAGAGAAGTTTATGAAAAAATTATTAGTTATATCCGAATGTAGTGAATGCCCATACCAAATGGCAGATCCACAAGATATCCCATTTATGTGGGGGAAAAATTATTGTGACAAATTGAAAATTGAGTTAATTGATTATCCTAAAATTCCAAAAGAATGTCCATTAAAAACTTTAGAAACTAAAGAAGAATTAGATGATTAAAATTTACTTACTAGGCCATAAAAAATTTTCCGGAAAGGATACTCTCGCCGATATGATGGTAGAGAAGTTAGGATATACAAAATTGTCTTTTGCTCAGCCAGTCAAAGACTTGGCGCGGGATTTGTTTAAGCTATCCGATGCCCAATTATATGGGGATTTAAAAGAGGTCGAAGACAAAAGATATCCGAATTATTTGTCTGGGGTTGGTTATCTGACTCCGAGAATTATCATGCAATATGTCGGAACTGAATTCGGTAGGAAATTAGATCCGAATATTTGGGCTAGGAAATTGTATAACGAAATTGCAGATTATTATCTATATGCTGATATGTCGAGACATAAGTATGTTGTTTCTGACTTCAGATTTCTCAATGAATATACTGTTGGTTTAGAGAATAAGAATTCGAAAAATTGGTTAATCCGTCCAATTAAAATAAGTAGGGATATCGAACGGTCGGAGGATGTCCATCCATCAGAAATTGAGCTAGATACATTTGATGGGTGGGCTGGAGAAATTAATAACAATTCTACCAAGGAAGATTTGTTTAAAGAGTTTGTCTGCTTAGACTACGAATTGGATAAATGAGATGGGAATGTTCGACTATATAAAATACTCTTGTGCTTGTCCTGAATGTGGTGCCATTGTTAGAGAGTGGCAATCAAAGGACGGACCATGTGTGATGTCTACACTCGATCCGTGGAGAGTTGAAAATTTTTATACAAGCTGCCCTGGTTGTAAGACTTGGTTAGATGCTAACGTGACAGCAGATGTTGAGGAAATTGTTCATTCATTAACGGTTGATGTTAGGAGTAGTAAATCATGAGTCCATCAGAAATTATTGATATGTTTACCCTAGTTTGTGTGATCGTTACGTCGATTGCCAACCTTCATTTTTATGTAATTAACAGAAAATTTATTAAAATGATTTCTACGACAACGAAAGAGCATGGGGATTTGATTGTTAGTTTAGCTGAGGTCGATTTAGATCTGTTGGTTGCTATGAAGCATATGCTCGAAGAAAACAAAAAATCCAAGATCATACAAACCCAATGACTAACATAATTCTAAGAATTAATGAAAAAGAAGATCCCGTAGAAATGGGATTTGAGGATGAGAAAACTGTCTCCGTTCAAGGACTCCAAGATATAAATTATGGTCTGTACCTTACGTTTATTGAGATGTGTAAATCTTGTTATTATAACCCGTCAAACAACCAGGACATTGATATCAAATTTGACCTACAAGAAGATGGTGTGGTTGCTGCATTAGTGATGCCAGAGGTTGCTATACACTAATGAATCCTAGTGTTAAAATGGACCAAATGATCATGGTCGATTTTGAATCGTGTGAAGTGAAGTGTCCAGCATGTGGAAGACATTGGATAACATCATTATATGTTGAATATTGCAATTGTTTATACTGCGAATTGACGATTGATCCAAAGATACACATTGTTTTAGGTTCTGAACTAGAGGTAAATTAAGTGATCGAAATAAAAGATTTAACACTAAAAATAAACGACACGGAAATTAAAATCACGTTCGAGGATTTGAGAAAACTACATTCAATTCTGACTGAGATGTTTGGGTCCGATGATAAAATTACATATCTTCCTTATCCGGTTTATCTCAATCCAACAATATTTAAACCTGTCGAGTATCCCGATCTAACTCCAATTATAATTTGTGAGTCTGGGGTTACTCCATTGACAGTTGGGGATGGAGTTATTCCATTGACGGTGGGAGATAGTATTAGTCCACTTTTGATTGCTAGTGATCTAGAAAATACAATTTCGATATTCAAGGAATGATATGAATGACGTGGTGATTGAAGCAAATTTAGTTGAGTCGGATGATGTAGATGTTGAAAGTCAGAAAAAACTGACTGAGAGAATTAAAAACAATCCAGAGGAATATTGTCGAAGGCTCATTTCTTTGTATCAATATCGAAGTCGAGCAAAGCAAGCTTATCATAATTTACAAAAAACTTATGAGGCGCAATTAAAAATCATGAGACATGTAAACATTATTGATCATTACGATTCACAATTGAGAAATTTTAAAATGTCAGTGCGCGGAGAAATGACAGACAAAGAGGTGTTGAATTATTTGGCGCAATCAGTTAACGATTTATCAAAATCTCAAATGACTCCTATATATCTTGGAATCCTGATTGGCATTTTGATCACTGTAATTTGTTTAGGCGTAACATGAAAATATCAAAGAAAATAGCGGCTCAATTGAAAAAACTTCAAGATGAGAGTAATCGATTATCTAAGCTCCAGGACGATTTGTTTATTAAGGCCGCTAAAATAACCAAAGAGAAAGATAGAACCTTTGACTTCATATTTAATAACCATCCGGAATCATTAGACAATTTTTTAGACGATTTGAAAATTAAAATAAAATAGTTGTTGCGTTGTTTGAAACCTTTTGATACTATTGTTAAAACTTAATAAAGGTGGATATATTATGATTAAAAAATTGATTCTTTCTATTTTGGTTACTGCGGTTAGCGCGTCTGCGTCAAATAGGTGCGATAGCGTTGATTTGTCATATCCAATGCCTGTCTGTGTAGTGAATAATTCAACTTGTGAAACGCTTGCGTGTTATCGCAGAGAAGCTATTCGCGCCAAAAATTCTACGAAGTGGCTAGTCTATTTTGTTGGAGAAAAAACCTTCTGGTCGGATTCCAGTTATTTTTATGAGCAATCGATTGCGGGTGGTTCTCTAGGCAATATTCCAGTAGCATTGGTTGGAGTCTTCGGTTATGAACCAGATCTTAAAATGGTCGAAAAACTTCTTAGCGGAAGAATGGATGACGAGTTCAAGGAAGAAAGACATATCGCTATTCGGCGCGTGTTTCATACTTGTGGCTTAGATGCTGTCTGTAAGAAAGCGGCGTACCAAGCAAAGCGATATGTTGGTCATCCAATGACCAGTAAATCGTGGTATTGGTTCACATCGGTAATAGGATTCTAGGGTGGACAACTTTATATACATTCATCTTTTTAACATTGTTGCGGCCATACTCGTAATTGGATATTTGGTCGGTCTTAAAAAGATGTTTAAGTATATTTTGTACACTCTCTTAATTTTTTATGTTCTATTTGCTATCGCAAATTGGGCTATTTTGTAAGGAATATTATGTTATTTTTGTTGGTAATTACATTCGGATTTGTGGCATGGACAATCATATGAAATCGAAATTATTGTCAATTTTGCTGGTTGGAATATTCGCTGGATGTTCTCCAAAAATGGGAACAAAATGGAATGAGGTGGTTGCAACGGGGGAAATTAATTTCATTTCCGCTGGTCCAGATTGCGATTCATCCTTTACGGAAGCGGTGAATTACTGGTACTCTCACGGGTATCGATTAAAGGTAAATTCCAGTGCCGAAAAGACTTTGATATGCCTACCGAAAAAACCAATGTGGACAAATTTAATTTGGCCATTTGGAATTGGTGGAGTATCAAATGGAAAGGTTGCGTGGGCCGAACCAAGTTATGTGAGTCATGAAATGAAACACTTAGTTTGGGATGACATGGAACACAAAACTCTTTTTGGTGAACAGGGAACTTTTAGAATTAATTTGTTTTAAAACAATAAAGAAGGAAAATGTAAATGAAAAAAGGAATAAGACAAGGTGACGTTCTTTTAATGCCGGTAGAACTTCTGGGTGAAACAGCACCAACAGAAACTCCCCAAGTTATTGAACAGTACACACTTGCTCATGGTGAGCAAACTGGACATCATCACACGGCGTATGGCGAAGCTCCAGCGAAGTTGTGGGATTCGAGCAAAGGAAAATACTTGGCCTACGGATCAGAAATGATCTTGAAGCACCAGGAACATAAGGAACATCGGATTCTTCCTGACACTTGCTACAAGATTCTGAACGAAACTGAATTTGATCCGTTCGAAGAAGAAATGCGAGTCGTTCGAGACTAAGAAAATTAACATCAATTAATGGAATAAAAATGACTACAGAAAAATTATGCGTGACTCCCGAACATGAAGCCAAGATGGTTGAGGTTCGAGATCGATGGATTAAATTCTATAACTCGTGCAAACAAATCACCAAAGACGAAGAGGCGGCGGTGATTGCTGATGTTCAGTGGGTTTATGAATTAGCAGAACTTACTAAGCCAGAGGTTGTAATCGTCGATTCGCCAAAGGCAGCACAAGAAGCTGGAAACAAATTCCTCAAAAATACAGAACCAGTTTATCTGTATTCTGGATGGAGAATGTCCGGTTGGGATTGTGCTTGGACTGCTTATTATGAATTCTTCGAAGAGATCGGAGTCAAGTACGATTGTCCACATTGGGAACGATGGAAGGCAATGGTTAAGCGTGGGATCTATTCATCCATTCAATTGGATGGATTTTGCGCTGTTTCAAGAATGCCTCTCTACATCAAAACAGATGGTCCAGATTTCAAATTGCATAATTTGACTGGTCCAGCTATGGAGTTCGCAGACGGATACTCTGTCTACGCTTTATGGAATGTTTTGTTTGATAAAGAATTGTTCGAGTACCTAACATCAGGCAACGTTGATCCGAAACGTGTCTTGGCATTAGAGAATATTGAACAACGAATGGTTGCTCTCAAGATGCTCGGAACCAAGGCTATTCTTGATAACTTCCCAAACAAAGTAATGGATAAGAAAGAGGGATACACTCTTTACGAAATTACTGGAATGACATCGAAGACGAATTACGTTCTTCAATACTTCTGTCCTTCAACAAACAAGGAATATCTGTCGTTTGTTAGACCAGAGGTTGGTGAGAAGGGTGATGCAATTGAAGCGATTGCATCGAAGTGGAATTTGAACAAAGAACAGTGGTATCAGATCGGATCGCACTCCTAAATCCACACTGTTAGATCCTTTACAGCCAACACTATTAGCATATAATAGTGTTGGCTTTCTTATGTTTATTTCATGAATTTTTGACTGGAGATTTTGTGTTAAAATTTCATGACAAGACAAGAAATTATTGCGTATGCGGCTGGAATGTTCGATGGTGAGGGGTGCATTACATTTTCCAAAAGGTTGCGTCCCAGAGTCAAAATTACATCTTGCGATAAAGAGTTGGTAGTTTTTTTTAAAGATAATTTTGGTGGTTCGTTAGAGTTTATCAATAATAGCGGAAAGAATCCAAATTGGAGATCATATTATAATTGGATATTGCAGGACACTGAAGTAATACCATTCTTAGATAAAATCTATAATTTTCTTCATCACAAAAAAAAGAAAATGAGAGCAAAATTATTACTCGAAAACTATGTTAAACTTCCCCCCGGGGGACATCCGACATGTTTAAAAAATATAAACCAGAGAAAGAAAAGAAATTTTATAAGAGACCAATTTACGAAGATGAGTATGCGGGGAACCAATGTCTGAAAAATTCGTTTCCAACAAAGAGAAATTTTCAACATCGGTTTCGTCCCTGCTATCGAATCCAGATTTAACAGTCATGGATGCGATCATGATATGCGCCAAAGAAAAACAGATCGAGATTGAAAGAGTCCCTGCTTTACTAAATGACAGTATCAAAAAGCGATTAACCAAAGAGGCAAAACTTCACCATCTCCTAAGAAGAAAACCAAGGAAGAAAAACAAAAAGAAAAAATAATTATGAATTTATTTGAATGCTATGAATGTTTTGAGTCAGTCAAACTCCATTTTAAAACTGACTCGTATGATTATTTTAAGTATAATGGGAAACTAACAAGGCTCGATCCAGCCAAGTTCGAAAATGGTAAAGAGAAGCTGTACTTTAGAAAAATCCATTCCAAATATCCATCAAGTCAAATTCCGTTTTTATTCGCGGTCATCCTCAAAGAAAACCCTTCAATGTGGATTGGGAATATCCAAAACGAAGATCTACTAAAATCATATCTGGTTAAGCGCGGGATTAAAGAATCCTTGACGCATCACTTCAAAGAGGATATGATCAAAATTAAATCTCTGTTAGGTGGAGAGAAGTTTGTTTCTTTAATTAAATCAAGTGGTGAACATCCGAGGTTGTTTACTCTATTTCGCCAAGGGACAATTAAAGAAGAAACACTTGGTATTATAAATGGAATTTTTCCGCTGTTTGATGTATGGAAAAAAACTGTTTCTGATCCAATTGTGTTACCAAATGAAATGAGAAAAATTCAAAAATTTTTTCCTTTCCTTGAAGTAAAAGACCTTTCCATCTACGGAGACATTATACAATCATTAGTTATGTAATCCTTGATTTTTTAATATTTAAATAAAAACATGTCGTTCGAGCATATCAAAAACAGACGGGGGAAATCCCTAGAAGCAACAAAAAAGGCTCTAAAGAACAAGACTGCTTTTCAAGCCGATGAAAGGATCTGGACAATTAAGCCAGATCCAGGAACAGGCGTTGCGGCGGCTCTTATTCGCTTTCTTCCACCAAGGACAGAAAATGATGCGCCAATTAGTCCAACAATTTATTTCAACTTTTTTCGTGGTCCTGGTGGAGTGTACGCAGAAACTTCCCCATCTACCATCGGAAAAAAATGTCCAGTTCGTGAAGCCACAGGAAGAATGTGGAATAGTGACGATAAGGATTTGAAAGCAAAAGCCAAGACTCGTTTTGCTAACAAGAAATATTACACAAATATTTTGGTTCTTGACGATAAAGCCGAACCAAAAAATAATGGTAAGGTTTTCTTGTTTGCCTTTGGAAATTCAATTCATACTAAACTTGAGGAAGCTGTTGTTCCACCATATGAAGGTGTTCCATCGGTTGATCCATTCTGCCCATGGGACGGCGCGAATTTTAACATTCGTGTCAAGAGAAAGGGTGCGGATAAGGATGCTCAAACAACATATGAAGATTCTTCGTTTACGACTCCGGTAGCAATGTTTGCTGGAGATCCAAAACAGGATGAAAAAATTAAGGCTGTTTGTGATCAGATGTATGATCTCAATGAGTTCACCAACCCAGAAAATTTCAAGTCCTATGAGGAATTGAAAGAGCGTTATGAGACTGTGACTGGGGAAGATCTGGAAGGGAATCCTCTGACTGGTACTACTGCAAAAACTGTTGCGACAAATGGAACAACAGGAGTTGCACAGACAGGTGGAACCGAAACAGAAGTTGATCTCGAAACAAATTTCGAGAATGCAATTGCTGCTAGTAAGACTCTTACATCAAAAGAGGATCTACTCGCTTCTATTAAACAATAATGAAATGGTCCTACAGGACTAATTAAATGTGGGATGTCCAGAAATGGGCATCCCACACAATCCACGATGAAATCACTTCCACTAATTCTCTTAATACTTGCTGGTTGCGAAGTGACTCATCAAAAATGTTCAATTGATTCTGTTGATGGAACTGTATATAAAGACACACATTGTCATCATTCTAAACAAATATATTATTGTAAAAATGGTGTTTACACAAATTTTAAACGTGTTCAATGTCATTGGGTAAAAGATGAAGCAAAGTAAACGCGATAAATTGAGTCAAGCTGTATTAGATGCCGCTGCAAAATTTTTAAAGAATGAGGGCTGGTCACTCGTGCTTCTGTCTGGTCCAACAGAAATAGTTCAAAAATCTCCAGTGATGTTTGGCTTGAATATTGATTTTATCGGAAAGAAGAAACCAATTCCTAAGAAGAAAAAATAATGGATTTGACATACAGAATATTCGATTTTTTAGAAACATATCAATTAGAACTAGATAATGTCAATCTTGGTTTTTCTTGTATCGAAGAATTTAGAACGGTACAATTCTATATTGGATGTAACGATTTATTTTTCTGGGGATGTTCAGATGCGGAAGAAATTACAGAAGAAAATTTTCATCTACTAGAAGAATCGTTCTGGGATCTTAAAAAGATCGATCCAGGAATGGGATATCATACTATACTTTTGTTTTCTGAACTTTTCTGTGCGCGGTCTAGGAAGATGAGGCCACAAGGCGCAGCATATCCAAAGGACGAAAAATTTTTCGATCTCTTTCATGCGTGTGGACCAGAACGAGAAACTGGACTAGGAAATCCACATAAGCCAGGTGGATACAAACCGACTCCACCGATCCCACCATCCGGACAAAAGATCATTGAGGGCATAAAACCAAAACCTGTTCTTGGTGGACCAGAGAGAAAGAAATCTTGGTGGAATTTTTTTAAGGGTTAAGAATATGGCAAAATTAGAAAATACTTTTATCTGGACTATGGCTGTTCTACAACTTGCTTTATTAATTTTTGGGTTCATAACGATTGTACGGGGAGTAGCTTATGTATCCGAACATGGGCTAGAGGGGATAGCTAAGAGGGTCTGGGAAGGTCAAAAATCGGTCCAGGATAGTCCAGGACAGCACGAAAACTGATTGAGGTGTTCCAGGGACGATTCCTCAATAAAACATCATTTCCTAAAATAAATCACTATTTTGTTTGACACATTTGGATGATTTATGTCATCATATGTATGTGGTCGAGGTGATCACTTTGATGGAGGAAATCATGGAAATTGCAAAAACAATAAGTTCTCAAATTTTCATCGGAACTAAGATGGAATTGGGATATCACAAGGCGCTAGCCGGATCAAACTTTCTGTCGTTCAATACGAAAATTAAGACTGGATACTCTTACAAGTTCAAGGTCACACTTAACGAAATGGACACATACACGGTTGAGCTATTCAAGAGTAGGAAGTTCGAAACGAAGTTAGCGAGAAATTCTGAGGGAGTTTACGCTGAGAATTTGAACGAAGTTTTAATTAGCTTGTTCCAGGAGGAATATGAAAATAAGTAGAGAAAAATCTGAGAGAGATAAAAGACGTTCTGAATATAACGGACTTAGATCACTTCCGTTCTTTGCTGAGGGTCAAGGTAAACGATGGAGATTTCTAGTGAAGCAAGTTAAATTGGATAACAAGTTTGCATTCGAGGAAGATCTCAAGAAAAGAGGTTGACAAGTTTTGTTAATTTGTAGTATTTTATAATTGAAATTGATAGGAGATACATTATGGCAATAACAACAATAAAAACTGAATATGTCCCGAATGGCGCTGAGAATAAATTCCTCAAATTGGAGGTCATTTTTACACTCGGAGGCAGAAGGAATGGTAAAGTATATCCAAGGGGATATTATGCTACTGTTATCCCAGTGGAAAGAGAAGTATTTCCAGATCACACATCAGAAACGCATGTCGCATTTTCAGGTCGAAAAATTTTTCTGGTAGCAGCCCATAGAAGAGGCGGATCGAAAATTGAGGCCGAGGCGCTGAAGTTGTTCACAGAAATGAGAACCGATTTATTAACTGCATTTGAGGGACAATTATGAAAACTAAAAACATCGAAAATAAAGTCTGGAAGCGAGGCCACTCAACATACACAACAAACATTCCGGCTGGACTTCGTGTTCTGCTATTAAAGTATCCAACCGGAAACCATTACGTATTGGATGAATTTCCGGTGGATATTTTTCCTCTGGGATCTATTGTGAGACACGATGCTGAGCATTACGGACTGCCACTAACACCAGAGGAAGTGGAATGAGCGCAATATTAATTGAAGATAAAATGATCCCCGGAATTTTTCCGATGTCCTGTGGAGATATGAAGTCAACCATGTTTGAGCATGAATTGGACATTAAAGACTATCTCGAAGAACGGTCTGGATACAAATTTGATCTTGAATCAATTCGATACATGATCGAAACTTCTAGGACCAGGGCTACTCCGGAAGATACAATTTTTGGATATTGTGTTAGGACTGGATTAATTTGGAGATTGGGAGTCAGAGACAATGGAAAGTAAGGCTTGTTATATTGTTGTAGCGAAAGATGGTGATTATGACTCCGAGAAACGGATCGTAAAAGTTTTTGTGGATATGTCCATGGCCGAATCTTTTCGGGCAGAGTGTCAGAAAATAAATGAACAACTCATGGAAAGATATCGAAAAATTTTTTCCGTTGATTGGTCGCCGAACCGCAAAGCAGAATTAGAAATGTTGGTTCACGAATTAGATTCCGACTGGACAGAGTTTGGTGGTGGTAATGAATATAGTATCGAAACCTTTCCTTTGATTGGTGAGGACTAATATGACGTATTGTGAATCGGTAACGATTTTAATTGATCTTGCACATCTGTGGATGGCGTTTACGGCTGGAGTAGTGGCTACGTTTATAGTTTGGCTTATTAGTGATGGAGACTTATGGAATTAATGAGAGCAACAAAAAAGGAAACAAAAATGATGTCAATATTTGAATTAGAATTCTTGATTCACTGTTATATTTCTCAAGATCCATTTATTGAAGCAGACCATCAAATACTTGATTCCTTTCAGAGAGAGCTTGTTCGTAGTGGGATATTATTGGAACACGAAACTATTCCAAATGTATTTGAATTAACTGAACGTGGGCGCGTCTGGATTGATCATATTTTATCAACTCCATTTCCTATGAAAGAAAGAACTGTAGTCGAATCTTGGGTTCGTGGGAATACAAATGGAAAATAATTGTGGCAACTGTAAATTTTTTGCCAGATACAATAGCCAGGATAAAACTGGTCGGTGTCGGAGATATCCACCAACTGTTGTTTCGTATACTGAAACGAAACAACCGGACTATGGTGATTCGTATATCAAGAGTTACACATCATCAGAGTTTCCGGATGTGAGCGAGGATATGCGGTGTGGCGAATTTAAAAAGAAGGATCTAGATGAAGACTAAACGAAAACAAAAATTAAAATTGTTTGTGTGGGATAGTTTCTCTCCAGATTGGAGTTCTGGTTTGGCATTCGCAATTGCCTCAAGTGAAGAGAAGGCTAAGAAAATCATCATTAAAAAACTGGGACACGTTCCATACGAATGGGGAGATGTGGAGGTCTATAGTCTTAACAAATCGATTGGTTTTGGTCGTCATGGCGGCGGCTAACAATTTTATATAAAGGAAATAAATGAGAGTAGAAAAAACTGAGCGCGGGTGGGCGGGACATTTTTGTGATGCAAGAAATTGTCTGTTTCATAGAAACACGTTGTTAATATTTGGACCATTAAAAATAGTGGTTTCGACTGTCGGCAATTGGTTTATTGGTGAAGAGGTCCACAAGCTAGGATCAACACATTACTACGAAACGATGGTATTTTTCGCTGATAATAGTAAGTTTCAGGATGCAATAACTCGTACTGAATACCAAATCGATTTTAAGACTCAGGGACGATTGAAAGAATTGGATGACGTTCTGGCCAATAATATGCACGAAAGGGTGGTTATAGAAATGACCCAAACCCTTGAATTAACTCCACAAATTATTAATGACCAGTGGAAAAGAATTAGTTGACACATTTGGATAATGTGTGGCATCATATATCTGTGGTTGAGAGTTCAACCAGTTTGATAGGAGATATGATGAAAGGAAATAAAAGATTGGTTCAGTTGGCGATTCACAGAATGTGGGAAGCTGCTGTTAATGGAAACGGCGAAAAGGTTGGTCGGATTTTCGAATCCGTTCAAAATGAAGTTAAGACAAACAAAAAATTTGTTCTTGAACTTGCTGTTGCCTACGGGGAATATTCTGAGTTGGCAAAATCGGTTCTGAATGGGGCCAAGAGTTTTGCTGAGGAAAGAGCGAAAGCAGTTAGAGAATTTGACGCTGAATTTTTAAAAAAGTAGGAAACATCATGTACAACGAACAGAAAGAAACAGAAAATTTTGAGAAGGCTTGTGGCGGGAGAAGTAAGGCCGATCAACTTTTTAAAATTTTCCAGGATAGTTATCCGGGCCATGCTTACGATGTGAAAAAATTTCATGTGAGGGAATACAGTAAGACAGAGGTTTTTAAACTTCGTGCTTCCAAATATGGATTCACAAACACTCAGATCGAAATGTTATTGAGATTACAAGGTAGACACATTTAATAGGAGACGAAATGTTATATTTTTACGCACCATATCCACATTATATGATTCCGGATTCACCGAAAAATGAGTCCGTCGATATTGATTTGCTTGCGGAGGAAATTCAAAATATTTTGCAGGAATTAATATCCAAGGGTGAATCTGCAAAATATTCCATAAGAGATTTCGAGTCGAAGTTGGTTAGGGAGAAGTCAACATCCTATCAGGATACAATAGCGATCACTAGGGCGATATTTAATACTGGACTTTTTGATTGGGGAATGATCTCCAACTCATTCATACTAAAAGGTGGACTTAATAGCCCCAAGCATGTACCGATAAAAGAAACTTTCAGCACCTTGGATATCGGGGATTAATAAAATGAACACACAACAAGTTGAACAGATCATCCATACATTCGGAATGAGGAAACGAGGTCGGGGAGAGATCCGAATACTCAGACAAAAATATCTGTTTGGACGCGCCGGTGGAGATGAGAAGACGGCGGCGTTATTATTCATTGCTGAAGAATACGGTCTCACTATGGGCGCATATCAGGACAGCGGGTGTGAGACAATTGAGGAATTCTGTAGGATGAGAATGGGATCGAGAATGTTTGGTTTAGCAAAAAGTAGGGGATTATTATGAAAGATTTGCCAGGGACGATTCACAAATTTACGAATGCAGAATTTGAGATAACGACATTTGTAGTTAATCCCGTTACAGAAAAATACTCTGTTATTCTCAGGGACGATGAATCTGGAGGTCTAGTACAAACCATTAAAATCTTCAATAACGAAGATGCTGCTGTAAAGTATGCTAAACTATTAGTTGGATCTAAATAAGCTTTATGAAATCGTTCAAAGAAATTCTCAATGAAGCATCCCCGGACAAACTACCACCAAACTTTACTGTTAAAATTGGTCGTCGAGGACTTAATGGATCGACTGGATGGATATCATTTAAAAATTCTGGGGTGCGAGACAGATCACTTTTTCCATGTGATAAAGATGATATTGCTTACTATGGTCAGGCCAATTTAAAAAATGTTTTCCGGTGGTATCACAACGACAATCCACCAGGACATCACGATACAACCGGTCATGGTGGGCTGGTTTATATTGATGTGACTGACAACACAGCCAGACTATCGGACGCAGAAAAATCTGAAAAGGTAGAAAACCAAGTTATTTGGGGTCGAGATCTTGCTATTAAAACAGTAACAATATTTGACAAATCATTCTTAGACAACATAAACCACTAAAATCATTACCAAAATAATTGTTGACACCTTTGGATGATTTGTGGTATCTTATATATGTGGGGTGGATTTACTCCACAATTGAAAGGAAGGTGATAATTAATGACTAGTAAAAGTAGTAAAGCCAAGATTAGGAAGATGCGGTCGCATCCACCAAGCAGGGCAACTGACACGTCTGGAGAAATCTCCGAGATGAATACCCCGGCTAACAGGGCTAAAATAAAACTAGCAGGAAAGCTATCTGGTGCGTCTACAGAGACCATCAAAATGGCGCTAGCGCAACTAAGGGACTAATAAGATTTTATTTGACATATTTGGATAAGTTTGGTATATTGATTATGGAGGTTAGAGACGTGAATAAGGTACTCGAAATTGCGAAAGAATTGGCTTTGAAATACCACGCCAATCAAAAAGATTTGGGTGGCGAATCGTACATCAAACACATTGAAGCTGTTGTTGCTGGTGTCAATACCACAGAAGAAAAGATCGTCGCCTATCTTCACGACATCTTAGAAGATACTCCCCTATTTCCTAATGACCTATTAGTTAAGGGAATCCCCCAAAACTTAATAAATGCTGTACAACTATTAACCAAGGGTATTGGATCGTCCGATGAGTATTTCAAAAAGATAAAAAGAAATCCACTGGCAAGAGTTGTTAAGATGTCAGACTTGAAGCATAACGCGCAAATTTCTAGGTTGAAGAATCTAACCGCGAAAGATTTTGTAAGGGTTGAGGAATATAAAAAATATTATGAGTTTCTTTCTGGACAGAAAATGACATGAATAATTTTGAGAAACAATTTGTGATTGATGGCTCCATTTATAAATTCATTGTATCTAAAACTTCGGAAATATCCTTTGCTCTGATCAACGAAAGAAAGACAGATGACATGGGTTACTCACTATCACAAACCCGAATAACAAACGAATCAAAAAACCCATTTCGAGTTCTAAAAAATGTATTCGAGATTCTAAGTGAATATATTTTCGAAAACTACCCACCATATTTTTGGTTTTCTGCAATGGAGAAAAGTCGGGTTCGAGTCTACAACCGATTCATTAAAATTATTGAATCTGAGCTAAATTATCAAGTCATTAAAGATGGCAATAAATACCTAGCGATTACCAAGCCGAAATAATTCTTTTGACCAAGCAACATCCTGCGCTCGGATATCAGAATCAATTTCCTCTGAACTTCTCCACTTGGTATAGATGTCATGTGCGACAGATTTATATGACCAAAGTTTTTTTGTCATGATCTGAATTTCCGCAATAACTCCACCAGAAGTTTTAGTTGGAACTAATATTTTAAAATGGTGTGAACCATAATAACCAAACTCATTCGTATGTTCTTTATCTTTTACTTCGTGTTCGTAAATTCGATATCTTTTAGCAATGCTCTTTACAACACGATCAACATCTTCACTTGTTGACATCAAGATTGCTCCGCGAAGCACATCATGAATTTGATCTGCCGGTTTTCCTCGTTTGACAACCTTATCAATAAAACTATCAAACGGCTTCAAACCCAAAAGAACTTTCCCGCCTTGACCTTCTAATTTCAAAATTCTATTGAATGCATTTTTAGCTTCTTGAATTTTTGAAATGATTTCATCATAATATTTCTTCAATGCCTCTGTGTTCTCAACATCCTTTGGATTCTCCCAAGGCTGTCTCGGATCAGTAACGGGTTCTTTCTTTTCGCGCAAAAAACTTAAAAACGTTTCATGAATATTCTTATGTCTTGCGTGTTCGAATTCAGATGCGACATCAATCAATGCTTTAATAGGAAGGTTCACTTGGATAACATGAACTGGGTAGTGTGGATTAATTTCTTTACGAGCTAACCAAGTGTGATGACCATCTAGAATGTAGTTATCAATAGAACAGATTAATGGTTTTGGCTTCAGGTCCAGATTCAAGATCTGTTGCTTCAATGCCTTGACTTTCTCGACATTGTATTCATTCTGAGTCGGCTTCAGCCTTGATGCCTCAATGGTCGTAGTTCGGCTTGAGATGCCGTCTTGCCTAAGCTTGGCTAGGAATGCTTGAATCTTATCCCCGGCAATCTGAGGCATTTTATGCCTTGCTAGGCCCAATCCTGGAAGCTTAGCTATTTGCAGTTCAGTTAAGAATTGGGAGAATTTCATCCAGGTATTTATTAATTAGCTCGATCAGGTGAAATCAAATGGTGTTTAAAATAGCAAGCACTTGTCGAAATAGGCACCATATACGAACGGAAGTGGTGCATATAATGACAGGTAGTTGTGGGGCGGTGCAGGGACGATTTAATAGTTGACAAGTTTGGATAATTTATGGCATCATATACATGTGGTTGAAAGAATCAATCATTTGATGGAGGACAAAATGACTAAAGAACAAGAAATTAAAATCTTAAAAGAATCAATCGAAAAACTCGGACTTGAGAGTTATCTAGGACCGTGGTTGGAGTCGGTATTAATTGAGGTCGAGCGTGATGTTCGCTCGGACATTTACCCATCGGCAAGTATCACAGAAACCCGCAAAGGTTGTGAGACGTTGATCGCAGAGGCCACAACCGAAGCAAATCGAATCGTCACCGAAGCAAACCGAAAGGCAGAGAATACAATCACTCAGGCGTTCAATCGTGCAAACGGGATTCTATCCAGTACGAGAGAAAATCTGAGACAAGCGTTAAATGAATTAGGACGATAAGGTTTTAATTCTTGACAAGTTTGGATGATTTTGGTACTTTATAATTGAAATTGATAGGAGATACATTATGACACAGGAAGCTAAGGAAATCAGAAAAGAACTTAAGGCACTTGGAATCAAACCGTCACAGGTTAGCGTCACAAGTGACTATTCATCGGTCAATGTAAGAATCAAGGATTTATCGATCAACATCGAACCAATCAAAACGATTGCTAAGAAATATGAGTCGGTTCGATATTGCGAATACAGTCAAGAAATTTTGTCTGGTGGGAACACGTTCGTTTTTGTGGAGTACGACTGGGAAGCGATTCGAGCGTTAAGAAATCTCGAACAATTCAAAAAGAAAGAAACTGAAATCACACCATTGATTGAGGCGTTAACAAATTCTTCTGGTGTCGAAATTGCGCCGGGGTTCGTTGTTTTTAGATCGAACAATTACGGAGGATATCAGGCGACAATCGAGGGAGAGGAAAATATCTGGACTCACTTTTCGAACATCCCTTCAATTGTTGAAGCTTGGATGATTCGAGAACTGCAAGGAAAGAATGTTTCTGAAATCAATGTGGAGGTTCATGTATGACAGGAATGTATTGTGATAAATGTGGTTATGAGCGCGGGATGCCGTGGTGTTGTAATCCACAAGAACAAGCCAGGTTGGCAAAGGAAAATAAATCGATGACTAAAGGAAGCGGAATAGTTGATTTTTCCCTACTTTACAATTGGCAGAATCAGATCGAAACTGAACAAATTAAGTGGGCTAAGACCGTGACCAAAGACTTAACTGAAGAAAGGCTCGATGATTATCGTGCTGGACTACAAGCAGGAATGAGGGCAATCATTTCAACACTCAAAATTCAAGGAATTTTGTCGGAGAAAATATGATTATTGAAATTACATTTAAAGATCCTGATACAGTCTCGGATGCGGTGCGGGATGCGGTAATTGCTTCAATCCCAAAAGAGATAACAGATGAGTATGAACGTGAGGCATTGATCGAAAAAAGAGAGTCTGAGCAATACGACAAACTCCAAAAGTGGATTGAACATGGCGAGTATGTTACAGTTCAATTCGATACGGAGACTATGAAGGCAAGGGTATTGTGAAAAGATCATTACATTTCAAAAATAAAGACGGAACATCCACAGACTTCGAGATCGAAAAATTCATAACGATCACTATGTCTGGTGGACCGATTTTTATGTTAGAGAAAATGAAGAGTGGAAAATATCGGCTAACAGTAAATTCGGCTTATGACATTTCTGAAGTCGAATCGATAGAAATTAATCGGGAGGATTGATGGACCGTCAATCGATACGAGAGGATATTCGAGATGCCACTAATGTTATTAAGGTGGATAATAACATATCAATTTGTAAGAATAAAATAGATTTGTCGGCTCTGATAGAAGAGGCAAATTTTGAAATTCTCTGGGATCTAAATTATATGATTCGATTTTTGCATCAAGAGGTCAGACGTGACAAGTAATATCGAACATGATGGTAAGGCTATGCTAAGCCATCTCGATGCAAATTTCGGCAAGCTGATAAAGGTTCGAATTCAGCGTAACGTGGAAAATGATTTGAGGTATGGAATAACTAACAGACTTTCAATCGATGGAGTTATAAAATTAATTAACTTCGAGTTTGATATTCAGAATGTAGTGTCGGATCACGATTTTTTGGTGGAACAAGATCTTCGAAAATCGATGGGGTATTGATATGGATCATCAACTTCAATCACATATAATTTCCGAGGAAGTTGCGGCGGGGATTAGAGAACATATCGAAAATGAGTTTCGTCATGGATCATTTCGACAAATTCCTTATGATTTTATTGGCGTGGTTCATACGAATTTATTCACTTGGTTTCAGAATATGCGAGAAGTCAATAGATCGAATTTTGGATTTACACCAAATGAATAAGCCAAACTCCAGTGTTCGATATTCGTGGGCGATTCGAGAATCTTTAAAGCACAAGATATTTGTTGGATTTTTTGATTTGGTTGAAGTATCGGCATACCAACAGCTTCGATTCGAAAATCGTATCCAGGAGTTAAATTTAATGTTGAATCAATCATCTCCAGAGAAATTGGCCAATCAAAGAAGGATACTATGAAAATAATGCCACGAGACAAAACTCTTGATTCAAAACAAGTAAGTGTGGATGTCGTTGGTCCAAATTTTGGTCTGAGTCGGGTTGTACACATTGATAACGGGGTCGAAAGAATCGATTGGACATTATTTGAACAGACTCCAGAACTTGAGTATAGTATGGTAGTTTGGTTGGACCAGGAAATTTTGATGAGATTGAGGAATTTAGACAAGGGACGATTGAGGTTAAAATAAATGGAAAATAAACTTTGGACAGAGGATGGAAACTCTAGAATTATTATAGCCATTGAAGCTACTGAAAGAGCTAAAGCTATCGAATCGTCCTTGGACCAAAACCTTCAACACTTTACTAACTACGCGATACAACATTATTATTGGGAATTACTCGCCACAATCTGGAATGTGGGCGCACATGGTTCAGACTCTCGTATTTTTCCGGAGTTTTAATATGAATGAGCATCAAGCAAACATAGCATTTAATAAGATGGGAGAAATCGATTATACATTACAAAAGATCGGGTGGAGACTAGATTCAAATATTCCAGGACTATCAAAAATTTCGTGGTCATCACATATAACATGTGTAGCGTATGAGACGATTTTGTTGGGGTTTCAAAAATTAGTTTCGGGACGATTGAGGTTAGAATAGTATGAACAAACAAATTAAAATGCAATATGGAGATGTGGATTGTATTTTAAGGACATTAGAATCCTTGGAATGTTCCTTGAATCAAAGTTTGCCATCCACAATTATTCCAATGCCAAATTACTATGTAACGGATTTAATAGCCGCAATTCAAACTCGAATGGAAAGTTCTCAAGAATTTAACATTCGTCGAGCGTTATACAAGGGACGATTTTAGGATAGTATGAATAATCAAACCAACATAAAAATTTCTGGAATGTTGATATCCCAACAATGTTCCCAAACGATTGACGAGGCTGTTATTAAATCTATGCCAGAAGTTATCAATCATGTTTCCGTGAATGATTCTTGGTTATTTCAAGTAGAGGTTAGAGGTCCGTTCAATCAGATAATAAGAAATTCCTCACAGGTAGTAGCTTGGATACATCAAGGACGATTGAGAACGAAATTATGAATGAGCAAAAATCGGCGCACATCTACAATGCTCTTGATGAATTTTTTAAGTCGGAGCTAGAGTTTCCTTTCCAATTTTCTGTCTACACTTTGTTAATGATTCAACTAATGGAATCGAGTATAAGGGAAGTAACTTGTCTTCATCAAAGGATCGAAAATGGACACTGAAAGAGACATTGCCGAAATATCCTCTCGTATCCACCATGTATTAGGTCGGATGCAATACGATCTCGGTCAGGACAAAGTTTTTAATTTTGGTGATGGTTCTTACGAATTAACTATGGATGCGGTATTCGAAATTCAATATAAGATGAGGGGAATCGGAAGGATGATCACAAGAATGGATAGTCCCGAAGTATATAAGATGGTCAGTCATGGATAATCAAGATGTGAAATTCAAAATTGATACATGCATACGAACCATGGAAACTAATTTATTTAATAAAGGTCCAAAACCTTTGGGTGAGGTTCAAAGATTGCTCTTTATTATTTTAGTATCGGAAGTAGACAACGTACTTAGACAATCTCAAATTCAAAATGTCATGTTGGAAGAATGAGAATATGAAACCCAATTCAAACCATCAGCAAGTTCGTATCAAGATTAAAACCCATGTGTGGAGTAAAATACATTACCAATTGATAACTCCAAACATAAAGGGTGCTAGGAAAGTGACTATCTGGGATATCGAAAAAATGACTGCGAATTTACTAGTGGACGTAATTACTGAAAGAAATGTCGATATCGGGGGCGCTCTGCGCTAAACAATTATGACCAAAAAATTAGAGCCTGAAGAACGCATCGAGAATAAAATGTATCAAAAAATTTCGACTAAGATATCCAAATCAATTTCCCGCGAGATTAGTTGGGATTTAAAAATTCTTTCTGATGCCAATGTATTCGCGGAGGTTCGTTCAAATATCGGGCAATCGAGTGTTAGATTTTTACTGAATCAATTTTTGGGAATTTAAATAATTATGAATAAACCGATAAATTACCTGGACCACATTGTTAACGAAAATGGACCCACTAGGATAATAAATGACATGTTCTGGAATAAAATATTCAACACGAAATTAATTGGCGCGTTAAGGGGAATCGAGGTGAAAAAATATTATCAACCTTTACAAACCCTAGTGATAAATTCTGACATCCCACATAAAACATGAACGATTTTAATCTCAATGGCGTATCTGCAAAAATTGCAGAAACCTTACAGCGTAAGAACAAGATCGATTTGTTGTATTATAATAAGCTTGTGATTCATGAAAAATTTCAATCAGCACAGAAACTATTTACCATATCAATAGAAAATTCGATGGTCCCTGTTAGACGCGAAATGCCAGCGTATTTTCTTGGTTATTGGAGTGACGATCCAATATTTTTATAAGGACACACCAGAATATGAAACCAAAAGCAAATTACCAACTAGTTCGTATCAATATTAAAAGCCATGTGTGGAGTAAAATACATTACTCGTTAATGACTCCAGAACTGAGGGGTGCTACTAAAGTGACTTTATGGGATATCGAAAAATTAGTTGCGAATTCTACTGCTAAAATCGCTAAAGATTCTTGATCAACTCTTTATATTCTGCGCCCATGTCGATCAAAACTTTTTGAATGTGCGCTAAGTCGATATCTTTCTGTAATCGTCCCTTGACCTGTTCGACAAACCAGTAGATAATTTTTTGATTCTCAACTAGTAATAGAAACGGTCCATTCGATACGCGCCGGTTCCCTTCGTAGATCCCACTAGTTCCCCATGTTCCAATACCCATTGAAGTCAATCGATAAATTACCAAGGTATATTTGTCATTCAAGGGAATCCGCATCCACTGGGTTCCATCCCACCTTGCACCTAACTCATTTTTGATTGTTAAGATTGCATCAGCTTTCTTAAATTTCAAATTTCCTGCATTCTTAGACTTATCAACCATCTTGTCTTTAGGAAACAATTTCTCCGGTTGTGATAACACTCGATAGTCCGATTCAAACGAATAGTTCTGTTGAGCTAGTTTGATCCGTCTCCTGTTATGAAAAATCGTCCTGGATATAGTCATTCCAACTCCAGAATGTTCGTCTGGTCCTAATTTCGCATCTCCGTTGGTACTATTCACGGACATATAGAATTCAATATCAATAACAGTTCCGCGATCTTCACTAAAGTATTTCGATTTTACATTAGCTCCATACATTCCAATATGTGATGAAGTTTCCATCTTAAATGATATACCGTAGATGTCTTCAAAATAGGCTTTAAAGATTCCTGGTTGATATTTCTTAGTAAAGACTTCTAAGATATCAGTTAAGTTTTCGGTATCCCGTTTTTTTCTAGCCTGATACTTGTCCCAAGATTTTTGTTCATCATCTCCAGATGGCGATCCCTTCAGCAAATTATAAGCTGCATTGATCTGTTTCATTTGCTCAACATCCCCACCTTTATCTGGATGGTGAAGTTTAGCCATTAGCTTATAGGTCGAGGATAGATCGTCTGGAGAGTATCCGGGCTTTAGCCCAAGAATTTTAACTGCATCGGAATGTGTGAGTTGAGCTTCAAGAAGAAATGTGGAGTATTTTTTCATGATGGGGAAGTTTAGCTCTTGCTCCTTCGGTAGCTCAGGGACGATTCTAGAAAAAATCTTTGCGAAAAGATCTTTTATATTGTACCGGATCGATTACCCTATCCGCGATATCACCACTTAACTTATCAAACATCTTAATTGCCTCTGTTACCTCTTCGTTATCCAATGCAAGAAAAATTTCTTCTAAGTCGTAGATGTCATTCTCATAATCTTTTATAGTTGCCTTGTCTTCTGGATCGTGTTTTTTGACGGCTTGAATCATTTCCTTGGTTAAAGAAACTCCAGCCTTCACATTCTGCTTAGCCTTTTTGAGATCAAATAGACTCTCTAAGCTGTTGAGAAATCCATCTTCACTAAGTAAGGTTTTTGATTCTTTTAAAATTTGCTTGTAAGTTTTCATTTATCCTTTCCTAATAGGTGTCTTCATAAAGTGAATTCGGATCAACATACTCAGGTTTTTCAACGAACGAGTCTTTAACAAGTTCCATGATCATTGAGTATCTGTTCTTTAACAAGACATGACAAACTGCCATGACTAGGTATTTACCAGAAAGATACTTGTCATCTTCCTTGGGGTATTCCTCACTCAAATTTCCCATTGCGGAAGGAAGTTTAAATTCGACAACATCCCCCGGCTTCCTTCGTGGATCTCCTGAGACAACGACTTGGCACTTGCGATAGTCCAGTAAATTTTGTTGATGCTTTCTAACCTGGACAGACTCTTCAATGTACCTTGGTTTCAAATCTGGATCATTTTCCGCAATGTAAGGAACCGTGTCCTGTTCTTTATCCGTTTCCATACACATAAAATGTGCATCGGGATATCCAAAAATCTCAGCCTCTAGTGTATGTACATCATTCGCATCAAGATGCGGATAGGTTTTAAATGCTTCCTGATAATCGAATTCCACTTCATCAATTTTTTGTCTGTATAGATCATAGGTCATTAGCCTTGATCCGTATAAACCCTTATTAGCTTTGTCGATGATGTCAAACTCTTTTGTGAATTCGTATTCCTGAACGGACCTAAGATCGGCTGCGATATCCTGTGCTTTGATCAATCCACCTTCAGGCCGGTGTACGTTAGCAAGGTTATAGACATACTGTTCTTTGACTTCACCTTGAACTAACTTACTCAGGGTAATGAAATTAAAATTCTCCTGATCCTCATAGAACACATAGCTTGAACCATTCCCTTCATCGGAAATCGCCCTTGAGCATATTTGCTGAATCAATTCAATTGGTCTCTTATTACAAGCTATAAAATTCTGACTATACCTAGTCGGCTCTACAATTAGTTCCTTAGCTTTCGCTCCCTTGGAACCATCCTTGATACTCTCATCATAGATAATTTCGACAACTTCGTGAAACGGCTTATCCTTAAACGACTTTCCAACAATCGTCCTGATATCATTTAATCGCTCTTGGGTAGTAAAGTATAATGTATATTTCTGAAGCTTATCTTTACTAAGTTCCCTATTCCCCAATTTATAGATGATGAATTCCATATCGATGGAATCAAGTATATCCTCAGTAACAGTTACCCCCATTTCCCCCGCAATTGGATCAACTGTGACATTTGGTCTAGTGAACGTGATCTTAATTTTTTCCTCACCTAGTAACGGAATCAACTGGGGAAGATCGACTGCATCATTGACTGAGATTGATCCGGACATTGTAGAACTGTATAGGTCTGCATAGATCCTTAGCTCATCTCTAATGAAACTTAGTTCATGCTCTGCCCCTGTGTGAGAGACTAACTTTATCTGTTCAATGATAAAGTCATGTTCTTTCCTGATCTTCTCTAGTGGAGGGTTATAGGAGAGATCGTTCACTTCGTCGATCATTTGAAGATTCTTCTAAATTCTGTAACCAACTGATCCCGGTATGAGACATCAAATAACTTAATATCTCTCTTTGCTTCGTTTAAGGTCATTTCGTGTTCAAACGAGTAAATGATTGAACCGGACAAATCTGCAAGATAACTGGTCTCATCAATAATCAGACCATCTGAATTTTCGTAGTGGTGAATCTCTAATTTTGCTGCACTAATAGATCCATATTTTTCAGTGATATAGCTATTAAATTCCTGAGAACTGAGAGGCCAATCAAAGGTCATATCGAAAATATCATTGGCATATAGAACCATCCAAGTATAATTTGCTGATCCATAATACTTATGTGCAATGATATCAGGTCTCTCGCCATCTTTTATCGTGTACGGATAATAGATGAATACGTTAGCCTTGATGATATCTCTAACCTTAGATCGTGCTGTTATATCAATGCACAAGGACGATTCATAGTTTTCAATTGGATAGTATCGGAAGTGTCTCATGGTTAATAACCTTGCTCAATTAATTCCTTAGTCATGATCGTCATTTCCTGGAATGTCAAAGTTAAGTGAATCATTACAGGCGCACCGCTATTTCTAAAAAATGCTGTCTGTCCTGCGCCGGAATAATCGACATCCATATTTTTTAACGCGCATGTGCCAATTTTGAACAAGTACGATTGAACGGGTGAATGTAATGAAATAACAAAATTGTCCGGATATAAAAGATCTCTTTGATATGCGCCCCCGACCGGAACACCAGGAACCATGTGATACTTGAAACGCGCAATCAATTTTTGAATTGAATCTGATTCTTCTCTGTTTCGCGCTGCTAGTGTGAAATCAAATGTGAAGCTTCGAAATCCAATTCCTTCAAATAGCGTGGCCATGTGCGGGTTGACAATTGCTCCGCGACTTCTTTCAAATTCTGCTGATAGGTTTGATCCAGTGGTGTCGAGTCCCTTTGCAATAATTCGACCTAGCTCTGTTATCGGTTCCATATGATTCGCTAGAGATTTATAAACATCAAGAGTCATCGAAACTTCTTTATAGGCTGCGCCGTAACTAACCCCAAGTTTTAAAGGCATCGGGAGACCAATTACAGCTAGTGGGGTTGGCTTATCAACAACACCGGCTCGAATATCAAATAGAATGTAAGGCTCTGATCCTTCATTGCCCAAATCCTGCGGATAGTAATGTTTCGGACTATTGTACGGATTGTTGGCTAATTTTGAGGCTGGTCGAGTTCTGGGCATTGGGTTTGCTGCTAAGTATGTTCGGTAATATTTAGTTGGTTCATCCAACAAATTCACAAAAGTGAATTTAGATTGATCCAGGACGATTGCATGAGAAAATCAACAAGACTTAGACATCAAGATAAACATCGTCAGTACCATGTAAAAAATCCGTCGAAGTATATGGGTGATCCGACTAACGTGATCGCAAGATCCAATTGGGAGTTTAGGGTATTTTCATTCCTTGATGGTCATAACAAAATCCGTGGTTGGAGTTCAGAAACAACAATCATTGGATATAAGTGCAAGACTGATAACAGGTTGCATCGTTACTTTGTTGATCTAAAAATCGTCCTGGACTCAGGCCGAACTATTCTTGTCGAGATTAAGCCAGCATACCAAGTTGCTCCCCCGGTGAAATCTGCTGAGAAACGAGAACATGTGTTCATCCGTGAATGTTTACGATACGCCAAAAATACGTCAAAATGGGAAGCTGCGAAAAGATACTGCGAAACTCGTGGATGGGAATTTAGAATCTGGGATGAGCATGTATTAGAAAAATTTGGTATTAAGGGAATCGTCCCTGTCAAAAAATCGAAGTATAGAAGAGTGCCTAATACTGTGAAGAAACCAAAATCTACACCTAAATAACAGACATGGAAAATATCTCCCTATTTGATAAAATTTTGGCTGATGCGCTAAGGGCCGGTATTGGTCCAGCAAAATCATTAGAAGCAATTAATTGGTATAAGGCTAGGACTGAGAAATTTTCTAAGGGTACTGATGAATCTGATCTGGTTGGAGAATCGGAACGTCTCAGATCAAATTGGCAATTAGGACGAATGTATTTTTTCGCCTATGATCCAAAACATAAGGCAACGTTACCCTATTATGATCGGTTTCCATTAATATTCCCAATTGATCCAGCACCTCGCAAGGGACGATTCCTTGGAATCAATCTTCACTACCTTGCCCCAAAATATCGGGCTGTCCTACTTGATGCATTGTTATCAATTGCGAATAACAAACGATTTAATGATTCAACAAAATTAAATATCTCCTATAAGACATTGGCTGCGGCTGCAAGATTTAAATGGTTCAAGCCATGTTTAAAAATGTACTTAACTAGTCATGTGAAATCTAAGTTCGTAAGGATTGAATCTGTTGAGTGGCCGATTGCTCTATTCCTACCTGTCGAGCAATTTAAGAAAGCACCAAAATCAAAAGTCTGGGAAGATTCAAGACGTATTGCAATGGCTCAAGGCGCGAAGTTTGACAAGAAACAAAATGCCAAGGGTGGTGGTCGTAAGATGAGCGCAACACAAACAAAAGCTGGTCAGCGTCGAAATATTAGAAAGAGGAAATAGATGGCATTTAACGTCGATGAAATGAAAAATGATTTATTAGCGGGTGGGCTTGCGCGGCCATGCAATTATGTTGTGTATATCACATCCCCGTTTGGTGATAGTGTTAGGCAGATTGCCATGCGCTGCGAACGCGCATCACTTGCTGGAAGAAATCTCGCAACTACTCCACACATCCTATCTGGGCCAAAACGAGAAATGCCATACACCGGAATGTATGACGATCTCGATTTAACTTTTATGTGTTCCGAGTCGATGATCGAAAGAAGATTTTTTGAGGCTTGGCAATCGAAAGTGATTGATCCTTATTCCAATTACGTTGGTTACTACGATGACTATGTTACAGACATTACAGTTTTTCAATTGGGTGTTGATGGACTTGCATCATATGGCATGACGTTCCAGGAAACCTATCCAAAGGTTATAGTAGCCCAAGAGTTGTCATATGAGGCAAGCAACAGTTATCACAAGCTAACAATTACTTTTGCATACCATAGACATGTTAGGGTTATCAATACTGGAACAGGTGGATCTGGGTTGCCGTCTGATATTGGTTCAATTGATATTGGTCCTGGAGGCAAGCCAGGGGCTTATGAGGATGTTTTAAATGATCTGTCTAAGTCTGGGTCAGATATTGCTGATGAGCTTGGAAACCCGACTGAAGGGAATAACGGGGCTTCTGGGAACTGGTAGCTCCGTTGGTAGCTCCGTTGGTAGCTCCGTTGGTAGCTCCGTTGGTAGCTCCGTTGGTAGCTCCGTTGGTAGCTCCGTTGGTAGCTCCGTTGGTAGCTCCGTTGGTAGCTCCGTTGGTAGCTCCGTTGGTAATAATCGTCCCTGG